TGGTGAAACCATTACCCCCGAGGGGTATAGAGAAACCAAAGAAGCTCTGGAAAGAGATTTAAGACCTGAAGGTGTGGAAGTGGTATACACCTCTCCCACTAAAAGGGCTTTACAGACATCTCAGGTCATTAGTAAAGATCTCAAAATCCCTATTATTGAGCATAAAGGGTTGGAAGCCTGGGACTTAGGCAAGTTCTCATCTCGCCCTGAGGGTGAATTTGATGAAAGATACTACTTAAGTAATCCTGATATCAAAGTCCCTGGGGGGGAATCATTCAATCAATTCAAGAGCAGGCTATTGCAGGCCATGGATGAGATTCAGAAGTCGGATAAAAAGCCAGCTGTACTTACTCACTCTAAATCCCTGAAGGTCATAGAAGCTCTTCAAAAGAATGGCGGAGCATGGAACCAGGAAGCTATTGATAACTACTTTGATGAGTCAGATCAGTCAAATGATCAGATGAAGAAAATGGACTATTATACTTCAGATGAGCCTGTAAGAAAGAATATAAATCCTTCTCAGGCTTCTCCTGCCACCATGAAGAAGGTTAGGGAGTTTCTCGATAGGATAGGAGTTGAAGTTCAATCACTTGCAAAAATTACCTATGATGGGCAATCCCTTGGGGTTAATGGTTTGGCTGATCCTCTTAATGGTCTTATTCAGGTTGTTCAGGGGAAGGAAGATGTAGCTCTTCCTGAAGAAGCTATGCACATGGCTGTAGAGCTTATTGAGCAAAAGAATCCTGCTCTGTTCAAGCAAATGATGGATAGAATAGGAAGATACAATCTTACAGACCAGGTGTTCTCTGAGTATCAGAATAATCCTTTCTATCAGACAAAAGAAGGGAAGCCTGATATAGCAAAAATCAAGAAAGAAGCCATTGGTAAGGTTCTTGCTCAAACCGTGATTAATAAAAATGAAGGTATTAATGAGAAGCCAGAGCTATTAGACCAGACAAGAAACTGGTGGCAGAAGATTATTGACTTCCTAAAGGGACTATTCTTAAAAGCTCAATTCAACCCGTTTGAACAGGTAGCTGAAAAGGTACTCAAAGGAGATGATTTTGGAACAGTAGAAGAACTTGAGGGTAGCCCATTTGCTCAACTTGGAGAAGAGAATATTGCTCAGAAGATAACTGACAAAAACACTAATATTACAAAAAAAGGTGATGAGTTTGAGATTAATGGAAATAAGATCAGAAAAACTGTACAGAAAGAGATACTAGAGTTCCTGAAAAGAAGAGTTGGAGCTGAAAGAGCTGATAAAGCTATGAGAGGATTCAAGCAAGAGACTGAGAGTAAGATACAAGTAGATATTAAAGATATCCTTAATAGATACATTGATGATGATCACAAAGTAAGAGTAAATCCTTTAAATCAAGTCAATCCTTCAGCAGTAGATCCTTCTGATAATAGCTTCTATTTGACCCTTGAGTCTAACATAAAAGATAGGCTAAATAGCTATGAGCCAGGAACTGAGTTTGTTCATTCAGTAAACCTGTATGATGGAATAAATACTGCAGGTAGAGCTGACCTGATCGCTATTACCCCTCAGGGAAGAGTAGATCTGTTTCAGTTCAAAGTGCCTCAGCTGGCAAAGACCACATCTGATATACCTGTTTATACACAAGAAGCCTATAACCTTGAAATAGAAGCACTTAGAAAGATTTTACAAACAGGATATGGTGTATCAAGAGGTGATTTCAGACAAACAAGAGCTATCCCTATCAAAGCTGAATACCAAAGAGTAGCTCCAGGTATTTCAGATATGAAGTTAAGCAAGCTGAGCATAGGTAATGTGAATGTGGCATTAATCCAGGATGAATCTCTTATACCAATCTCTTCAGAATCAGAAGTGACTGAAAATGAGCAATTTGATGAGCTTATTCGAAAACTGAGAGCTCTATCCCAAAGGATTGCTTCAGAAAGAGTCCCACCAGATCAAAGACAAGATAGGGCTGCAAGGGTAGCTGAGTTAGTAGGAGCTATAAGAAAGTTGCAGATAAAGAAGGATGGTAAGGGTATTGTATCTTCTGCCAAGACTATCATCAAAAGAGCTAAGGAAAGGAGTATTTCACTAAAGGAAAAGATAGCTAACACTGACCCAGAGAAGGCTACCATAGCTGAGCTTAATAAGATTGCAGATGAGATAATGTCTGACAAAGATGAGATTGAAATCTATAAAGATCTCTATGATATCTATAAGGCTACCTTTGATGACGGAACTGTTGATTCTCAGGACATTATAAAGGAAGCCAGAGATATCTCAGACGATGCATCTGATCTTATCAAAGATTACTGGAAGACTGCTGTTCAATTCAGAACTAAGAAGTTTGCTGCCAAAGTGGGCATTAAGGACGAATTTACCCCAGAGAAGAAACTCACTTGGTACAGAAGAATGGTGCGTTCCCTTTCACAATCTTCTATTAAGGCAGGAGCTGAGCTATGGGCACTTGTGAAGAGAATAAATAATGGTTTCAAGCTTGAGTTTCTTGATAGACTTGATGAGCTGCAGAAGATTGAAAAGAAAGTGGACGAATGGAGAGCAGGTAGACCAGTAGAAGAATTATATAAGAAAGTCTTCCAATATGATAGTAAGGGGAGATGGACAGGAAAGATGATCCAGGAGATTGACAGAAAGTTCTATGATGACTTAAAAAAGGCCCAAGAGAACAGAGATCAGAAGTGGGTTAAGGCAAATATTGATATAGATGAGTATAATAAATGGTTTGCTGCAGAACACCAAAGAAGAATTGATGATGCTAAAACTGCCAGAATAGTAGCAGATGATGCTGAAAATAAGATACTTGTACAGCAGAACCTGCAGAACTTTGTAGATACTTTCCATATAGACTTTAAGAAAGGTGTAGGAAGTTATAACTGGGCATTGCAGAATTTCCCTTTAAAAGATAAGTGGAAATCTGCTGCGTATCAGGAAATTGAGAAGGTAGAAGCTCTACGTGAGTTCTATAAGTATTATAGAGACAGATTGAAGGAATCATGGAATCTTGGAATGCTCCATGAACATAATGGATGGAGTTGGTTTCCTAATGTAAGAAGAAGCTTATTGGAAAAGCTTTCATCTGCCCCTGCAGGGAATAAATTTAGAGCTTTGTTTGGAGGTATTAGAATAGAGGCTGAGGATCAGGAGTTTGGAAAGATAGACCCAATTACAGGTAAACCATTGGATGAAATCCATGCAAACTATGTGACTGACTTGGGCGAATGGGTACAAGATGCTGATGGTAATTACTTTAAGGATTACTCCGAGAAGTCCATGGATGTATTCAAAGTACTTGCCCTTTGGGATGCAGAGATCCTGAAATATAAACTTAGAACTGAGTCAGAAGGTCTTGCCAGAATGCTCTACTATACAGAACTTGGTAGAAAAGCCTATGAGAGCACTACTACAGGTAAGTTAAAGAAAGAACGCTCTACAAACAAGCCTATTCTCATCTCAAATGAAGTTAACGCTGACTATATAAAGCAGCACTTGGATGCTGTATATTATGGAAAAGCTAAGTCGGATGAGTTTGATGTAGTGCTTACTATTCCCTATAAGTCTGCAGTTGAGAAAATAAACAAGCTCTTTGGCTCAGAGATAATCACTGTGCCTGAGAAAGAGGATATTAAGATCTCTGGAATAAAGGCTGTTGGGGCAATGAATAGATACTTTGTTACTAAAACCCTTGGGGTGAATGTGATGACATCTTTAGCACAGCTATTTGGTGGTACTGCCAATGCTGCTATAAACCAGGGTCTGTATTTTAACAAGAAAGATCTTCTGGAGGCTGAGCTGAAGTACGTTTCAGGTAAGTTCTATGGATCGAATGAGGACAAGAAACTTGCAGGGTTAATTTCCTTCATACATCCCTATCTGGAAGATAGAACTGGGCATATGATAAGAAAGATGTCAGTATCTAAGGCTGTAGAATACCTATCATCTGACCATCTCTTTTATCTACAGAGAGGTTCAGATAACTGGGTAAACAGTATCATAGCTCTTAGTATGATCAAAAATACAATAGTTCAGGATGGTAAACTGGTGAATATCAGGGATGTAGCAAGAAAGGAACTTGGGCATGCTAATAAGTTTGCTGGAACATATGCTGATTCAAAAGCCTTTGAGGAAAGACTGGAAAAGAGAGTTGAAGAACTGCAGAAGTCCCCCCAGGCCCTTATAAACTATGCTCAGGTAGTAAATGATCAGATAGAGCTACCTAATATTGACAGAAATGGAGATGCCGTCATTAATCTGAGACAACAGATCTTAGAGATCATTAAGGATGCTCTGGGTAATACTTCACATGAGGATTTATCTTTATATAAGAGGTATATTACATGGCAGTCTTTCTTTATGTTTAAGAACTGGATTCCCAGAATGTTTGACGTAAGATTTGGGTCTCTGAAGTATGCACCTGGAACTGATAAGTATGAATATGGAAGAATTAGGATGCTCTTTAATGGAGTTAGGCATATGGGACTTAGTAGCATAACAAATCTAACTAAGCTTCTGGGTAATAACTCGGAGCCCCTGATAGAGGTAGCAAAGAAGGAATATGCCAAGAAAAGAGAAGCTTTTGCTGAAGAAATGCAGGATCTGGAGATGAATGAGGCTGAATTTGTGGACATGTATATTAAAGGTGTAAGATCTGAGATGAAGGAGCTTATGCTGGCTGCTGGATTAATGGGTCTCCTAATAGCTATGAGGCTAAGTGCTCCAGATAAAGATGATGATGATGAGCAAAAAGGTGCCTATAGATGGGCTCTAAGGGGGCTAGATAAGCTGACAGATGAGTTGACTTTCATGTACACACCCTCATCTTTTACCAATATCCTGAATGGATCAGTATTCCCTGCAGTAGGTATATTAGTGGAAGCGGAAAGATTCTTCACCTCAGTCATCAAAAAGCTCTTCTATGAAGTAACTGGAAATGATGAGCAAGCTGCAAGGCAACATCCACTCAAATATGTAGCAAGAGGTCTGCCTTTCTTCAAAGAGTTAATCACTTATCTGGCAATCTTTAATAATGATATAGCCAAGGAATATGGGATCAGAATGAATACTAACTACGGATCGGTGAGATAAATGCTATATTAAGCAGTATATTTCATATGTAAAACCTTATGTACCAGATTAATAAGTAAATTTGTGGGCCATGTCAATGTCCGTTCCAGGAAATAGCTGCAGACCCTGCAGTGTCTCTACATCTACCACAGGGTGTCAGTTTAGGCTCCCTGGGGGGTGTGTATACTACTCAGGTAGCAGCATTAACCCTCCGGGAATAAACCCTGGAGATACTCTTAATACATTAGTAACCAAGCTAGTAGGTTATATAAATAGCTCGGTGAAGTTCCCCCCTTCTGTAATTCCTATCATAAGTTCTAATTTCTCAGGGGATGGTGTTACATGTAATATTCCTTCTATGATAGGAGTGAACTTCGAAGTCTTCTTTAATGATCTTAACAGGTTCATCTACAATGAGGTAGGTAACCAGGAATGGGATTATGTATCTGGAGGAGGGTTTAAGATCCTTATGCCAGGGTTTAATGCTAACACAGCAGACTATCATTTATATTTATTTCCAAAAGTTTAGAAATGAAGCTCCTAAAATTTATACTAGCATCTATACTTCTCATTTCCCTAGGGGCTAGTGGGCAGACATTCTTGCCAAGAACTAATGGCACATTTACACCTACTGATCCAAGGTTAAATGTACCCTGGAATCTATATATCCCAAGGGTGAGTGATACAACGAATGCTCTAAATGGAGGTAAAGATACATTAGGTGCACTTGTTTACGATTGGTTCAATAATAAAGTTTGGATAAGAGATACAATTCCAGGAGGGCATAGATGGTTAGAGATGATAACCTCTGTTCATGATATCCACCCTGTAAACTGGTGTAATATTAAAGAAGCTGGTGCAGATACTACTGGAATCATAGATGCAAGTGCTATTGTTCAATCCAAGATAAACAGCGGGTGTAAAGTTATCTACTTCCCTAAGGGGAAATACTTGCTTAATAATACTGTTCAGCTGACGGATAGTATCACCATAATTGGTGATGGTAAATCAAGTGTTATTCAGATAAACAAAAATATCAAGGGGTTTAGATCTGGCTCTACAGCAGGCCAATGGGCCACATTTTTAAACTTTACAATATCAGGTGTAAAAGATTCTGCTTCTCAGGAGGGTATACGATTAGATACCTGCAGAGGGGCTTATTTGAACAATGTTTATTTTTTCAAGATTGGTGGATATGGGGTTCACGCTTTTAGAGATAAGGTATCAACTGAAGCAAGCACTATCTTAGGATGTTATGCTGATAGTTGTAAAGTTGCATTTTACGCTGATATTGCAGAATTTAATAAAATAACAGGCAACACAATTGCCTATTGTGATACTGGACTGAAAATCAATTCAGGAAATGTTATTGCACATAATAATAATATAACAAAAGGATCAGTGGGGGTGTATTTATCTGGTTATGCTGCTGTACCTCCTGGTGACTTTAATGATGCCCATACTGAAATGACTGATAACCTGATAGCCCACAACTTTTTCGCAGGTCTAATTTGTGATGGGGTTACAAACGGACAGCAGATTGGGCATAACATTATAAGAAACAATACGGTATATGATGTATATGCACAAAATTCAGACAATCTCTGGTTTGATAATAATGACCTAGGTGTCGATAGTCTCGTTTTTATCAACTGTACAAACACAAATTTATATAACAACAAAATATGGAATGTAAATACAGGTAGACCTGGGCCACCAGATCAGTTTCCCCGATGGAGGACAGTTGGGCAAGCTCCAACTATAACTGGATCAGGATATGTACAAAATGGGTTTTCGATATATGATGTTATCAACAATAAAACGTTTAGTATTGCTCATACTAATAATATTGTCGATTTAACTACTACCAACTTAGGATTAGTACGTATTCCAGATACCCTCATCACACCAGTTTTATACGGAAGTCAGACAGCAGGAGCCAGTCTTAAGTTAGGGGCTACAACAAATAGCAACAAAACGGGAAGTTACATATATCTCAGTGATAGTACAGTTTATGATGTGGCTAATATGCGACTTGGTATCAATAACAGGGCCCCTGTTTATCCAATAGACATTATTAAACAAAGCGGCACTTTATTAGCACCTAACGCCCTTAACAGAGGTGCAACATCTCTGAGCGGATTCAGATTTACTAATGATGCGGGAGCAGTTTTTCAAGCATTTATAGGAGGATCAGGTTCAGCTCCATTTGCACCCAATGGTGGTGTTATGATTGATGGTCAGAACTATTTAGGAATAGTCTCTGAGCTGGGACAAATTAGTTTTGGTAAATCAACTACACTAAATGGCTCGAACGAACATGGAAGAATTACCAATAGTGGCCATTGGCTCTTTGGATCCACTGCAGATAATGGTCATAAAATACAGATCACAGGAGCGGTGACACAGGCTAAGGACAGCTTGCCATGGCTAACATCACTAAGAGCTGGGCAAAATTTACTGGTACATGATTCATCTGATTTATTGTATAAAAAAATACCCTTTGGTATATTAGGGCCAGCAGCAAGTTGGTGTACAGTAACAGGAGTCGATACTACTGGAACCACTGATGTTAGTAGTACAGTCCAGGGATTGATTAATAGTGGTTGTAAAACAATATATTTCCCGCATGGTAATTATTTGTTAAATTCCACTATTCAGTTGAAGGACAGCATTATGATAATTGGTGATGGTAATGCGACTGTTTTAAAGACTACACAGAATCAACCTGTTTTACAGGGATTGTGGTCTTTAGGGGGTAGTTATTGTTCATTTTTAAATTTCTCAATCAAGGGTAATTATAATCAGGATACAACAGCAGGAGCTACAGCTCAAGATGGTATATTATTAGATTCATGTTTAGGTAATTATATTAATAATATACATATATATGGGGTGTCTGGTTATGGGGTACATTTTAAACATACTGGATATGCGTATGCTGCCATAGCAAATGAGGCTACTAGTAATTTTATTGATAGTTCGTATGGTGGCATAATGGCAGATGTAAGAGCTGAGTTTAATGATATCAACCATAATACATGTCACTCGGTACATATAGCTTATTATAAGGCAGGTGGGAATAATACGATACAATCAAACAAGGTAACAGAGGCAGACTATGGAATTATGATTGTTGGAGGAACTAATAACGGTCATAATGTAATATCTGGTAACACTGTTGCCCATAGTAGAGTCACGGGATTATTTTTAAGTGGTGTTTCAAACGGGGAAAATATAATAGGAAATATTATTCGCAATAATATAAAGAGTGAAGTATACATGGAGAGTTGCGATAATATTCATCTTACAGGTAATGATATAGGCGGTAATTCCGATTCGATAATAGTGGTTAATTGCACAAATACCGTATTCCAGCAAAATAATTATTGGGGTTATACAGGTAGTACAAAGAGCCCGGAATACATGTACTGGCGCATAGTAGGCGATTCTGTAACTGTTACAGGGTCAGGATATACTAAAAATGCATTCTCTGTTTATGACGCAATTGATAATAAAAAATTCGACATTAAACATGTTAATAATATAGTTGATTTAATTACCACAAATTTAGGCAAAATAAGAACACCTGATACCCTTGTTTCACCAGTGATTATTGGATCAGAAACATACAATGGGGCACTCAAGATTGCTGGTTCTTCGATAACTACTATTAAAAATGCGGGGGCAATATTAATAGGAAATCAATTTGCGTTAAGAGACTCTATTAATACTGCTAATGATCCATTCTTTGGAATCGGGACTACAGTATATAATGGATTTCACCTTGATATGCGAATGAAATATAAGGGAGCCGTGGCTTTGAACATACAGAATGATAGTTCGTCCACTTCATCATCTGCGCAACTCAGATTTGGTACTACAGTACATACATCTTTTATAATGCATACTGATGCAGCATTTACATTATTTGGACAAAAAGCAGATTGTTTTCATATATGGAGTAATGGTGGCACTGGTGGTATGCGATTAACTGCCACAGCTGGTGATATCGAATTTGGTGGTAGTGTGATAAACAATACCCCTACCTACGGAACCTTCAAATTAACAAGTGGAAACTTCATACTTAGACCTGGTACAGATAATGGACATACACTACAGGTAGGTGGGGCTATGACTATTAATAAAGATAGTGTACCTATAATTACTAGTACATCCAGTCAGTTTAACCTAGTTATTGATACAGCATCCGCAAATCCCGGTTTAGTAGAAAGAGTGCCTATAACCACTGCAAGTGCTACGCTTGATTTTCCAAGCACAAGTGCTCAAAGTAGTAGCGACCTTACTATTACACTTACAGGAGCAGTGGATGGAGATTTAATAGTGCTTGGGGTTCCCAATGGTTCAACCCTTGCTAATAGTTCATTTAGTGCATGGGTAAGCAGTGCAAACACTGTCACTGTAAGGTTTAATAATTATTCCTCAGGGGCACAAGACCCTGCCTCTGGGACATTTAAAGTACGTGCAATTAAGTAGATATGGCAATCAATGATAATATGAATAAACCTGCTCCTTTATGGTTCAGGAGACTTGAGACAGCATTAATTTTCCTTTTTATGGGAGCAATACCTCTTGTAACCCTAATGAAGGGTATATCTCCTGATCTAAAAAATGATATTAGCCTTGTCATTCTTCCTGGCCTTACACTCTTTGTGAAGGCTATTGGTATATTTTTTATGGGGGAAGTTCCTCCAGCAGATGATAAAAAACCTTAATTTTACAAAAAACTATAATTTATGTCAATTTTTTCTAAAGAGTACTTGAAAGACTGGCTCTATGTAGCTACTGCACTAGTTGGTATCTTCGGAGCTGTAATATTCCCTGGGCTTAGTGACTATGCAAACCACTCTTTCTGGTGGAAGTTCTGGGATGTTGCTGCAGTAGTATGTGGATTAGGTGTAGTTGGTGGATGGATATACTTCTGGACTCGTAAAGGGGGACAATAATGATAAGTCTGTTTTTCTTCTTTTTGGCAGGACTCTGTAATGCCTTCATGGATAGTGTAGATGAAGGGCACTTTTCTAATTCTATATTCAGAAACTGGAATCCAAGATTCTGGTATAGATGGGAAAGCTGGAAGTATGCCAAGAGGATATTTAGCTATCCTGTAGATGCATGGCATTTGGCTAAGAGTCTTATGTGGACTTCTATATCCCTCGGGGCAATAGCTTATCATAAATATGGCCCAATGTTCAACTCGTACCTTGATTTTCTAATCATTGGACTTATTATTATGCTGACATTCAATGTATTCTATAATCACATATTCAAAAAACCATAATGAAAGTATGTGCAATTGCTGCTACCTGTGGTAGACATAAGCTAATGGAGAGAAGCATAAGATTGTTCCTCGAACAAGACTATGAAGGTATACATGAGCTTCTTATCTATAATAACTCACCTGTTTCTCAAAGTCTATTCAACTTCTCAACAGAGAAACCAAATAAGTTAGTTACTCTTATAAATCAGTCTAATTGTAATAGGACTAATGAGCCCTATAATAACCTGGGAGATATATATAATGATGCTTTGAAATATGTTTCTCCTGATACACAGGTAATTATACATTGGGATGATGATGATATTTTCCTTCCCAATCATATATCAGAGGGGATAAAAGGTCTCCGTAGAGGAATTGATGAAGGGAAAGTCGCATATAAACCTTCAAAGTCTTATTACAGACACCCTGGAGGGATAGAGTTAATGAGTAACACTTTGGAACCATCAATCTTTGTTGCAGCAGAACACATACAAAAATATGGGTACAGCCAAGGTACTACGGATCAACACCTCCAATGGGTTAATCCTCTTGTATATGAGCAAAAGATACGTGTGGATGACTCTGGTGCTCCTACATTGATTTATAACTGGGGCGATACAGACATTCCTACCTTCAAGACCTCAGGGAATGCGGGGCATCCAAACAACTTTAGTAACTATAGGAACTTTTCAAGAGATCATGGAGACCAGATTCTAACACCATGGAAGAAAGAAGAAGTTCAAAAATATTATGATTTAGTCTATGTCAACAAGTAACATCTGCCAATATGAGCCTCTAAGCACTATGTCCAGACAGGAAATAGATAGACGCTTTAGGATAATACATAGATTCCTGTGTTATGTTGGAGCAGTGCTTCCAACCCTAACTACTTCTACTACTACCACAACAACTACAACATAGTGAGTGATATACCAATTATAATAAATAATTTTAATAGGTTAAGCACGACTAAAAAACTGGCAGACGATCTTTCAAAGCTGGGCTATAGCAACATTCACATCCTTGACAATAACTCAACCTACCCTCCTTTGCTGGAATGGTACAATAGTTGCCCTTACAAAGTTGAACTATTAGGTAGAAACCTTGGACAACTTGCTATCTATAACAGTGACTACATCAATAAATTCCAAGGGTGGGTAGCTTATTCCGATGCTGATATTGAGCTTAACCCTAACACCCCTAGGGGGTTTGTAGAAAAGATGTGCTCTACGGCTGAGAAATACCAAAAAGTAAAAGCTGGACTAGCACTCAGGATAGATGATCTTCCTTCAACTATATATGGATCTTATGTAAAGGGAGAAGAGCAGAAGTTCTGGAGACAAGAGCTTGAGCCTGAGGTGTTTAAGGCAGATGTTGATACAACTTTCTCTACTATTATAGTCGGTCAGTGCTTTACTTATGAGGCTATAAGGATCGCAGGAGACTGTACTGCCAGACATATTCCCTGGTATTTGGATTATGAAAACTTAAGTGAGGAAGAACTATATATCATAACCCACTCAAGCTCAGAATTTTCCACCACAAAGAGATTTGTAGATTCGCTATCTTTGTAAGATGATAAGCAAACTACATAGATACATATCATCTAAACTGACAAAAAAACCAAAGTTTGATATGAACAGATGGGATATAATCAATAGCTTCATACAGAAGCATAACTACAAGTCGTATTTAGAGATAGGTTACTACAAAGGCTGGTCATTTGATCAGGTTAAATGTGAGGATAAGACTGCCACAGACCCTAATCCATGTAAGAATGAGTTTCAACAATCAATGCCTCCAAACTCCATACTAGTGTCAGATGGAGGATGTGATATTCATAAGTGTACTTCAGACTACTTCTTCTCCAAGATAGATGAAGATGAAAAGTGGGATATCATATTTATAGACGGTCTTCATGAAGCGACCCAGGTAAGCAGAGATATTGAAAATGCCCTTAAACACTTATCCCCTGGGGGAACTATAGTTCTGCATGACTGTAACCCTCCTACCCTACAGCACTCTACAATTGGAGATAAGCATGGAAACTGGAATGGGGATGTATATAAAGCCTTTATAAAAGCCAGAATCGAGCTACCTTATCTGACTTATACAATAGATACTGACTGGGGAGTAGGAGTAATTCATCCTAATATCCCAGCAAGGCCACTGAATTTCCCTGTAGAGGAAATAGACTATGAAGCTCTTGACAATGACAGATATGAGATATTAAATCTTATATCAGTAGAAGACTTTAAAACCAAGATGAATGAAGAAATTAAGAATAATAACCTGCCAGCCTAATGATCTCTATTTTAACTGGCAGCTAAGAGTTCAACTCCATAATCTCAGAAAACATGGACTTTCGGGCCAATACACAGCTCTCATTTGGAAACATAGTGATAGAAATGGGGGAGAGATGTTTGAGAAAGAATGGAAGGCATTACAGTCAGATTATCCAGAGGCCAGCTTTAAATTCTATGAAGATGAAACTGGAGAACTACTTCGTCTTATAAGAGTAATGAACTATATCCCTCTGCTAAGACCATGGCTTCTTCATAAGTACTTTACAGAGAGACCTGATCTGGTAAATGATGCTATCTTATACATAGATAGTGATGTGATTTTCACCAGAAAACCAAAGCTTGACAGTATCCTATATGATAATTCCTGCTACTTAAGTGACACTAAGAGCTATATAGCTGCTTCATATTTTGATAGTAAGGTAAAAGACGTTCTGCCAGAGAGATTGGAAGCATACAACCAGATAGATGTTCTGGACGAGCTGATGGGAGAATTTGGTCTGACTAGAGAGGACGCTGTGAAGAATGAAGAGGGTTCAGGAGGAGCACAATACCTCCTTAAAGGAATTGATGCCCAGTTCTGGATGGATGTTTTCCAGGGATGTATTAAAGTTCTCCTTAATTTAAGGAGTGTGAATAGAAGATTCTTTGAGAATGAAGATAAGGGATTCCAGTCATGGTGTGCTGATATGTGGAGCATCTTGTTTAACCTATGGGCAAAAGGGTACAAAACTAACTGCCCCTGGGAAATGGACTTCTGCTGGGCTACAGATCCCATAGGGAAATGGGATCAGGTTCAGATCTACCATGATGCTGGGGCTACCAGCAGAAATCATGATAATGCAATCTTGTTTCATAAAAGGGAACTTAAGTATGTAAATAATCAAGGTACTCCTTTTGAAGATGATCTTTCCGATGTGGATGAGAAATATTGCTCTAAAAACTATGTAAAAGAAATTCAAGAAGCTAACCCTGCAAGGTATGTTGTAGGGTATGATCCATATAAGGCCATACCGCCAATAACCATTTAAACTTTACCCAAAATGGCAAAGCGAAACCCTAGATTAAGGGCTTTTGTCAAGTTCGACAAACTTGGACAGGTGGTTCCAGGAACATTAATATTAAGATATGCTCCCCCTGAAGGAGGTAGAGGATATTTCTGGAAAGAAATCACCAACGATGAATGTTGTGCTCTCCCAATGTCAAATTATGCCTATCTGGCACCTGCTTCAAATGGGGAATTTGTACTAACTGTAGGTGGAGCAACTGTAGAAGATACTCTTACAAGTGCTTCAGGTACATTTGCTGCAGGAAGTGGACAGAGCGTTACAGTAACTGTGACAGGAACTGATACTACTAAGAGCCTCATTGTTGTTGACGACACTACAGGAGCTATCCTGTCCAACCAGACAGGCACTACAGGCACATTGACTTATACATTCACTGCAGCAGGCGATGTGTATACAATAGTAGCACATGCAGGCCCAACAACTACTACTACAACAACCAGCACAACAACTACTACAACTACTACTTAATGACCTTATTAGGGGGGCAGTAACCCCCCTAATTTTGTTAACCTAAAAAGTCAAAATAATGTCTTCAGAAATAGACAAAATTTTCAGTGCTGTTCTGTGGCCCGTAACACTATTATTAAACATGGTCGCAAGCCTACCACCAATCGGAGTTGTGTTAAGCTCAATCGTATCAATATTAGCAATTGTTCACTATAGCATAGTCATAGTGAAGGCACTAAGAGGTAAGAAAGAAAAGGAAAAAGAATGAAAAGGATAATCACAATAGGACTCCTGATACTGTTTCTTGCATCTTGTGTTACTCAGAAGAGATGCCTTCAGAAATTTCCTCCACAAATTGTCACAAAAGATAGTATTGTGGTGAAAGATACTACTATTTATGTAACAGTTACAGACGTCGTTCCTGCAGATGCTGTTATAATACATGATAGTATCCCCTATCCAGATATTCAGTATCATAACGAAGCTACATCTCCCTCAGGGAGAGTAAAGGCTAAAGTGGATATAAGTAAAGGTAGATTGACTGTGAATTGCAAGACAGATAGCTTAGTTAGAGTGATAGATAGTTTGGTCAAATTAAAGACCGCACAAGTATATCATTCGGAGACAAAGACTATAGATGTTCCTGTTGTGAAGAAAAAGACTCCTCTATGGGCATGGATAATGCTTGTAGGTATTATTCTATACTTTCTTGGGCCACCTATCTTTAAAGCAATAATCAATAAGTAATGGCAAGTTATTTACCTACCCCTCAGGGAGGAGGGAAGATGACGCCCGATAGGGCAATGCAGATGTTATTTTACTTCCATGACTGGGCTCATTTCAAGCATCTACAGACCACTTCATTCGCTGAGCATAAAGCTCTTGATAAGCTTTATAAGGGCCTCGTAGAGTTTAAGGATGAGATCTCAGAGCTCCTCCTTGGGTATATAAGACCTAAAAGATTTACTGACTCTCCTAAGATTCCTGTAGATAAAAATGCAAACCATGATAAACTTCTTGATGAGCTCTGTAAGTTTGCAGATGAGCTCTATGAGTATGGGGAAGAAACTAAGTGGTGGGCCTTATCAAATAAAGCAGCAGATTTAAGTGGACTTGGGTACAGAGTAAAATATTTACTAACTTTGTCCTAATGCAAGTTCAGAGACTTAACTTTCCACCAGTAATTCCAGATAATGAATCTACCTACTTAAACTACCTTGAGGGTCTTATAGAGGCAGTAGATTTTGATTCTGACATGATGATATATAGAAAAGAAGATGGAGTTCTGGTAAGAATATGCCCTTCTACTCCATTGACCTTTCTTACTATCTTTGATGTTATAAAAAGGTTTCATACTATGCTGGGAATACACGTTGAGTTCTCAAAGAGCATGAAGGCAGGAAACAATATTTCATATTTAATAAATTTCTAAAACCAATGGCAAAAGTAACAGCAATGAAGGCTTCCAAAACTAAGCCTGTTTTTAATCCCAATGCAAATTACAAGTGGGAGCCAACAGATGTATTTGAAATCACAGGTCAGCAACTAGCTGCTTTATACCACTGCCTTACAAGAGAAGTGAATACTGCAGAAGGTTCTAGTATAGCTCTGAAATATGAGGCTTTTAATACTGTACAGGAGATATTCAAAAATGGAGTGGAGCAAGGAGTAATCGTAGAGGCTAGTGATATTTCTAAAGATGATCTTGAAGAGCTGGAAGATGGTGTAAATCAATTATTCAAGCCTAAATCCTAATGAAAAATGGCCAAAAAGAAAGCGAAGAAGATGTCTGCCACCCCAGTTCCCCCTAGGGGCCCTAAAAAGCCTGGAAGTGGAACTGGTACAGGGAAAAATCCCTACGGTTATAAAACTGGTGGTAGAGGACAGTAAGAAAAAAAAAAGAGGGGTTTTGTACCCCTCTTTTTCATTTTAACCCTCCATAAAACCTGTCTGTACCCTTGCTTCCACTGTTGCTCTGTACCTCAGTGCATCCTGCTTGTTGAGAGGTATTTGGGACATATACCAATCTCTCTGTCTCACTTTATCAATCTTCACTAACTTTCCACTCTTCCCAAATACAGGGTTATCTACTGAATCTGTCTGCTCATGCCCATCATCCATCAATATTGTGAAGGTGTCAGGGCTTGTCCAATGACCTCTAATTACCTTGTTCAAGTTGAAACAATCCCAATAAGTTTCTGTTACATCTTTTTCTGTGGGCTCTCCTTCTTTCGGATCTTCCACTTTTACTTTTCTCGTTACTTCTCTCTGATAGAAGAAAATGTTAGACATAGTTTTAATATTGCCAGGTTATTGCTTTTACTGCCCACATCTGGCTTGCTTGGGCATCTGTGATAGCTACAGAATACATTCTTTTCTTCTCTGATCCTTCTGCTGCAGTCCTCATAGAATCTAGTAGATCAATGAGATCAGCATATTTCTGTTTTACTAACTCTACTGCTGGATCTTTACCAGGATTGAATGTAAGACCTACAGCTTTCTGACCATAGCTTAAAGTAACAGGATGTCCCTGTGCTTGTAATGTTTCGAGTGTTGCCATAGTGCAAATATAGAAAATTTACACTAAACCAAATCTTCTTTTTGCAGCTTCTATAGCTTTTTGATGTACTTCTGTAGGATGCCCATCTGTTTTAAGGGCATGACATTCCAGACAGCATAAGAATATATTATACTCGTCATATGCTAGTTCTGGTTTCTTACTCTTTTCGATTAAATGATCAAAGTAATAGCTTCTTACAGGCTCATATAGAAGCTTATCACAAGACCAGCAGTGTCTCAGGGAAGCAGGTATTTTGTTCCAGAGACCTTGGAAGAAGTTCTTCATTCTCAAACTCTCTTCTTCAATTTTCTCTTCTGCTATTTTTCTCTTTCTCCTCAAAGAGCTATTCTTCATCCTACTATTTTTCCTTTTAAGTGGCGTTCTTTTCATTTCACTAGTTTTAAAAGGAAGTCCAACTCCTCTATGTTATCAATTTGGATCTGTGGATAATCCCATAGGGTTAGTGTTCCACCTTTAGCAGTTGAAACATTCCCCCTTAGGTGAATACCTCTTTCTTTATTTATCCAGTGAGACATTCCCTGCCACTGATCAGCTCCAGATATTCCCGCAGCATGGTATACAAATCCTTTATCTCTAAGTGCTTGTGGTGTTAGCATTGACTTTCTGTATTACTTGATTTTCAATCTCTTGTGCAAAGTCAGAGTTTGCCTCTAGCAGCTCTCTGAATTTATCTTCCCCTTGGGCCTTAACAAGATTCTCTCCCTCTCCATAGCTGAACCATGCTCCTCCCTTCTTTACAACCTCATAGTCTACAGCCAGGTCTATAAGCTCCCCTAACCTATCAATGCCTTTTCCGAAGATTATATTAAACTCTGCTGTCCCAAAGGGCTCTGACAGTTTATTCTTTATAATCTTACATTTGGTCTTATTGGCTACAGCCAGATCTCCTTCTTTCACAATGCTCTTACGAACTTCTATTCTCATGTGAGCATAGAATTTCAAAGCATTACCACCATTTGTAGTCTCAGGACTACCAAACATCACACCTATCTTCTCTCTGAACTGGGATATAAAGATAACCAGACAGTTACCTATAGCAGCAGCATTCATAATCTTTGGTACTGCAGTACTCATAAGCCTGGCGTGTAGACCTATAGCACTATCTCCAACCTCACCTTCCATTACTTTTTTAGGCAGCATAGAAGTCTGAGAATCAATGATTGCCACCCCAATTTCTCCTGTTCGTATTAATCTCTCAGCCACATTATAGCATTTCTCTCCTCCCCCTTCATCTATCTGATATACCATAAGCTCTTCCATGTTGATACCCAATGCTTTAGCATATGTAGGATCGAGACTAAATTCTCCATCCATATATAAGCATTTAAGACCTTTAGCTTGAGCATTAGCTACAACCTTTTGAGCTACAGTAGATTTGCCAGAGGATTCCCATCCCATTAACTCTACTACTTTTCCCCGAGGGAGTCCTCCAATCCCAGTTGCTAAATCCAACTTAAGTGATCCAGTACTTATTGCTTCGACTGCCCCTGATTTTCTTGAGATTATAGAACCTTTTCCATAATCCTTCTCCAGTTTAGCAATCTCTTTTTCGAGAAGATTCTGTTCTGCCATAGTATACAAATTTACGAAAAAAATGGGGCCAGATAGAAATCCAGCCCCACACAAACACAACTTCCCAATTATCTTGGGTATTCCGTCTTATAAACCAACTTTCGAAGTTCTTTTTTCAATTGATCTTCCTTAAGTTGTACACTTACGAGCTCTTTCATAAGCTCTTCTATTCTAATATATTCTGCCTCATTTAGTGCAGGTTTATATTCTGCCATGGTGTAAAAGGTTTAGTGATGAAAACTTCAAATATACCTCACAAACCCATAACCAGACAAGTTATTTGGAAGATAATTCTCCACCTACAATATTAAAGTAGGAATAGAAAAGGCAGTTGCACATGATGTGGCCAATATGATGTTCTTGGCTCTCAGGATCAATCTCCTGACCATCAATCAAGGCTGCCAGATGCCTCTGCATGCTGTCCAGAATCTCTTGTCTGTTCAATCCTTTTTTCCAGTTATCTCTCGCATATTTATTTGCACCATACATAAGTACTTTGACCATAGGCTCTAGTGATCTAAAGTGAACCATAGACCATTGTGGTTTCCCCTGGTTATATCTTAGAGCCTTTTTCTCCTTTGCCTCTTCAGCTTCATACATTCGATCTAGGTAACTCATATTACGATTGTTTTTCAAGTAATTCAAATGCATCATGAAAGGCTGAAACCTCAGCCTCGTGCCTACTAGAGCCAATGTTTCCTCCATGGAGATCTTCTCCAAGCACATGAGACCTGAATGAATCTAGCTCTCCTTTTGAGACTGAAATGAAGATGTTAAATGAATCAAAGATATCATACAACTTCCTGGGATCCATCTGGATCATTAAGCCTACAAACATCTCCTTTGACTTCTCGGGGTTCTTTGGATCAACAAACTCATCAGTAACACTCTGCAGTTCTGGTTGCTCAAATACCCACTTCTGAATCTTTGCCAGTGCCTTTGGATACCTCGCTTTTATTTGTACAAAATCAAGTGTTGGAAATACTGCCATATTATGATAATTTTTAATGAAATGATATAATATCAAGTACCTCCTTGTCCATATCAGGAGAGCTCCATAGTTCCATATCATCGGGAATCTTTTCCCCAATCTTCTTCTCCCAATAGTCCTTTATTCTATCAGTTCTATTGAAGATATGATAGTGAAGAGAATGCTTTACTGTTAGCCCCGAGGGGGATTGTGTGACTATCTCTTCTGGAAACTGAGCAATATACTCTGGTCTGAACTTGGAATATTTACCTTGTAAAAATAACTCATACTCAGGGAGATACCTCTCATCTATCTTGTACACAATAACAACGTATCCTCCTCTATAATCATAATCTTCCAGTATCAAACTTGGTTTCTTATACTCATCTTCTAAAAACTTCTGGAAAGCTGCTATGTCCTCAGGCTTAAATAGGAGATATATAGCTTCCTCATAATGAACCTCATGGTTAACATCATCCAGATAAGCAGCTAGGAACCCATAAGGAAGCAGCTTCTGTCTGGTATGCCCTATACCAGGTAGCAGAAATATGGTGGTACAATTCTTCTTATCCTTTTCTGTTATCATCTTTTTGACTTTAATTCTCAAATATTCTAACTGGCACTATCCCATTGTTCCTATAGTTCTCTCTCGAAATGTTCCATATTCCTGTTCTTTTGTGCCAAATCATATCTCTAACTGCATTTATCACACCTGGATAGTACTTTCCTCTTATTATGAAGCCTCTCATTCCCTGATTCATGTTTGTATTATCAGTCACATATATCAGAGGGCTTTTATAATTGTTACTATCAGCTACTATAAAAGCTGGCCATCTCACTGTATAGTCTTTAATCTCTGGTTGTTTCTTCTTCCACTCTACGACTAAGTAGAAATATAGAGAGGCTTGAATATAGTACTTATACTTGAAGTAATTATTCAGGAACTCCCCTTCATTATCCCATGCAGTCTTAAGATCATATATATGTATTTCTCTTGCTGTATGATCTATGATTAACTTGTCTACCAAGCACTTAGCTTTAGATTCTTCTTCTGTGATTTCTTCTCCTAAACAGTCTTTCAGATTACCTATGATAGGGAACTGATTATACACAGTCAGATTAGAGTTTGTTACCATATTTATGATCTCTGCTGTGATGCTATTGGTTCTCAACTCATTAATAATGTTTAAGGCATTATCTACCATTACTGGCTCAATCACATCTTTACCATGAGCTTCTCTGAGTTGCTTGTAGTAAATTTCCAGATCAGATCCCACAAACTTACGTTTGACTACCTCAAAGCTGTCACGCTTAAAATCCACAATTGTTCCATTTCTATCATATTTCACATTATTGTAAGCCTCCTCAAGCATATCCTCTATTTCTCTGGTAACTTCACCTGACTCCCCTACTGATCTTTCTGTTACATTCATTAGCTCATCTATCAGCTTTGCGTATTGTCCCTTAGGAGTGTCAGAAATTGAGAGTGCAAATCTGGAATCAAATTCATCGGGTGTGAACATTAGACAATCTACCAAAGATCCAAAGGTTGTACTTGGAGTATCACCATCTCTTACAGATTCCTTGAGTACAAATTTTTTATAATACTTCTTTCTGTCCTCAATAAAGACCTTAATTGAGGAATAGGAGTCTATGTCCAGTGCTCTATACTGTGCTTCTGTCATTTGAGATTGAGTATTAACCATACAGCAAAGGTATATAATCCTAGCTCAAGAATGAGGAGTATCCACCAGATTAGTTTTGCTTTCTTGTCCATATTTCAGCTTGCTTTAGGTAGCCCATAATCCTTTCTGCCCCTCCGGGGTTTAGGGAATGTACGGCAAAGTCAGGTAGTGGTAGCTTATGATCGAGACAATAGTTAACCAGCCACTTGGCACATTCATAGCCTGTCTTTTCTGAATCTTCATATACCTCATCAGGGCTCCAGATAGTATCACTCAAATCATGGTCAAATGATATAAAGTCGGGGAGTCCCATTTGCTCTATGGTATTCACAAAACAGATGTAATTTCTACATATAACCCATTCATTCTGAAGGTAGATAGAGTTCTTCCTACCTATTCTGGTATGCATCCAGGTCACACAATGAACTGGGTTCCTATCATCATCCAGAAATAATTTATACCCCATTTTATAGATTTTTTACCTGTTTATAAGCTTTCAGGAACTCTACCCAATCTTCCCATGTCATTGTCACAAGTTGGTTTTCCTGTGCCATACCATCCAGTTTGTGGATGAGTACTTTTGGGTATTTATGTATACCATCTCCCGGAGGGAAGTTCTTGGATAGAACCTCTTTCATTCCTTTAAATAGTTCATCAGCCTTTGGTCTGGCCTTTTTGTAGCCAGACTTAATTTGGACATTGAGAGGGATTCCGCTAAGGTCAATTCCACTGTCATCAAGTAATCTACTTGCCTGCCTTGAGGTTTTGCAGAACTCGAATCCTAAATCTCTAAACTTCTTAGCGAAATCCCTTTCACAATTATGCCCTTTGTTTCTTGAATATGATTTTGACCTTGTCATTCAACAAAGATACAAAAATTACCAAGGTGAAACAGTACTATTATCAGTTGCAATATAAGAACCAGCGTGAATTGTTATAGGTGCAGTCGTATCTTGAAAAGTAGCATCTACTACTAATGGAGCCTCTAGATCAAACTCCCTTTCTACTGTAGCTCTTACAATAGCATCTTTGTATGTTATCAGCTCAGAGATAAGTACCCCCCGAGGGAAAACAATCTTCTCTCCTACATAGTCCAAAACATTCTTACATATAATCACATCTCCAGGATGAGCTCCTATGAAATCCTTTATTGCAGGCTGAAGTGCTTTATGTTCATCAGTATAAATATCTTTAGACACGAAGAACTTAACCTGCTCCATTGAACTCACGCTCTTAGAGCCATCTACACAGGCAACAAAGAGAATCTTGTTTATTTCTTCCCCGTGTATATATTCAGCCAGGAACCCTTTACCAAGAAGATAGTTTCTTCTCTTTATATTGAATAAAAGAGGAAGCCTGGAACTGTCCATGATCTCCTTTATCTTCTTGGTATTCAGTACTCTACTTCTTAGCTGGTAACTATAGATCGAAACTTCAAGTTCCTCCTCATTAGACTGTCCGCCCTTTAGTATATAAGGGTAATTGATACTATCACGACTAAAATACAAACTAAATGACTTCTTTGTATTTTCATCATACACAAAATCATTACCATAACTGAATGTATTCTCAGTCAATTTATCTTTGAAATCAAGTGTTGTCATGATATGAGATTTGCGGGTATCAAGTATTCATACTTGAAAGGAACCTGCTTTATGGCAGGAAATCCCTTACTTACCATGTCCACATTTGATACCCAATTAGTCAAAAATCCAACCATGTGGGATGCAATCATGGCAGCGCAGTGAGAAGTCTGCTTAAAGGTACATTCTGCCTCCTCTACCTCTTTATCATTAAAGAGCCAGTCTCTCTCATATTCACGTATACCATCTAAATAGTCTCCAGAAATACTGAATATCTGAAGCTGCTCTGCTAGTAATCTTCCATCCTGGAAGAAGTACTTTGTTCTATCTTCCATACTTAATCCTTCCAGGCTCTTCTTCCAATTAGCAAAAGCTACTTTTCTGGCCACCATGTTATCAAACCCACAGATCATTATGTTATTAGTAAAACTGTCCTCATCATACCTCTGGGGATAGGAATTGACTTTACAATTTGGAGAAAACTCCGATATTACATCACTTACTGCCACTGCTTTATTATCCCCAATATGTTTAGTCCCTACAATCTGTCCAGTCATATTATGTGTTTCATATCTATCCATATCAAATAAATGCAAAGTGCAGCCAATTCTTGATAAAAGAAGAGCTGTCCAGCTTCCTATACCTCCTAGTCCTAATACCATTACATCTTTTTTATAGAGCAAAGGGAACCAACTGGCTCCCTTTACCCTACCAAATTGAGATTCAACTTCTTCGACTTTAAACATATTAATTTAATTCAAGATTTAATGATTCTGTCAGATGGGACACAAGCTCTGGATACTCATCATCATATGTCTCCAGGATCTCAACACACTTCTGCATTGTAGCATCAAAATTCAGCAACTTTTGGCAATCCTCCGGGAAAGAGTCAATATAGAACTCTGTTGCTCTTGTCTCAATAGCATCACAATATAGATGAAGCTGATAAGATGTACGGTATGCAGTAGTCTCTTCCTCCTCAGGAAAGAACTCATTATTCAGCTTTTTCATGATAGAACTTAGGGTTCCTTCATATATGAAGTCCATACTGAGTAACTTAGTGAGCATACTATAGACCCTTGGGTCAGTTTTTATATTTCCAACTCGCTCCACCACTGAAGCTCTCTTTCCTCCTGATCCCACTGTTTCATCGTCCGTCCAGCCCTTTGTCCCTTCTTTTCCCTTAGGGAGATTACTTGATCCTTTAACGTCATCAAATAATCCTGATTGCTTCCATCTTTGGTCAACATTAAATCCTTTATAGGTTCCTTCTTTATAAGCCGTTTCAAAAGCTTTTCGAGACTTTTCCTTAGACTGTTTGGCTTCTCTGAGCTCTTGAAATCGGCCCTTAAAAGAGTCCTCCACGGCCTCTGTGGGTTTAAAGATCTTACATTTGTATACATATATAGACTCATCCTCTTTCTTGTTCATGAGCCTCTTCTGTCTCTCTTTTCCCTCCTGATCCAGATAACTGACAGTTATATGATTCTCTGAAGTGGTCTTTGCCTTAAAGGCAATCTTGGCACACATCTCATTTTTATTATTGACAATCAGAGATACATAAAAGTTATGGAATCCGCAGTTATCAACAAGTTCACCATTATCAGTGCCTGAGAAGAAAACATCCATATTATTATGAGAATGAATATGACCCTTTTTCATCATCAAGGCATCAGGATTAGACATCAGGAACTTTATTAAGTCAGGATCACTGGGATCATACTCTGTATATGCTGCTGAACCTATATCCAATAAGAACAGCCCTTTAGCGTTTATCTGGAAGTTTTCTTCTCCAAAGTTACCTACTGTCTCATAAAAGAGCATACCTGACCATTCATCTGTCCAGATCTCCCTACACAGATATGTGATTTGAGCTTGGAGTTCCGGCGCTATAAACAAGGGCACTACCTGACCTAATTCCTGCAGAGGTAAGCGCTGTTTTGGTGAGGATTCGTGAGAGCTTTTTACAAGTCTCTTTTGTAATTTTTGGGTTTGCGAACGTTTCATATGTTTGTGTTTGTGATCTTTCGATTATTTGAAGTTCTATATTTCGATCCTTAAAATTCAAAATTGATCCTTGTTGGTATACCAACCTCCCTACCCCTGCGGGAAGATTGTGGTACCTCCCCTCACTATCTCTCAGGGATACAAAGTTACTTGGAGTCCAGCTGTGTCCAAACAGAGTCTCTACATCCCAATTTTCCATCTCTTTTGCCATCCATTTCTCCATATCCAGAGTTGCTGTAGCTACTATATTCCTTTCACTGACTGTAAAAGTGAACTTATTCATGATTTCAGAGACTGTCAGTTTATTTCTTATGCAGGTCATAATCAAGTCTGCTGCCTTGATAACTATATAGTCTGCAACGCCATTATAGCTACCTCTGCGAGTGTCTCTTCTGAATATATTCTCTATCAGCATGTAAGGATGACCTTCTTTAGACTCCCATTCCAGGAAATTCTTTATATGCATTAAGAGCATCATAAAGTTGGCAGATGTGAATTTCGAGTTCAATAGAGCAAGAACCTGGTTGATCTCACCTATCCCTGTACAGAAGTTATTGAATATTATAGAGTTAAAGTCTGCCTTGGGGAGATGAGAATGAACGTATTGGGATAGAAGTTCTGCTTCTGTGAAAGTAGTCCTCATACCTTGTATTGCTGAGAATAGTGTACCATTAGGACGCAGGAAGAGTCTTACATATATATCTCGAATCAGGTGTTCCTGAGAGCCATTTGTTATAGTGATCTCAGGGAAATGAATAATGATCTGGTAACTTAAGCCATCTGGGACATAATTTGTTAGATAGGTACGAAGTTGATTAGGAGTCAAACCTGCTAATGTTCCAATATTGCTCACATCAATTCCTACTTCTGAAGCCCTATTCTTAATAGTCTCATATGATGGTTTAACTATCTGATTGCGCTCCTCACCATAGAGTGAGTTTAGCATTGCCTTTATCTCTGTTACCACATTAAAATCAGTACCTTCAACCGATTCCTCAATTAGCTTTTCTATCTTTTCTTTTACTGTCATAACAAAAGAAAAAGAGAGCCCGAAGGCCCTCTATTTTAGATTATCCAAATATCTCCATGTTCTTCTGCAACTTGGCAGCCTCTGATCTCAATGAAGCCAGAATAGGATCTTCAGCTGGTATTGCATTACCAGGTTTACCAACAGGACGATTTATTGTGCCTGTCAAATAACCGATAGATTTTTCTAAAAGTGCAAAGGCTTTCTTAGCCCGTGCAATTGCTAAATCTTTATAAGATTTAAAGATGTGTTCTTCAGGATTCTCATAATCCAGATTCCAATCAGTCTCATTCCATGATTCTCCATCTTCTTCATCAATCAAGTCTTGATCTTCTATAAGATCATATCCAGATTTAACCTTCTGAGGCATGATGAACAGCTGAAATTCTCCATCAGGGAGCTCAGCCTGCAGGCTTTCCAGAGTTACCTGACCAGGATTGGTCATTGCTTTCATACCTTCAAATCGAACACCTGCTCTTGTTAAGTCAGGCTGAAGATCCCCCCATGTTGTCGCATCAGAGAAAACTTCTTTCATGTTGTCACCAAGAGTGCTGTAAGTGATAATTCTACGTGCCATATTACTTGTTTTTTGAATGTTTAGCTAAATAATTGATTTCTCTGAAGTATAAATTCAGCAGGAGAACTCTCTGCTGGTTCCTCAGTACCTGATATCACTACGTCTTGTGTAGGAGCAAAGCCCCCGGTAGAAAGAACCTCTGCAACATTTGGAGCAGGTTCTTCTCTATCTACAATATTTATCCCCATAGGAGGCATTGTCTTCTTAGCCTTCAGTTTAGGATGCTTAAACAAAGCTTTTACTTGGGCAACACTCAAGCTATAATGATACTGAATGCTTCCATAACCCGTGTCATCTTTTGCCAGTCTTGTGTAGCCTTTTTTCAAAAGGTCTAGTACATCCTGTACTACAATTGTCGGTAATAATCGACTTGTACTCATATTATTAGAATTAATGTCTGTTCTTTGATACTCCCTTCCTTGGGCTTCATACTCTTCTTCAATCTGGTCTTCTAGATCTCTTTGTACGTATTTAGTCTTTTCTGACCTTTCCTCCAACTCCTGTTTTGGGAACTGTGCGTGCTCCCTCATCCACCATGGAATTATCTGCCCCATAAACCCAATTTATTTGTTCTTCATTGCAATCCTTCAGAATCTTATTGATCTTAGTGAAGATCTTATCATGCTCCCATTCTCTTCCTTTATGTGCAGCAGCAGCCGGATGTTCTATCTCAAAGCCCCAGTGCAGGAAAGGAACGATGGTTTTGGCCATGATATGAGCATTCTTACCAAAAGAAACATATATAAGTCCCTTTGTATAAAAATTGATCACATTTTCAAACATATACAAGATGAACTTATCCCATAATCCCCCATGGGAAGATGGTTTATTCATCTCTACGGTAAGAGAGGTATTGAGAAGAAGAACTCCTTGATTGGCTAGATAGGACAAATCAGGATGTCTGGGAACCGGAACTCCAAGATTGTCTTCCATACCTTGATAGAATAGTTCCAGAGAAGGTTGGCATACTCCAGTATTACTACAGCTCATGGCCATACCATCAGCTGTATATATGAGTTTACCTTCTTTGTCAGCCTTAACCCATGGATAGGGATCCTGAAGAATGAAGATTACTCTGAGTTTTGAGAAAGGACATTCCCTGAAAGCTCTAAAGGTATTACAGTGCTCCGGGCATATGATCTTCCCTTCACCTTCTGGAGGTTTTCTACCCTCTTTCTTCAGGAACTTATATATATCCTGGAAATCAGGGGATTCTATGAACTCCTTGAACTTTGGAGCCCAGTCTCCCAGTTGTGGTGCTATCTTTTCATAATCCATAGTGTTAATTTGGAAGTTCAACCCAAAATTTAAGTTTGCAATTAGGGCACTCATATCTCACATAATCTCCATCTGCTACTCCTCCTCCTTTCCCATAATCCTCCTCTATTTCTTTAGCATCAGGATGCTCACAAGGCCCCATTCCTTCCTTCCATGGATCATTCTCAGTACAAGTATGGTACTCTTTTTTGATTAATCTATTCTCCATACACCTATTTTAAAATCGTCAGTTTTGGCTACTTTGAACTTCTTTTTAGTATCCATTAAACTGACAAATCTCTCTACACCACTCTTAGCATTGGCCAGTTTTCCAGAGATGGTATGTTCATTACAATCATCGAATATGATGATACACTCTCCTATTTTCATATCTTTGAGAGGAAGCTCTCTGTAGTTAGTCTTTTTCCATCTCTTTTTGGCAACAGGTACTACCTGAGCTTTGTCCATAATTACTCCTGGCAAAGGGATGTTCTGTTTAATTTCGAAAGGCATAGTTTCTGTTTGTGTAGTTATAGTTTCTTTCTTCTCTTCGTGCGGGAGAACAGGTTTTACAGGTTCATAAACAGGTTTGAAATGTATTTTATCTGCAATATTGCAGAGTCTTTCAATTGAACACTCTTCCAGCTTTCTCACATCTTTTTGAAGATTGCCAAGATTTAAGACAGCCATTACAGCTCCAGATTGACATACCCTCAAGAGGTCAGGATCATTCTTATATCCTGGTTCTCTTACCTTCTCAAGTATATATTGAATAGTTTGTCTCTTGAGTGTTGATAATTGTGATCCATATGAAATCATATAACACCTTTTTGCTTAAAATGATTGATAACAACTTCTAATCCTTGATACTTTGCCAGATCCGCAAAGTCCTTAATTGCTTTGCCCTCGGGTGTAGTATACCCTTTCGGACAGTTAATCCACTTGAATCCAAACTGATTGTAGTACTTACATGCTTGTACACCTACATCATCACTATCAAAATTAAGGTAAACTTTACCACATCTTTGAGTAATAAGATCTATATTTTCTTTTGTTATAGCTATCTCATTTTCACTCTGCACAGAAGCTACATTGGGTAGGAATTTAGCTAAAACCATTTCATCCTTCTTAGACTTGGTTATTACTCCAACTTTACAGTTATTGATAATCCTATCTAATCCATTAATGTATCTATTAGGTACATTAGTTAGCCATTTGTTCCGCTTATCCCCAAGGGGCCTATAGATCTTCCACTTGTCCTTATTATCACCCATAAGATATCCAAATACCATATCAGTTGGTGGTATCATTATCCTTTCTCTATCCAGATAAAGCTTCTTAACTGCATATACATCATTCTGTTCCAGTTCCTTTTCAGTAATGTGGTAGGATGCCCAGTAAGCCAGCTCTGCACTATCAAATCTTCTAGTCACAACCTGAATAAGGTAATCCTTTTTAGGCAGTGGATCTGCCACAGATACTTTTTCTCTCTTAGCCCCATGGGACTGGAGTAGTCCAAAGTCTCTGGCAATCATCCTTAGGGCAGCCCAGTAGCTAATACCCATATACATTTGCCTAACAAGATCTACACAATCCCCCCTCTTTGTAGAGTCTCCATAATCAAGATGATGCAATCTCCCTGATTTAGAAACTATTACAGAGAAGCTAGGATCGCTCTCCTTCCTAAAAGGGGAACAGAATGTCTTTCCTAGCACAAAATCATGACCAATATAGTATCTGTATATCTCATACTCACTCACCTTCTCAAGGATAGTATCAATAGAGAGGTCTACTCTTTTAGCTCCTTTTATCATGATACAAAGTTAAAAAGAAAAACCCCGCTAGGAATAGCAGGGTCAAAATGAAAAAAAAACCGAATCATGAACTAATAGCTTGTATCGTCTTCAGCGATCACTGAATTTCCAGATGTAATATTCTTAGTAGAATCATATGGAGTTAGTTCTCCAAGTGTAAAATGATCTTTTATTCCATACTGAGGGTCAACAATGTTTAGAACAAACTTCTGCAGTTTGGTTCTTTTCTTCTTCTCAGTTCCTCTAGCTCCTTCTATGAAGCTATTATCAATCTTCCTCAATCTGATCTGCTTCATAGCATAACCAGGCAGGAACTCTTTATTATACACTTGTTCATACTCCATTGGTGCACCTTCCTTATCGACAGTCCTCATAGTCACCAGGCAGCATATTGTACCACTATATTCACCATTTATCTGGTCTGCGATCTCCTTGACATTTCCTCTCATCAGTTTAGTCCAGTCAAATGCTAAAACTGTCTCAGCATCTCTGGTATCAAGCTTATTCAGCCAGGTAATAGCAAAGTTATATAATTCCTCTTCACCTTCATGGGCCACTCTATATGACCTGGATGTAAACCAATCAGCAAGATTCTTGGGATCATCTGCCCAAGTAGTCATACCAACATCATTGATATACTGCTTTTTGGTCTTATCCTTATTTTCCTTCTCCACATCTTTCAAAAAGAATCTGATACTCCGAAGTTCTCCTGTTTTCACATCCCTGATCCATGCCACAATGTTTAATTTCACAATTTCTCTCCCATCTTTATCTTCCTTACCTAAATATTCTGGATCTTTTTCCAGTGTTGTACTGAGAATCTTCTCCAGCTTTTCCCTGTCAGGATTAATAGCTATCACTTCTCCTTCAAAGAACCCAGTTTTCTTTACAAACTCCTTTTGCTCTCTTGCTTTACCTTTGATACTCATATGCTTACTTTATTTTATACTTAACACTTCTTATGATCATCCAGTTAATTGTGCGGGGGTCAACCTGTCTTGTTCTGGAATCATAGTCAGGTTTGGAAGGATCTTTATCAACTTCCATATCAATGAAGCTAACTCTTCCAAACTCATTCTGAGAACCATAGTGTCTTCCTACCATTGTTCTCTCTTTACCAGTGATTACAGAAGAGATGATCTCTTTTACTTTCTTTGTATAATCTGCCTCACTGGTCATTTTCCCACCTTTGTTAGGATAGATGTCTCTTAATTGCTCGATGGCATCTTTTTCCTTAACCTGAGTGTTAAAATTAACAGTCATAACAACCCCTGGGGAAGCCAGAAATAGGGCTGCTGCGTCTGTTTTAGTTATGGCTTCCTCTCTTTCGAACTGAGTTGAGGAAGTCAGGAGATTTTCTACATAGCCTTTATTAAGAACTATATCCTCTCCATTGTCTGCTTTCAATTGTACCTTATCTCCCACAATCTTAACCACTGAATAGTACTGAGTTTCGCTCAGTTTCTCACCAACTTTTAGATCTCTGAATTTTGTCATATGTGTGTAGTTTATAATGTACCAGTTTCCTTACTATAGAATCCACGGCTCACATCTTCCCCGCGAGAAGCAGAACTTCTGAACTTAGCAGTTGCCACAGTAGACATCATATAAGTAGCACCAATGCTTTCTGCAGTGTTTTTATGAGAAAGGGTATTGGTTTTGTCAACAGATAATAGTCTTATGACGTAAGCTACATCTTCCTCTGTACCAACAAAGGTAATAGTGAAACCTTTAGCCTCGCATTCTTTGATGAGATCTGCTACTGCTTTAGTGCTTCTCCATGGCGAGTTCATTGCTGTAGAGTTCTCCTGACCATCTGTGAAGATCTTCACTAGAACTTTATCCTTACCATTAGCCTCGGAGAGAAGCTTTGTAAGTGTTTCACCTACAGTCTGCAGGAGTGCAGTAGAACCCCTTGTCACAGCATGAAAGGTTCCTACTTTCCCTAGAGGAGTCTTCCAGAAAGCTGTCTGGATATCATAAGGATCGGAGAAATGTACCACAGTTTGGGTAACGTCAGTAGAGTTATCCTTTCTCATCTCTTCTACTTCCTTATTTATACCTGTGAGGGCTGCATTAAACTTGGGGCCTGACATACTCCCTGAGGCATCAAGGATATGTACATTATGTACGGTGATACGTTCTACTACCTTGGTTTTCTTTTTTGTTTTAGGTGTAGTAGTCTTCACCTCAACTAGTGCTGTATCTACAGCAATCTGGGATTCCAGATATTTAAGATATTCACTAGTGCTAGAAAAGCCATATTTGGCTGCCAGTTTTTCCTTAGCAGCCAAATTAGCTTTCTTGAAGTCTTCTAAAAGTTTTTCGAAGATCTTACTCATATATTACTTTTTATTAATTAAATAAAGCTTCTGTATCAGTTACTTGTCTCTCAGACTTCTTTGCAAATTCGACTACTTTCTTCAGAACTTCATTGCTATCATTAGGTATTTTGAACACATCAGTACCAAACACCCCTGGAGGGCACTTAGCGCTTGTACCTTCAGCAGCCAGTTTGAAGAAGTACTTTGGTTTATCATTTTCAAACTTACTATCAGCATACAGGACAATGGTAAACTCTTTCTCGATCATGCCTTCCCACTCTTTACCTTTAGTCTTAATCCTTTTCTCAGGTTCTCCCTCAATGTTTATCACTTCATAGTGAGCAGTGAGGAACATTTCCTTTTCCACAGATTTGACCAAGTTCATAAGTTTACTAATACCTCTATTATAATTATCCCATACATCAAATCCCCTAAAGTTAACTCTCATCTCTTCAAGTAACATGTTAAATATTTCAGACATGCTATCTACTACTATGCAGTCTATTTCTGGATTCTTTGCATAATCCTCAATAGCTTTTAAAGCTCCTGCAAACTTCTTTGGCTTTGCATAGTGTTTGAAAGTTCTCTCAATAGGCAAAGGTTTATTCTCAGCATTCACAAATCCTGTAGTAGATTCACTCATGTTCCTAAAGCTGAAAGTCTTACCCTTCCCTGGGGGGCTTACCAAGCAAATCTTGTGATAATCTCTGATAGTTTTGTTAGCCATATATGAATTTACAATTTAACATCTTCGAGGGTATCCCATCTCCACATTTGATTTACCTTGTCACTATTAAGTTTGAAACCCAGAAAGAATTGGTTAGAAGATTGAGGTGAAAAAGGTATCAAATTTACCTCTTTTTCCTCAGATTTCCTAATCTTTTCGAGGATTTCAGCCCTCTTTTTGCGTGTTTCTTTGGTCATCTTTTAGGCAGTTTTCGTGAAGTTCTTTTACCCTCCCTAGGGATATGGAAATACTGATTAGAGAATCTATATAGGCAAGAAAGGCATCCATATGTTCTCTACTTTCAGCAGGGAAATGCGTAGCTAGATTACCTCTTGCTTCTGAAAGAGCTGCCTCAGTCCTTTGAATAGCCAAGGCAGCTTTTATCTGAGCTTCCAATAGTCCCATTAGTTCATATTTTCATTCACGAGATCTTTATCTTCAGCCTCAGGGCCCCATTTAGAGACAATCAGGAAACCATCACCCACATAGTGCAGGACAATAGGATCTTTGATCTCCCTACTCATAAAGACCCCATTGTGCACTTTGTCATTATCATCCACTATCAAATCTCCCTTAGGGGCACAGATAAATAATGGGACTGAGGTGAATGTTGGCATAGAGGTATAGGAAGGGTAGCTAGGCAAAGCCGTTCCAGTAGGCCATAAGCTCTGGTCATTCAGTAGATAAGAGTTTCTACGGTTGACATCATCTCTCATCTTTTGAGCTTGTTTGCTATCAACAAAGTTGTGCCTCTTAGTAAAGTCGAACTCTACTCTGTCACTAAAGCGATTAGTTTGTTCCAGATAAGTATCTTCTGGAAGAGCCTTGAACTTGCTGATTTCCAAGATGTTCTTTTGAGGAACATCTCCTTTGTATTTATATGCAGGAACACATAGAAGACCGTACTTTTGGCAAATAGCCTTAACCTGATCTATAAAGATGAACTTCTGACCAGGATATTTTATGGCATATTTTTCCACAGCAGCAATTCTCTTCTCAGCCTCAGCCCTTTTCAAGTCCTCTGCGTGCCATTGCTTTACTATAGGGACATTATTAAACCCTGCAGATTTTAAAGCATCTACCTGAGCTTTAGCATCTGCATTATTCAAACTCTCAAGGATCTTTTTAGCCTCATTTAAGGCTTTCTGAGAAGCTGTTTCAAAATCATCGTGAATTTCACGAACTATCGCAGCGTCAGATTTAGTAATAGCTACTATTGGGTTAGCTACTCTTCTTAGTAATTTGAACATGTGATTAAAATTTAATTTTAACTAATAGATTACATTGCTACTCTTGCCCGAATATTAGCAAGACTATCATCTATCATCAGTTTTCCGTCTATAAAGACTGGCTTAAGAGCACAATTTTTTACCATATCCCAAGTAGCCTGATCAGTCATGTGATAGCTATAATTATCTGACTCTGGATCATCATATACTTTATATACAGCTATAAGACCTTTAGCAGACTTCTTAGTTCCATCATCAGTTATTGGATCCTTAAAGATCTCTCTTTCTACAGGGACATTATGATAAGGTGTTGGGAGAAGCTCCCCATAGGTAGCTTTCATAGCCCAGCCTTGTGTATCACGAGTATTATACTGATAAGTATAACTACCGATACCCAGAACAATATTAGTTGAAGCAAAGCCCTTAGCTTCCAATCTTTGACAAATTGAGTTAGCCCGATCCAAATTAATGGAATCCCCATAGATAGCGCCAATATGAGAGTCAAGCTCTTTGTATCCATTTTCATTGATTTTACCTCCGAAGATGTCCCAGAGGAGTTCTATTACACCTTTCTGTTGAGGACTCCCCTCTTTTACACCACCTTTGTATGTATGTAGCCATTTACCATTCCCTAGGAGACTGGCTGAATCTGGAGGAAGTCCACAGATAATATCCACAGGATCACCTGAATCAGGTCTGATAACCACCTTACCTTCTCTTGCCAGAATTACATCCTTAAGCCTTGGTAAATAATCAGTTAGAACTGTCCAGAGATCCCATGTGTCGGAGACTATACTCACTATCCCTGAGGGGTATATTTCAGTAATAAGTCTCTTAAATGTCTCAAACTCGCCTCCCTGCATACCCATACACATTACAGAGTGCTCGGTTGCTGGTACAGAACCACCTATGAGCTCACTATCTGCATCTGCATTGTAGTACTCTTCAAGGAAATCTATGGCTGGGACAGTATCAGTACCTGTGAAAGATAAAAGATGTCCTGCTCCTGAGATTGCTGCAGATTCAATACTGCTCATGCCTCTAAAGGAGAAGTCATGGCCTTGCCACTGCACAAACTCATTGATCTGTTTAGGGCTACCAGTCTTAAGAGCCCAGCTATTGAGCAATTTCCTATATTCAGCAGCCAGTGTAGCAGAGGTAGAACCTTGCCATAAAGAGGCTGACATACAGGTTTCTAGATAGTTTACCAACCAGAAGAACTCAGGTCTGGTATTCCACATTATAAGAGGGGGTACTCTGATTGGGACTTTCGAGCCTTCAGGTAGAGCCATAATTTGTAAAGGGAGATACCCCAGTTCATGAAGAGCAACAATATGATCACTACCAATGGAATTGGGCCCAAGTGAACTATCCTTGCGACGGTTGAAAGACTTAACAACATCATCTAGTGGTTTTTGGAAGAAGTTTTCATTCCACTGTTTGATCAGATATTCTTTGATAAAGTATTGTAAACCAAAGAATACTACATGATCAACACCAGGGATTCTGCTCTTCCGTGGAGTAAAATTGGAGAAAACAAGAGTAGTATCCTTAGGATATTGTCTCCTGTGATCAGCCTTATAGAAATCTATCAGATTCAGTGGATTGATTTTCATAACTAAAAATACTGACCTCCATCAGCATATTTGTGAGCAGGTTGCTCAGTTACAACAAACCTGTTCGGGTGACACCAATGAGTTGTACCAGGAAGTTCCTCTCCCGTAGCATAACTTTTTACATAATTTAGCTCCAAAGGCAGACCCACATCAATGTGAGGATTACCTTTAGAGTCCAGATGGATACTCTTACATTCATACTCTTGATCTTGTTTCAATGCAGGAGCATACTCTTTTCCAGGAAGCTTCTGTGAGAAAATACATTTAAGTTTGGCTCCAGGTGTGATTTCTGTTTTACCCATAACTTGCCCTGCTTTTAGTTTGTTTAATTATGTACTTTGCTGCTTCTTCAAGCGTATCCTTTTGCATAATGCTCATTCTGTCACAGAAGATATCTACATTTCCCTTCCTTTCATACCCCTCAGGGCATACTACAACCGTTCCACTGAATCCATATCTACCTAACTCAAGTAGGCTGATGGGAGAGATTGTTCCTGGATCAAAATAGAAGAGTCTCATATCAGCCTTCTCAAGACCTCTGAGCTCCCAGTTTACCTGCTGACTAAATGTTGGATCTTCAAAAGAGTTATCCCAACTATTGTCCCAGTCATCCCTTCGGGGATTGAGAATCTGATACTTATTGTTCAGCTTCTTTGGAATGAATTTCTCAAATAACTCAATTGCCTCTTCCTGCCATCCTGATGCTAGTCCCATCTCAATTGATCCTGCCAAAAATATACTGACTGGTATGTACCAGTCTGCTCTTTGTGGTGCCTGTACTACTTTCATAATTAAAATTTAGAATACTTTTTAGTTGTTATGTAACCTCGGAATTTATCCATCTTAAACTCGATCCTTTTCTCAATTTTGTCCTTTGGAAATAGCCTTCTTAATACTTCCATCCTGATCTCCACATCTCCTATCTCGTCTATAATCTCTTGTTCATCAGGAGCACCTGAGATTTTCTTGTTACTTGTCTGTATTAAGACTAAAGCTAGTTCCATTAACTCTTCTGCTGCTTTACGGTAGTTATAGTTGCCATTGTTAGCAACCATGTAATCAACCACATTCTGGTCTATCATTTTTTTCTCTTTTTACTGTTGTCACAAGGTCTTTTAGGTCATTATATACCTGGATGAGACCAGCCCTGTCATCCAGAAGAGCACTGAAGAATGGTTTCCTGCTTTCCCAGGGGAGTTTGATGCCATCTGTATTTATTCCATCAAAAGGAATATTGTTGTCTTCAAGGAATCTCATTATATAAGCATGATCCTTGTAAGCAGTCCAGCAGATAATAGTGCAACCTATTTCCTTTAAATCCCTTAGTAATTGAATTACAAGATGATAGGTAGATCCATTATTATGATAATCATGAACAGTACCATCAAAGTCAAAACCTACACAGAGGCTCTTGTGCTTGTAATATTCCATTATGAGTCTGCTATAAGAGGCCCCAGGTCTTAGATATTCATCCTGCATTAATTCCATATTTGTCTGGGTCATAAGCTATTTGTTTTATTTTGACTTTACCTGTATGTATCCATACTCCTAGTGAGTCTGAGCATATTATCTCATCAAAATACTCTTCCAGTGGCTCAAATCCTTTGGAGAAAATCCCATGAGTAACTATGAGAGTCATAGAAAGAGGATTCCATCCCTGATCTCTAAGCTGCTTAGCAATAGCAATGAAAGTTCCACCCCCATCACAGATATCATCAATAATCACACAATGCCTCCCAGCACATGTTGCAGGGTTAAGAACTTCAAGAGTTATTTTACCATTAGAAAGGTCTCTATGCTTTATACACTGTATGGATTCTTTAATATTTGGATTCCACTCAGCATATTTGTGTGCCTTTTTGGAAGCACCTGCATCAGGAACAATAAGAATTGTATCCTTTTTATCATAAGCCTCCACCAGCTCCCTATTATTAACCACAATTGAACCTTTGATTAAAGCAGGGGCTACATCTGAATGAGGATCATAGAGATATACATCCAAGAACTCAAGGGAATTAATGATATCTGCTATCACTTTCAGACCAAAGCTGCTCCCTAAGGGAAGATCATGATTTCTATCAGATCTGGCACCCAATAAGTAGGTAATGTGGAGCTCACTCTTTGAGATAGTCTTATGATGATCTAAAGCACTAGATATCATACATAGCTCAAGAAGTTTTGCTGGGGAGTCCAGAGACACTATTACTCTGGCCAGGTACTCTTCCAAAGCTACATCTACGTGAATATGAGGCTGAGAATCAGGGAATACGGTTTTAGTATATCCCTCTCCTGTGTTCAAATTGATGGTTTTAATCATATTATCTGTTTTCTGGTAAAAAGAACGTATTGTTCAAAATAGTTTCATAGACTTCTGGAGTCATATCTCCTATCTTTGGCATTTCCTTAAACATGCCTACAACAGGTTGGAATGCAAGACCTATCCTAATATCATCTGAGCCATAGGAATTCTTCAGGATTTTTAAGGATCTATACATCTTCATTCCATCTCTGGAGCGGAGTAAGGATAGATCATACCCTGAGGGGTCTGGAACCTTATATCTCATAGGATCAAATAGTGATAAAACCACATCTGAATCCTCCTGAGTAGCTCCAGTGTCCTTAAAATCCTCAAGCATTGGCTCTACATCACCTGATTTGAGCCTTAGGGGACTTGAGATATCTCTATTGAACTGAGAAACCTCTACTATAGAACCCCCATAATAATCCCTTTCCATTCGATCATCTTCAGATGCTTTATCTATCACATCTTTTTTAGTAGCAAGACCACTCTCTTTCTTTATCAGACCAGAGTGATCTTTGATCTTCATGATAATCAAATTAGGATCATTTGGTATATATATCCTTTTATGCTCTGTAACCTGTTCCTCCCTACCGTGCCTCAGATATAATTCCCTCATGTACTTCCTTATCCCTGTGGGATTCTCTGGGTAATCCATCATGATAATCACTTCCATAAGAGCCTCAATATACTCTCTGTGCATTAGGAACAGATCATGCTCATCAGGAGTTAGCCTCTGATCCCTTGGGCACCAACCCATTAACCTGGTCACAGGAATAAGTACTCCATGATCCATGAATATCTTTCTGGAAATCCACTTAGCCAACTTGAAGTTCTTTCTTCTCTCCATAGAAAAGTAAACTAACTTCAGTCTTATTCTCGTAGTACTATAATTCCTAATGTACCAATCTAGTGGATTTAACACAAAGGCATCATCCAGTAGAGCAGTTTTGCCACTACCAGTGTAGCCTCCTATTAAATACTTAGTTGATTTTCTGATACTTATGTGATTGTTCAGCCTCTGAAACCCCATTGGTACACCAGCATTGGCACCATCCATGCCACTCTGAACTTCTCCTGCTAAGTCATCAAAATCACTCATCTGAATCTGTTACATTGATTGTTACTATCTTCTTTACTCCATCATCCATTTCTACTTCGAGGGCCTCTCCCAGATCTCTTGCCTGCTTGACAGGATTTAGCTCTGTAGCCCCTATATTATCAAGAGCAAACTGCAGGATAGTAGCTCTGGTTGCTTTTTCGAGATTTGTCATATTAGATTTTCTTTGTAACTATCATACCAATAAGTCCAATAAGCATTAGCAGAGCAATGATTGCAAGAGGCCCCCATATTGGTGCAGTTATCCACCACCAAGACCAGTTGATTACTCCACATAATTTGAGAACCAGGAAAGTGATAAATAATAGAGTGCAAGTGCTGTAACCTGCTTTCACTTCTACTTTAGTTTTTTGTGCCATAATTGTATTTTTTGTACGTCATTAGATAATTTAGTTTCTCTGTAGTGATCCCAAGCTTTCTTATCTTCACCCATTAGGGCCTCTGACTGGCTGTAAGTTAGATCTTTAATTGCTTTTTTGTTGCTCCAGTGACTATGTTCTATTACAATATCTGGAAGATATTTGATCTTCTCAAGACGTAAACCTAACTCAAGCCAGTAGTTATCAATATAATAATGCTTTAGAATGGGAGGAGCTGTATACCCCAGAGGGAGAATAATATCTTCATGAATAAAAGGTGCTGTTGGTAAAGCAGCCCCCTGTAAAAGGTCATTTCCATAACATATTCCCTTATTCTGATCCTGCCATTCAATGATCTTATCTTCCCATCCCAGTGTATGGAATATAAAATCATCACTCAACAAACCTACTATATTAGCACCATCTTCTATCTCACTCATTGCTAGCAAATTATTCTTTTGATTTAACTCTAATTGGCTGGTAAACACTGTCTTATAGACATTTCGTTCAGATTTAATGTAATCCATTAGATTAGGGTCATTAGCATCTAACCCTATTCTTATGGTAGATTTCCCCTGAGTTGTCAGTTTCCAGCTATCCAGAAACCTTTTCATCAAGCTAGGTCTTCCTCTTGAAGGGACAATGATGACAAGATTACTCATTAGATTTGTTTATACATTTTATAAATAAGACTGTCTTCCCCATAACTACATCCATCTATGATTAAGGCTAGTAATGGAAGAAATGTTACCGCGCAAAATAGTAACATTAAGATAAAAACTAATCCTTTCATAGGTCAAAATTTAAAGACCTAAGGAGGTGGGATATCTCAAAGGGTTGAGCCTGATCCGTGCCTCAAGCTAGTAGTCTGAACGTAACTTGCAGGGCAATGACTCTTCTCCTACTAAGCCATTGGAGCGTGGGACAGGTGTGATCTTAGTGTTGATATCCGATCCTCCTTAGATCTTAATTAGTTAAAAACCAACCTACAGCAGGCAGGACTGTGACCTCTCATTTACGAGAGGAATATTTCAGTATAAGCAGTCCTCCGGGGTGTTGAGCCTATACTCTCGCAGGGATACTGGGTTGGTATGCTTACTATTATCCCTTTTTCAGCTGAGTTTAGATGTCCACTGCTCCAGGTGATGTGATTTTAGCAATCACAAAACCTTCCTTAGGGTACATAAAATTCTCATATGTTCTTTGGTTAAGATATGTTGCACTATTCTGCATATACTTCATCTTATTCTCATTGTCTTTCACAGATTGCTCCTTTTTCAAAGTGATTTCCCTCTCTAAAGCTCTTATAAGATCTTCAGCACTATGCTCTCCCTCAAGTAAGATCTCATTGAATTTCTTCTTACAGTCCTCCTTTTTCTGCCTCAAACCCCTTGAGCCACTGAATGATCTACCTTTGTATTCAAACATATCAGTAGGAGGATAAGCTTTCCACCACAACTCGAATAACTCATCTACCTCCTTCCTAATCTTCCTCACTACTTCCCCCGGGGGTCTGGCAGAAGATAATGCTACAAGTAATTCTTTACCTAAGACAGTAACCTCTCCTTTTTCAGTTATGAGGCTTTTCCTATACAAATTTTGTTTCCATGCTGCTACCTTAGAAGAACTCATGTGCTTTTCTACATCAGTGCCTTCAGAAAGGCATTCCAGTATGAATAGATGGTTTAGATCTATTCCATAAGTCTGTAGCTGCCTGAATCCTTCTATGGTAAGATTGAACACGGATAAACCTTGGGCGTTTTGCTCTTGTTGAGACTGTTGCATATTGGACATTTTTGCGAGTTTTTCTCACTTTTCCTAATACCACTCTTGCGTGCTCCACTTCGAAGATCTCCTGCATAAGTCTGGTTTCTCTTTCATATTTCTCAGCTTCCAAATATGCTTTGTCTCTAAGATACTCAAACTCTTCGTCTACTATCTGTGTTGTAGTCTTCATTATCACTAAAGATTTGGTACAACATTGACTGCTGCCTGTAAGTCCTCCAATCCTCTAACAGAATTATCAGTGGAATAATTAACACTGCTGATATCAGGAGGATGGCTATGCCTTGGATCCATTTCATGATTTTCATTTTTACTCATATATTGCTGTCTCTCAAGTTCTTCTACCTTTGCTCTTTCATCATAAATGCTCTTAGCCTGAACCAGAGCATCCCTGAAAGCTACCAACTCCTTAATAAGAGCTTCTACTTTGAATAAGCTGTTCTCATATGATCTATCCCCTTCATCGTTTAACCCAACAGCGAAGTGAATAGAGTTCCCGCAGTCTCTTAACTTTAGAGTAGCATCATAACCTGAGCTATCATCTGAATAAAAGACAATTTGGGAGAAAATCGAAGCATCGGAATTACAACCTGGTAAATTCACAAATGCTTTCGAGGAATAGAATGGAGGCTTCATATCAGATTGGTTTATAGTAAATAGTTTCTGGATACCTTCCTTCAAATATCCACATAATAACTGGACATAACCACATAAGATTGTCTGACATGTCATCAAAATAGTACCTACCAGACACAGTAGGTATCTCATCACATCGTTTGAGCTCATAGAACCCTTTTTGTTTCTGTTCAGAGATCTGGAGTTTTACTTCATCTTCCATGTTTTCTCCGCTCAATATATCAAGAAAATCATCAGCCCCTGCTACCATTTGTAAATCAGCTGGGTTACCCCCTTGGGCAATGTATGCACATAGATCAATCCACCAGGTTTGCTCATGTCCTTCCCCTTTTGTGTAAAACCTAAACTCTTTCATTTAAAACCTCCACTTCTTTGTTATCAAAATAATGTTGTTTGGTTAGGATCTGGTCTTCCACCTTTTCTTTTCCTTCCTTTTTCAATTGCATAGATACGCTCTTCAGCCTTGTTTATATAATAATCATAGTTGATATTATACTCTGCTATAGGCTTATTGGTATCTACCTTGTTTATCACTGTACACTTCCACTCTCCTGCTTCACATTGTGTTACATCATTACCATCAGCTTCTGAGTTCTCATTCTTGATCTTTAGTAGCTTCTTTCCATCTGTAGACACATAATACCTTATCATTCTGTCAAACACTTCTTTCTGCCCCTCTTTATCAATAGTTTCATAATGGAATTGTTTAGAAGCCTTTACTCCTATACAGAAATCAAAGATATTTAAATGCTGTCTGATAGTAATGCCTGCTCTAATACCATTAACAAACCACTTCTCCAGTGCGAGATTGATAATCTTTCTACTCTTATTCTTCTCTACCGGAAAACTGGTAAGGAAGTCACCTTTCTTCTTCACCTCTCCATCAAGCTTTATAGCCAGATAGTCATTCACAGTAGCCTGAATCATTTTACTGTACTGAGTATACTCCAGCTTACCCTGTTCATTGTTTCCTACCTTCTTTTCCCATGCGTAGCAGGTATTATAGTAAGTCTCTTCCAAACTCTTGTCAAATAAACATACTATACCATCAGTATTAGCACTAATAGTCTGAATACCAGCTATTAGCAGATCTTCAATAAGCATTAGGATCTCAAACTGATTACCTATGGTACAGCTAAATTGCACGAAAGGATCGTACTGCCATGAGTTCTTCTCATTAGTCTTACCAAAACCTCCTCCATTTAGGGCTAACTTTAGCATCTCACTGAGCCCTTTATATTTCCTTTTATCCCTCTTAGGAATGTCTGGGTTCTGAGCCAGCTTCTTATAGCTGATCCTCTTTTTAAAAGTACTCTCATAGCCTACCAGCCATGCTGTGCTCAAATGGGAAGGAAATAACTTTCTCTTAATGATAGACCAGGGGTATTGAGAACCAATATCTGCATCCATCAGAATCTCATTCCATTTGGGTATTACTATCCTATTCTTTTCGCTGGAATGGATTCCTCCTTTAGCAATGAGCAGATGTAACCCATTGATACTGAAAGGGTATTCCTCTTTTTTAGCCAGATTTACCCTCACCTTTTTCATCTTCTCAAAGAACTCCTGAAAGGGTTTAGTTCTAAAGGTAACATAATCTGGTATACAATCTCCATAATTGAACCTCTTCGTAGGTTTCCTTTTCTTTTTAAGATCATACAACTGTCTGGTAGTCAAGCTAGTAAGCTCACAATACACTTTCTTGTTAATCTCATCACCAATCTTAACGTCACTCCATGAGAGAGCTTTGGTAGGAAATTTCATCTCCTCAATCAGATCAAGCCTGTCCTGTACTTTGTTCTTGCCTTTATACTCGTCATGTTCAATTTCCCCAATGGTGTACTTCCAAAATTCATAAGTAGCCTCTACGTCATTTCTACAATAATCCTTAATCTCCTGTATCTCATCAGGAGTGAATTTCTCCTGAGTGTGATGATAAGGCATCTCTTCCACGTTGTAGAAGTCCATAGAGAACTCTAGCCATTTCAAAGATGTTCTCTTATTCTCATTGTCGAAGTGGTGGATCTTTAGCAGATCTATCTGAGTATTGTCTATATCCTCTTCTCTATAGGGAGGAAACAGATCATACTTCTGATCGTCAATAATCTTGTTGGAGAACTTTTTAATAATGTTCAAGGTTCTAATATTATCATAGTCAATCCATCTCTGATGATTATCCATAATAAACTGCAGCACCTGACAATCATAGCTTAATCCATTATAGGATATGCCATACACACCCCTTAGGGACTGTAGATGCTTTGAGAGCGCAAAAAGATCATTTCTGTACTCCGAAATCTCAAATTCTACCCATGTTTCAGTTGTGGGATTAAACCCACAATACAGGAACATTCCTGCTAAACATTCTATATCATAGATTTCTACATCCATTGTAGGGGGAGGAAGAATCGAACTTCCGACAAGAATGCTCTACCACTGAGCTATCCCCCTATCAATCCTAGCAATCACCATTGCAAGGATAATCACATATTGAACCTTCTGGATATTCGCACCACTGTACCATTCTTCCATTCTGCCACCAAGGGCCATATTTTCTCTGCTTCTTCCTTTCAAACCACTTTTCAAATCTTCTTCTTTTTCTTTCTCTCATGCGATCTATTCTAGTTTGCCCATATATCCCTTTAGTTTTCCAGAAGGCTATGTAATCTAACTTGTACCTTAGACCTCTAGCTTTCTTTCTTCTTTTCATGAAGTCAGAGGGAGATTCGAACTCCTGACCTCCTGTGCGGCAGCTTCGTTGATCTTTCGATCAAGCCCTAGCAGGTACTCTAACCAACTGAGCTATCTGACTTTCCATTTCGCTGTCAAACCTTAACACTAACTACTTTATCTGTACTTTAACTTTGAATACTTCCATGCTGTCTTAGTTTGGTGCCCGAAAACCCAGGCACCTCTTCTACTTCCTTTAGGGGAATCTTCCCCACATAGTGATTTTTGAAGCTGTCCCTGGAGTGATAAAGGATTGGATTTTTATACTTGGATGCTATATGATCCACATCCATTGACCAAAACTCATCAGTAGGGGAATCATATAAAACTTGGATCTTCACTTGAGGAAAGATCTGTTGAAGCATCCTTATTCTGGAAGGGAGTCCATAAGGATTTCTTTCATCATTTATAGACTCAACAGTTGGAGCCGGGGTACCCAGCAAAATGATTGTCTCATCGCATTCCCTTATTGAGGTTGCGATCAGGTGAAGGTGCCCTGGATGGAGGAAAGGTACTTGAAATCTCCCGATTATAATTCCTGTCATACATAATTTTTATTTGTTAATTGGAAAAGAAGCAAGTAATGACACTTGTGAAATATAAACATTTCCGGGTTGATAGTGTAGTTTTCTCTGTAAACATGTCATTATATCGACTGCTGACATATCATCCTCTATCTCAACATCTATAGCCTCTTTTCTAAGTGTACCATTATCTATCTTATATTCAACAAGATAGGAGTTTTTTGTTTTCATCAGAATTTCATTTTTTCAAGCGCATCAATAAGTTTACCCATATTAGCATCGTAAAAGCCACAGTGGTTAATACACCCCAACTCCACGATGTAGTACTCATCATTATAGAGGCATATATCAAGGCAGAAAGCCCTGGCAGGTTGGAAGATCTTAGCCATTTTACGAGCAAAGATAATAGCTTCATCATTGTGATCCATATTTAAGTAGTTACCACGAGAACCTATTTTGTACTGACTGATGGTAACTGGTTCACCATCAATCATCCAGCACCTGATTTCCTGTTGGGTAGTTTTTGGAGAAGCTACAAGCACATTTGGGCACTTTTCTAAAAGATCGGTATTATCCCATACATAATCATACCATTGCTTTATATTAAATAATTGGCCTGTGAACTCTTTCCCATCCCCCAAGGGTCTACAAAAGAAATGCTCTGGCTCAGTAAAAATAGTGTCAGTTGCTATAATCTTCCCATCAGAATTTAGCATGTGTTCTCCAAAGGCAGGTAGGTATTTCTCCATAGTAAAGTTCTCATTGATAAAATGACCTGGAGTCCAGTCATACTTCTTCCTGGCTACTAGCCCAGCATTAGTGGATCCAAAGAAGAATACATCTTTTCTTGAGGTTTTAACCTCTAGGTGTTCAGAGAAGGGAATATACTTAACTATTTCATGATTAGGTTCAGGATCATAGATTGGTTCACAACCTTCTCCCTTTCTCTCTCTCATTTTATTTAAATGACTTATGAGTGCTTTGAAACCATATTCTCTGAACAGGTTTTCTTGTATTACGTAGTACACTTTGTTAGCTTTTTATAGGTGAATTGAGGCATCTCTTTCTCTACATAACCTATGGCCCAGCAATCTGCACGAGTGAACATCCTACCTTTGGAAACAAAATCCTGAGCTTCTTTTTCAGTGGGCAACCATCCTATAGGTTCATATCCTACTGCATTGCTTGATTGATTTTCAAGAGAATCTATCCAAATCCGCTGAATCAGAAATATTTCATTCATACTTGAAAGTTTTTTTGTATACATCATCAATTGCAGAATACCCCTTAGGGGTTAGAAATCTTGATCCTATACCAGCAAAGATTGTTGTAAGAGTAGGAGCTTCAGGAAGCTCAAAGAATCTACCAAATGCACTATCCCATTTATACCAATGATCAGTACTCATATCATAGACATACACAGGCTTCTTCATCTGAATAGCCATTTCTACAGCCCAACCAGTACCTCCAGCTACTATCTCCTTACCAGTCTTGTTCTCAAAGCCTTTGAAGTCTATTTCCCCTGGGGCTATGATATAAGAAACTGCATAGATGGCCTGAGCATTAAGGGGCTGAAGATAGTTTCTGTGAACAAGTGTGTCTCCAGGAAACTGCCATGGTCTCTTAAGTACCTCAGCTGCTGACTTTACTGCCTCAATCATTTGATTATACTTTTCATCCCCAAGAGCTATTCTGGCCACATGATGAGGTCTCCAGTCTATCGTATTCACCCCATGGGGTTTTCCTAGCTCCTTCCATGTTGCATCTGCTCCTTTGGCTCCCCCTGTATGATTTGTATACATATTAGAATAGTTTTTCTATGAAAGGAATCACATCAGAGAAGTCTTTTTCTTCAGACAGATCATTTATTTCAGTAAGACTAGCCTCTGTCAGAATATAATCATTTGACATCTTCCTTGCCTTTTCCCTGAGTTCATCATCATCTAGTACGAAAAGGGCATTTTGACTATCTAACCCTGCCCAATCTCTCACTATCGCAGGGAGAACAAGAGCACTATTATCAATAGAGTTAGTTTTTGAGAAATATCCTTCCATGCTATTATTATCCCAATTTCCTTCACCAGTCATTTCATGATGAAGCTCACAAAGGACACCAAGACAACAGTGTTTAACAGTCTCTCCTTCTCTGTGTTTTAGCTGTCCCTTTACCCTTTTATATCTACCACTTTTAAGAGCTTCTAGCCACTTTTTTTTGATTTCTGGATTCATAAGTTGTGTTTTTATAGCTCCCCTTTTATAGCAGCCATGAAAAGTACAATTGTTTGTCTTAAAGGAGTAAATTCCATTATCTCAGCATCTTCTTTACCTAATCCCCAAAATGCTGTGCTATAACCCTCCCAGTTGAGCCACTTAATATCATCCTCAGTTGGGTGAAAACGATCAAATGTCTGTTCATCAATCAGACCTAAATCTACTGCATGACATAATCCATAAAGAGGACTTATACCACCCTCCTTAGTAAACTTCCACATGTCACGTCCTTCTATACATCTATTATAAAACCTAAGGTGCTTTTTGTTCTTTCTCATTAGTGCCATTTTTGGATGAAGAATCGGTTTATAAAGTTTACTATGAATACAACTGGAGCACATAATACTGCAAATATACAAGCAGCTGGCTCTGGATCATAACCATTACCAAAATGTTTGAACCAATTGGCTTTATGGCAGATGAAAAGTCCTAATATTAACCATAGTAGCATTATTAATACTACGTTAAGTGTTATCATACTTTGAATTTTTTACGTAAATAATCAAGATTCATGTTGATATTACCAATCTCAGTAGGGCTAAGGCGTTCACCCATACCAAATCTCCACTTGAATGAGTTGGTTTTCAATCTATTAACCTCATGGTAATGAAAGTGGCTAGTAGATGGGTATTCCCTCCTTCTCCTTGACCACTCATCAGGGGTCATTAGAGACTCTACATACATAGGATCCCCAAGGGTGGTCTTTTTCTCTTGTTGTTCACTCATTGTAAGCTTTTTAAAATTAAGTAAATAGGGAGCAAAGCTAACAACTGCAATAATACAAAGAAAATAAGGAACAATGCGGTTTGCCAACCAGGCTTTATCTCTTCACTCATGCTGCAGTTTTTAATGTTAACAATTTGGAGAACTCCTCATTGAATACTACATTCTCAGGAATAGGGAATTTGGAGAACATGTCTGCCATTTCCTGAGGGGAATAAGCATTCAAATTCTTTCCAGTACCATAAGCTATATAGAACTCCAGATGAGTATGGCGCTCTGCAAATTTATACAAAGCTCTAATCTCTGACTCTATATAGAACCTTGGAATAGAAGGATGAACCTTTTTACGTAAGTCTTTGGTAATTATTGCATATGATCTTCCCTGGGGGCCTTGAGGATTACGATACTCTGCATCAAAGTGCCTATAAGCCACCAAAGCAGCTCCCTTGCTATGCCTACCTTCAGTATTGGCCCCAAAAACAAATATCCCATTGTCTGGGATATCTGAACGCTTGAGAATCAAGCCTTTATACGTCTTCATTGCATGAATTTTTAATGAAAATGACCCCAAGGACACTTAATCTTAATAAGATTTAGTATTTCATGGGGTGCTGAACATAATTGCTCTCCAAAATGCTTATCACACTCATCTCCTTTCTCACAACAATAGCTTATTAATACTTCTCCATAATCAAACTCATCTCCTTCCTGTACTTTGGCTTCAGGAGATATTTCTCCTATTACTTTGAAACATTGTCTAAGTCTGAATTTGCGCAACCCCCCTTCGATAATACCTTCTATAAAAAAGTAACCTCTGTCCTGTTCCAAAGCAATTCCCTGATGTTCAGTATCCCATCCTCCTTCTCTCAAACCATGAATATAGTCTCCTATTTGTATATCTCTACCACAGAGGAAGAGCTTATACTTTTCACTAGGGGTTTCTTTCACCCGATCAACAAAGTAGAACTGTAATATTCCCTTTATAAGTACTATATCCCCTTCTTTTATTTCTCCTTCTATAGGAAGATATTTAGCAAAATATGGTTTCATTACTTGTAGAGTTTAAGATTAGAGCAGGCTTTAAGAGTAACTCTAGTTGTGTCAGTAAAAACAATAGTTATCTGATCTCCATCTCCGGGAATCATTTGTGAGATGATTTTACCATTGAATTCACTAAGATCTGTATCAATATGAACCCAGATCCAATCACCCTTTATAGGCTTTTTCTCACCACATCCCCCAAAGGATAGGAGAATGATACATAAATAAAGAAGTCTTTTCATAAAAGAATTTTAGTGGCGAGGGATAGATTCGAACTACCATGGACATTACCCAGAATTTAGTCCCATCCTCTCAACGAGGACTGCTTTACCAATTTGCATACTTCGCCTTGTGATAGATAAGAAGAAAAAAAGGGGAGGGGGGAATCTATCCTATCCGCCCTCCCTGTAATTAATACAGTTTTTCACTGTCAAGATGTTTTCAAGTAGCCTTAAGCTAATATTATTCCATTGTTCTGTCAACTGAACTACTCCGCCTTGAATGCCAGAGAAGGGAGTAGAAACTCAGTTCTCTGGACTTGTCTATTATTGGACAATAGATACTTTAGGCAGCTTCTCTCTGCTTAATACGAGAAGACAACCCAGTTAATTCCCAATACTTGTGCGCAGTGATCTTTCCTCTAACAAAAAGGGAGATTGGACTACCTTTTCTTTCATTTCTACGCTTGTTTCTTCCGATCTTTCTGCCACCTTTACCACCAGCTTTTCCTGCCATATGATGAGTATTTGGTTTAAAATGAGGCTAATGTAGAAACACCAGCCGTTTAAACAAAAAATGCTACGGAACAGAGGCGGAGACAGGATTCAAACCTGCGACCTATGGATTTAATTAACTACCTGACATCTTATTTTGTTGTTCTGAACCTAAGTCTTTTGACACAAGTCTAAGTCTAAATCGTCTGGGGACTGATTTGAGCTTAAGTCTAAGTCTAAGTCTAGGTCAAATATTTAAATAACTTCTAGTACTATATGATCTACCTCTTCTGCAGCTCCTGCGCCCCAATCTTCTTCCTCGTCAATCTCTTCTTCACAATCACATTCTGTGATAGGTTTGCCACACTCTGAGCAAAGAGGAATTATAGAAGCAGTCTTCATCTGTTCCTTCTTCTGTATATCCCTTAGGGCAGCTAGGATTCTTTGCTTTGGGGTACCTTGTGTGTACCTTATCTCGTATCCATCATTCACTGGTGGAACACAGAGCTCATGATCCCAAAATAACTGCAAAAGCACTCTGCCTTCTTCCTCTTGACTCTCTGCTATCTCAACAAAGCTCTCCACTCGTTCATCTTTATACTTACTCATAACATTTGGAGAGCAGTGACCAAGAGCACATCTCCTGTTTTGGTTATCTTGATAGCACTCAGTTGTCCATTGTTCTTCAGGAATAGCCCCAAACTTATCTATAAAATATTGTACATCCATCTCACAATGTTTTTAGTTACGTGATTGTATTACCTCCTGCGTAGGGTAGTTACCCTTCATATTGCTAATCTCTATGCATCCTTGAAGCCACAAATTGGGTTCTTTTTTAAACCCTTTGGTGTCCAAAGTTACAAAGTTTTTAGCAACACTTTTCTGACAGTTGGAGTTCTTTTGCCTCCCAGGGGTACTGGAAGGTCTTAACCTTTTAGATTTAGGCATAAAAGAGAATTTAATCTTCGCCGTGAAGATAATCAAATAACTTGAAAGCACTGAATTCTGATTGAACTACAGGTACATCATTAGCCTCTTTGATAGCACCATTGATAGCTTCCAGTAAATCACTTCTTTTCTTAAGTATGCTGGCTCTATACTTATGAGTAGATTCCCCTGAGAAGTGTTGCAGTGTATAATCTCCCAAATCAACAATAGTATTCTTCACAGATTTCACCGGAGTATATCTTGAAGTGTCTGCCATATTCTTTAGATTGGGATCTGCCAGAATATACTCCTCTTTCTCAATACTCTTACTAACACCTGTCTGCATTGGAGTTTCCATGATCTCTCTATTTTGATAGAGAGGATCAATAGTAGGGTTCCATATCTCAGCATCACTTCTTACAGGTATAGTTGCATACATAGCTTCCAGTCCCTCCTTTTCGAGAATAGACTTAAGCTTCATAAGCTCTAGCGTAGATAGCTTTCCAAAGCTGATACCATTTACTACCAATTCTGCCTTTGCTGCACCTGAAGCATTTGTAGCTTCTACAGACATAACATTATTTAGGTGCTCAAAGGAGTTTTGTTCCATATATTTGAGCTTCTCCTGAATAGTAGTAACAACTTGTTTAAACTGTCGCATAGAAGGCTCATCCTTTGTACCTTCCCTTGGGGTGTAAGTCTTTCGAACACCTTGAAATTCACCTTGTTTCTTTTCGAAAAAGAGTTTGTATTCTGCAATAAGTTTTCTGAATACAGGAGTAGAGGACTCTACTAGTGCCAGTAACTTGTTTAACTTTAACATGAGTCTGAATTTTAATGACTATGAAATTTATTTAATGCACGCATATACTCTTTTGATGGAGTATACTTGTAAAAGGTTCCTCTTTTGTTCGCCTTCACTCTTTTTCGGGCCTCTTCAATCTCAGTTCTGCATATCACTCTTACCAGACCTTCGAAGTTATTGGTATAGACATATAGACCATATGGTCTAGTGTCAAAAGGGGGCCTATTGGAATAAACCAGCCTGTATCTTCTTCCTTTTACCATATTCAGGGATTTTGTGGTTTAAGCCTTTTGTTGACTTCAAAATTAACCCTGTTTCATAACTATCTTCCAATACATATTTTTAGAAGGATCATGATTAAGATAATGATAATCAATGTTAAGCATCCTCCATTCTCTCCCTCGGGGCCCTGTTGAATATTAGCTGCTCTCATATCCCTTCTTTACAAAAAAAACTGGGAAAGAGTAAGTGTGCTCTCCTTCCCAGAAAATAGTACATAGTGTACCTTAGAATAACTCTACTTTCAGGGCATTTAAGTCAGTAAGACCTAATTGCAGATCTCTCAGTTCTGTCTGTGCATCAATGATTGCATCAATGTCCAGAGGGAACCTTCCCTTAATTTCCTGCAGCCTTCTTGTTGCTCCAGAAATGGATCTTTTCTGGTTAAGGATCGCGGAATCAAGATCTTGCTGAGCCTCTTCCACATTTAATTGGCGCTCTGCTTCGTCTTTTTGATCCTTCGATTGTGCTAATAGGGCGGCGTACTTTAATGGGGTTTGGTCTGTTGCTGCCTGATCCTGTGTTTGTGTTTCCATGTTTTGTATTTGATTTTTCTGTTAAAGAAGTGGTTTTCTTAATACTTTCCGACAAGCTTTGTAGAGCTTGGTTTGCTTGGCTAACTCTTTTGGAATAAGGGTTTGCGAGATTAATCCCAGTGCTAGTAAAGGGATCATACATCACAAGATCATAATCACCACCATGTCCTACTCTATATAGAGCATCAGAGGTGCTATTATCCCACTTTACCATTACCCAACCATTTTGTAGTAATTTAGTAATGGTTCCTTTACCGCCTATCCCTCCATCCTGATCCCCTCACGCCCAGCTAGGGCCTCTCATTACTCTCATTCCAATTGTTGCCAAGTCTTCTGTAATAACCATCGGCTTCATAAGTAAATCTTTAAGTTTGTTCTGTTCTTTTTACCTCCCTCTGGGAGATAGATAATAATTCTGTAAAGTCAACATGAGGATTGAATAGTAATTTTCCCCCTACGCTAAACCCTTCCAGAATCTCATGTTCTACTGCAGCCTTGAAAGCAGCAAATGCTGTCTTAATCACTTCATCTTGAGTCATGTGTCTGGAAAGATACCACTTTCTACCACTCCATTGTCTCAACTCACCAGTCTTTATGCAAGGAGCACTGTAATTAACCTGAATAAAGACTCTCCCATCGACAGGTTGCTCATTATCCCTTTCTATCCTTAGGTAGAACGAATCATTACCAAGACATTTCATGTCTATATTGATACATAGATCTCTTACCTGTTCAGGGGTCATGTTAATGTGGTTTTAGACATACCACCACTACTATCAAATCAAACAGGAGATAATTCACCAACCATATGTCAATGAACTTGGCGTAGGATAATAGAAATAGTCCAACCTGTAGTGGGGGTACGTAATTAATGTTTTAGGTTTTCAGACTCTACTTATCAGGTCACAGTTTTTATCATTTACAAGATGATTGCTTTTAGCTTTTTGCTGTATGTGACCTTATCAGATGAGCATATTCTTTGTATAGCCGCCAGTACCCCTTGGGGCCTTTGACACTACTCTTTTCGTATTAACCTATGAGAGTATCGGTATGACTGTTTCAGTTTTCCCAACCTTAGGGCCATTATTTAGTTAAATGCTGCTGCTCACCTTATCAAGTGCCTGAGGAATCGAACCTCTTTAGCTTCCTCCCATCCAGGGGCGGTCTTTGTTGAAAAAGAATTAATATTTGCTGTGTGGCACTTTATCAGGAGACTCTCTATTTCAAATAAACGGTTGAAAGTTGAGTTGTTTTGCTGTAAGTCTCCTTATCAGGGTTCTTTTGTTGCATCCTCTGCTCTAACCAGACTGAGCTACCTCCCAACCAGATATGGTCAGGTTGATTAGTCACCAGATTTGGCTGTCCTGAACACCTTAGGGTGACACCAAATCTGGTTGGGAGGGGAGGATTTGAACCTCCGACCAAAGGTTTCCATTTGCTAATATTTGCTGTAAGAACCCTTATCAGATACCTCTTTAAAGCCTAGAATTGAACTAGGATCTCCCAATTATCAATTGGGCGCTTTACCAATTAAGCTACTAATCCACAAGAGGATCAAATTGTTTGCTGTTAGGTATCTTAACAGGTCTGCATTTTTTCTCCAACTGGTGCTCTAAGTACTAAGCTACTTTGGGTTTCCCCACAGAGTGGATTTCCACCACTGACCCCCAGTGCCACAAGGATATATTTGCTGTTGCAGACCTTAACAGGGCACACTTTTAATTCAAATGTAGGTGAATTGTTATAATGTTTGCTGTATGTGCCCTTTTGAAATTAGTCACCTGAACCATCCCCTGATGAATCTCCAGAGGAATCACCTGCTGAGTCATCTCCTACCTCTGAAATATCAGGATCGTCTTGCATCTCTTCCATCATATCTCCATTAACTTCTTCATCAAGATCAACATCAACCTCCTTATCCTCCTCCTTGAGGTTTTCAAATTTGCTCACTGGGTCAATTGATGAGTTTGACCAGCCCGCAGGGGAGAATGTAGTAACAGCAGTCCTACTGGAGTAATAATAATAGCTTGACCCTCCATAGTTATTGGAGGTAGCTAATATGTAATAGTAAAGAAAGACTGATCCATCATCATTTCTCTCCGTGTAAACCTTTGCTTTCTTGTATCTGTGGAAATGAGTGTTCTCCAGACATCCCCATGTTATTAACATGAGGCAAAGAGCCAGAAGTAGGTATTGTCTCATGAGATTCTGTTTTACAGTGTAAATAATCAATCAAAGATAGTGCTAGTCCTCCAACAATAAAAGCACAGTGGACAATAGTTTTCTTCCATATTTCTTCCACAGTCAAATTCTCTGACTCCATGAATACTTTTAGCATATGAACAGAAGAGATACCTATGATAGATGTACCCATCTTAATCTTTAACTGCCCACTACTAATATTCTCTGAATCAAAATCATGTTTCTTGGATATAGAAGAGTTATAACCACCTGCTATCATCATCTTTATAAGGATTGCAATCATTGTAATATCCACATCCTCAATGAAATGCATCAGCTGGGCTTGAGTGAGTTCAGGCTGACTGTATACAAAATAGGCTAGAACCATAAGATCCCATCCTAATTTGATAAGGAAAGCAAGCAAGATCCATTTCATGTTAAATATGAAGACCTCAATGATATCTTTACCCTTTTCAGATAGCTTCATAATATAGAATTTAAAAAAAGAGACAGGGGATCTCAATTTTCACCCCTGCCTCTAAATCCTTTTAATCCATCCATTCACCCAAAGGCTTTTAGAGAGTATACGGGACAGCATTCACCTGTCTGGGAAACTTCAGAACACTCAGGATTTTGTTCAGCATTAATCTGTATAATATAGTGTTTGCTGTAGCTGCCCCTAAAGCTTTACTAAGTTTAATACTTCCTGATCAAGAGCTACATCTACCAGCTCTGCAGCTGTTCGAATTTTGGATGTTAAGAAGGCTACTATAGAGGCTGAATAACTCCCAAAGTAGAATACATTTGAGATACTTCCATATGTTTCGAACTTTGTTCTAGACATGGCTCCATAATACTGATTAGGTATGTTCCAGAAGACAATAACAAAGTTACTTACATAATCCTCACTGAAACCAGCATTTCTTAGAGTAAGTAGCATGCTTTCTACATTGGTCTTGCTTGCCATGGCAGGATTGAACTCACCATCCGAAATACATAGAATCCCTGAGGGGAATTGAGATTCAGGAACTCCCTGAGCCTTTATTTGGCAGAATAATTTCACAACTGATTGAAAATCAGTACCTCCCACAACAGAACTTGTGTCATTGAACCATTTTTCAATCGGGGTCTTACCTGTCCATTGGTGCATCTTGGCTCCGCTGTTAAATTCTATCCAAGAGTTTGCAAATGGGCCCTCCAAGAACTCTGCAAAGTATAACCCTAATGCCTTTGAGATTCCATAGGAAGACATGTTAGTGCCCGTAGCTGTGGACATCATTGAGCCTGAGGTATCTCTAACAACAATCAGAGAGGTGGTATGATCCTCTGATTTACCTTTGTTAACCAGGGTCACAAACTGTTTGTTGATAGTATCTCTCATATGTTCTGGAACACTTGCCAAGGTTGGGTATTTTGCACTCATACTTCCTCGGAAGAGTTCTGAGAACAGCTCATGGACATATCCTGTGTATTTAACCTCTGTAGTAGGCTTCTTAACCCATGCCGCATATTTATCCTGTAAGCCTTGACGCTTCAGGAATTTACTCCTTACAAGGAGTGATAAAGCACGCCCATGAATCTTACCAAAGTCTATTCTATCGAATTTCTTCTGAGAAATAAGCTTTTGCCATTCATGAGCAGTACCTGAGGTTTTCATCTTCCTGTACTTTTTATGAAACTTACCATGCACCTCATCAGGACTATCTACATATTCAGGATATAGAAGTCCGCAAAGCCATTTGGCAATCATGGTATCAGCCTGTGCTTCTACAGTAGTACATTTTGAATTGGTCTTGATACTAGGTATGTATTTCTTTACCAGTTCACAAGTATTCTTATCCCCAAGGGCAGATAATAGTAGATCACCAAATCTTACCCATGGTAAAACTCTACCTCCCCATCCATGATATACAAGATCATACTGAAGCATTGTAATAATATCTTTCCATGATCCGAGGACTGGAAGAACCCATAGATTCTTTATGAAAGCTTGCTGATCTTTAGTAGCCAACCATATAAGCCTCATTATACCCTCATGCTTAAGCTCAGCACCCCTCTGGGTAATGGAAGTAGTTTTTCCTAATAAGTCGGTAGGTCTGGTAATTGTACGTATGTAAAAGCTCATCTTGATTGCCCTCAAAGGATCAATTGCCCATAGAGCTTCGCAATCTTTTTCTATATCAGAGAAAGATCTGGGCTTTTTGTACTCTCCCATCTTACCAAACTGGTCTACAAAAGCATTCCCTGTTGTAGAATACTTGATAGCTCCATTTCCTGATAGGACTTGAGCTTTCTTTTTGAGACCTGCTTGCACAAATGGTGAGTCAGATGTCGTTTTCTTCTTCTCCGGCATGGAGAATAACTGTGTCTTTTTGCTGTCAAACATCTTGTCGAAATATTTGGTTTTTTGCTGTCAAATGTGTAACTTCATGTTATGAAAGCTTACATATATGCAATAAAGAACCTGGTTAACAATAAGGTTTATATAGGTTCTACAAAATCTCCAAAGACTAGAAAGTATTCACATTTTCGTCAGTTGAGTAAAGGTACCCATTTTTCTATCCATCTTCAAAGTTCTTATAACAAGTATGGAAAAGACAAATTTTCTTTCTATGTACTTGAAGAATGCACTTTTGAGAACAGGATAGCCAGAGAAGTCTATTATATTTCACAACATAATTCTCACCTTCCTGAATATGGTTACAACATTTATGAACCAAATGGTGAAAACTTTCAGTGCTCTCAGAAAACTGCCGAAAAGATCAGAGAAGCTCATCATAAAAGAGTAAAGTCAGTTGATGTTTATCTTATTCATGATTTGTCTCTCTTTGCCACTTTTCCAACTATGAAGACTTGTGCCAAAGCACTTTCTCTTCACATAGCAACTATTCATAGAATCCTTGCAGGTAAAGGGAAATCTGCAAAAGGCTACACATTTACCTATCATGGAGAATCTTGTACTTATCAGTCATCTCCCAAACAAAGGGATATGTCCAGATTCTACAGATAGAATTTAATCTTGTAAAACTACATTTTCTTCTACGGCTTCCAAAATTTCTTCAGAAGTTATAGGTGGTTGAATCTCTTCAAACATATTCATTATGAATCCATAACCATCAGCTTCTTCTAAAGTCACTGCTCCCTTAGCTTGACCTAAGAAGAGACCGAGATATATACCAGATATTGTATATACCTCTTCTTTAGAGAGAGGGTATACAAGCTTGCCAAATTCACATTGGCCGCCTATATATTTTACTAAAGATCCTTTTTGCATAACACTGATTTTTAACAAGTTACTCTTTTCTCCTGTGATCAGTTATCAAAATGTCTTTGGTGGTCATAATAGTGCCTATCCCTGGGTATGATATTGGGTAATAATGCCTTATGGCGATGCACACGTCCATACTCTTCCCCCAGGGGGCATTGTCAAGAGTACCATGTGAATGCCCATGTACATTCCAAGATCCATGATGGGAGTTTGGCCATACATACATCCTGCAATGGTTAAGAATGATCTTCTGCCCATCAATGACAATGGTGATCTGTTCACCATGATATATACCACATCTCTTGTATATATCAATAGTCTCATTATGATCATGGTTGCCTTTGATGAAGTGCTTAATCCCATTCATATCTCTGAGCATGAGTTCAGCCTCCTTTAGATCCCCAAGGGATAGGTCACCTAAGAACCATAAATGGTCTGTTGGTCTGACAACTCTGTTGTGGCATTCCACAATATATTTGTCATGATTTTCGATACTTTCGAATGGTCTACCATCGTATTTCAAGACATTAGTATGACCCCAGTGATAATCAGAAGTAAAATAATGCTCTTCGGTCTTTGACCGGGTGAATTTTAGACTCATGTATTCTTCTTCTTTAGTTCTTCATCAATGAGGTTAACTACTCTTTCTCTCGGAGTATTCCCTTTAGCTGAGGTGTAATGACCATTATTGGCTTTTACGACTGTCAGCGCAAAGCTTGCAGAAGGAAGGAGTGAGATTGAAGGCCCATATGTCCCTTCACTGCAATCCTGCAAGGATGGTACAGCATTTCCACAAAGTGCATGGTTTATATGCCCTAAAGCACATCTTTGACCCTGTGCATTTTCAAAGCTGTTCATGCACCATTTTTCATCAGGAATCTCATTTAAGAAATTCCTGACATCTGTTAAAGTTTTCATGCTGCCTCCTTTTTAGCTTTAGCTTCATCTCTGATCTTCATCAGGATTCTGCCAAGTTTGTTTAGACCTTTACCGTTATGTACTCCCCAATAGTCATCTCTCCACCAATTGGTTTCCTCAAGATACTTATCCTCCGTTGACAGAAGAAGGTTCCTGAGATGAGGATTGGAGAATTTGATTTCATTTAGGTCATACATTATCTTGTCTCTTACCTGCTCTATCAAGACTCCAGATGTATCAAATACTATCTGATCATTTGGTATCTTTTGTAACCAGTCTTCCCTTAAGGACACTGAGCGGCCAGCACTTTTAGCTTGACTTGGAGTTAATTCAGCAAACTTCATCCTTTGATACTTTTGCTGCATATGCCCTTGATAGTCAATCTTGGCTGCTTGGTAAGCATTTTCATTCGAAGGATACAGAATCCCTTCATATTCAATCGAATGTAAATGAAAGTTGGACAAGTACCTATATTCGTTAAAGAACCCATATATATGGGTATCAGTAACATTATAAATCGCCTTTACTTTATCGGATGATTCCATAACTCACTTTTAAAAGACGTAGAACCAGCATTACACTGGCTCTACGCCGTGTTCTGCACTTAACTTGACTATAGTACCTGGAGTCAATGTGTTTAAGTATCTAATAATGCTGCAAGTTCTACCTCTTGGGGTGCAAGTACTTCTTCAAAATGTTCTCCATTGAAGGCTAGTTCGGGAAATTCCTCTAATTCTATTGCTACATGGATTTTTCCACAGCTTCCACAAGTGTATTCAATAGGATCATTACTGAGTACATAAGGAGTATGATGTAGTAATAGAGGGTAGCCCATAGTAGAGAGTAGTAGCATTTCTTCTGTACCTGAATAGAAGTCTTCCTTTAGTTCGACGATACTTCCCTTTTTCATACGAAATGGTTTTAGATGACTAAAATCTCATTTAGATCAATTTTCATAGGTGCCTGTACCTCAATAAAGAACGATGGATCGTAAAAACCTGTTCCCAATTCTTCAATTTGAATTGTCAAAGTACTTTTTTTCTGTATATGACAATAGATCAAAAATGGCCCTCTCGAAATGGTATAAAATACATCCTTTGCAGGCATTGGGGTGCCAAGTTTTCTGGCCAACTCATAGTCCTTCTTTGTTAGAGGTTTGGCCAGCATTATTAAGCTACCTTGTTGCATAGGCTACTCTTTAGAAGGTTCAGTATAATCTTCTGACTCAGTATCTCCGCTCATCAAATCTGCGAAATACTCTTTTTCAATTTCATCAATTTTAGTAAAGAGGGTTCTAAGGACATCTACTTCCTTGTTGAAGACTTTCTTTTCTTCAGTAATGATCTTCTGCAGTTCTCTTTCCTTGTCAGCAATAGTTTTGTCCAGATGCTTTTTTCTCTCTACAATCTTCTCATAGCTTTGTTCGAAGGTTACCATGAGAGCTTCTTTCTTCTTCTGGATAATTCTTGCAAGAACCTCAGGCATTTCTGCCTTAGATAGTTTTGTTGCTTTTGCCCAATCAGGCCCTCCCATTAAGGCAGTGAGAGTTCTGAGACCCTTCTGGTATCTTTCGTCTACCTTTTTAGCCTCTTTACTCTGATCCTCCCCTTGGGGTTTGTTGTCTTCCATAATTGAAACATTTTTTTGCTTCCAAAATCACTTTACTTAGCTCATAAGAAAACTTGTCCTGAAAACTGGTTACATCTATTTCAACTAGAGCCTTTTCAAGACCATCCAAGATTTGATTCCTGAGGGAAGCTGTATAAGCATGTCTTTCATTAACAAAAGAAAGGCTTGCAATGTACCCACGGGAAGTAAAGGATATAACAAGATGATCGGGCTTAATTGCTGCTCTGAGGTCAATTGAGTCATATCCATCCTTAAGTCTTGTTATCAACTTATTATAGAATATACCTCTCAGTTCAGCAGGAACCACAGAAACATTGGTTTGCTTCACTACCCAATCATTGTAATCGAATAAAGCTCCGCTTAAAATAGCTGTGTGGTCGATCATGACTTAGTTTTTAAATGAGGTTACCCACAGACGTACATATCCATGGTACTTATGTAAGAAGTCTATCTTCCCACGGGATTTGATACCCACATCTCCTCTGGATTGACTACCAAAGAGCATGAGGATCTTCTTAGTATCCTTAGGGATCAGAATGTCTGACTTCTGATTCAGTTGACTTACAACTGCTTCTTCGCTGTAATTCTTGTGCTTAGCCATATATCTTAAGACGGTGTGCTATTGCTACTAGCATGCATCTGACTACCTAAAACCTTTAAAACCTTCTCGTACTTTGCCCTTTGCCAATGCCAAGCTACTACAAAACCTATAACAGCACCAAATAGGAGAATTAGTCCAGTTAAGAGTGCCATGACTATGGAGTTTTGGTTTGATTTTTATCAGCTATGGTTTTTATCCATGTCCATATACCGTGGCCAAATACCATTCCTACAACTAAACCACATACTGCTCCAAATAAGAAAGATCCCATAATAAATGATTTTTAGTGTTAGAAAATAATCTCCTGTCTCTTGTACCAGCAAGAGAATAAGTGAAGTATTAGCATACCACGGAGTACGTGAACTTCGTATGCATTTTGATCCTTATCTCCTTTCAGGAATGGCTCTGGTAAGCTATGGGGATATTGTTGTATATGAGCTTCAATGACTTAAGCTCTCCCATTTCCCTCAGGGAGCAGGAGATAAAGTTAAGAATTATTCATCCTTAACCTGCTTGGAAGAATCACTAATCATTTATTGCTGCGAGCAGAGTCTCTGTGATGTTTTCAACATCTTCCAGTTTCTTTGTATCAACAATGTCGAACTTAGCACCCATTTTGTCTACCAGTTCATCATCCAATTCAGCCAGAAAGCTGGCGGCAGAAGGATCATTTCCTATCTGCAGGAAAGAGATAGCAATTTCCTCATCTTTGTCCATCTTTTTGGTAGCTTCAACAATAGCCTTTTTAGTAGCACCTCTGTCATTAGGCTCACCGTCGGTAATTACTGCCAGTAAGATTGGTTTAGGATTGTTACCTGCAGCTTTGGCAGCAAAGTACCTGTCAAATACCTGATTTAACATCTGATCAGTGGGAGTGCCGGCAGCAGGCTCATTTTCTGTGAAGATTTTCTGGATTGCAGCAGTATCCTTCACATTATCAATAAGTTTGATAGTGTTTCCACCAAATATGCCTACAGTAATACCATCCTGATCATACTGGATTGCTTTAGAAGCTACTGCGATAGTGCCTTCTTCAGCAGCTTTCCAACGACTTCTGCCATTTGGCATGTCTGTGTTTCCCATTGAACCTGAACGGTCTGCTACTACATAGATGTCATACTTAGCAAGGTCTGCAAGTGTTGCTTGGTTTGTTTCCATTTTCGTGTATTTTATGTGAATTAATAGACTATCTTTTTTTGTTTAAAACAGAGCCTTGGGCTCCTTCACAGTTGTCTCCTTGAGCAACATGTGGACTAAGGTGCCATGTAGCAATAATCCCGGCATACAAAGCTGGATCAGTTTTTGCGCAAGCAAACCCCTCAGGGCCTAATGTTAAGAATTTACAACATTTAGCCCCTTGGCCCATTTGACATACTTCTTCCAAATGATTGTTCATGATTTTCTGGCTTCTTTAGTGATTTTAACCATGAGATCAAACTGCTCTTGATTATGAAGGGTATACAGCTTTAATTTAACAGGACTTAATTCCCAACTGTCTGTATCGAATAGGCTTGATACTACCCCTGAGGGAAGTGTGGCGCCCATTGCTGGTTGCAAAAGGACACATCCAATCTTTTTGTCTTCTTTATTGTATGCTACAGTAAGAGGGAATTCTAGTTTCATTTTTCCCTGTTTAATAGTATACTACTAGCAATTTGACATGCGAAGCTTAAGAATATGCCTAGTAATGGCTTCCATTGCAACATGAACTGTGTTTTAGAAGTCATAACTTCATCCCAGTGGCTGAAGTAGATAATCATTGCCCAGCACACAAAAAGTCCCACAGAGCAGAATGATGCCCAATGAACAATATTAAAAAATCTTTCCTTTTTCATGTATTAATGTTTTTAGTTAAATAAGAAGAGGAGTGTAGAAACACCCCTCCTTTCTTGGTTAAATCGACGTTTCAGACGTCCCTTACTGTAGAAAAATTAAATATCTTTGGCCCCACTACTTTGAATATGTGGTGTGTGGCTTTATATGGGAAGAAATACAGAAGTTAGATCCTCAAGTGTATCTGCTCTATAGAGGTACTCTATTTTGGATCAGTTTAGCTTGTTTCTTGCCCATATCATCAGCTCTGCCGATGGTTCTGATCGTTGCTACTAATCAGAAATGAATTGAGAGGTGGACAAAGTTGGTATTATCAATGCCCCCCTCTCTGGAGTTTGTCCTACTCCTGATCCGAATTAGTTAAAACTACTTATTGAGCTCAATAACCAGAATATCACCTTCTATTCTGAGACCTTTGATTTGCATTCTGAGCTCAGAGGTAGGTGCTTTTACAGGCTCACTCAGCTTTTTATTCTCCTTAGAGCCTATAGGATCATTCGCTGATCCAGAATCACTTACTGCTTCATTAACTCTCTTACGCTTCCCATTAGCCATAATGTAGGCATCTACTTCTTCAGATAGCCTACCATTGTCGGCAATAAATTCGTCCTTCAGTTTCCTCCTTCCCCAGTGAGGGGTTTCGAGGATTTTACCCAAAGCTTTCTTTTCTCGTGCTGTAAAGGGAACCTCAATTATTGATATTCCCTCACTTGCTTCTTTGGTTTGGTCTTTTTTCTTCATTTTATGTTGATTTAATAAATGACTGAATAAAAAGGGAGAAGACACCTATTGGCTGTGCACTTAAGACCAAACCATGGTTGAGATGCACAAAGCCTGATAGTTATGTCAACCAGAACAACACTTTTTATGTAACTGGACTATCAGACGGACAAGTCTATACTCTTGTCTGCCTTCCCCCTCTTAAGCTTCCACAGAGCTGTGGGAACATCATTCCCTGGTACTTGGATTTTTCAACATCAAGTGCAGACAATCTTTAACGCATATTATATGTTTGATATATCATATAAAATGCTAGTAATATTCCTACGATACCCCAAAATAGGGGCTCTTCGCGTTGTTTTCTTTTTTGTTTCATAATTTAAAGAATAGGGGAGTTTGTGATAGAGGGCTAACCCTTTGAAGGATGAACAATTCCCTCCTCTCGCTCCCCTAGAGTTATGGTACAATTTTTTTGCTGATATAAGATGGGCCAAATGGATGTCTTATCCACCAGAGTACTTTTCTCATAGTCCTCTTGGGGTAAATAGTAGCAATACCGGCAGTACAATTGGTTCTCACGAGGTTTGAATCATCTCCTACATTAATACTAAACTGCTCAGTTATAGGAGGTTCTATTACATATCTTCCTAATGCCTGGTAGATAATCTGTCCTTTTACAGTCCCTAGCCTGTTTATGGGCATTTTAAATAATTGTACAAAAATTACACTGGTTTTATATTGTGGTACAGGACACAGTGGAGGATTTACACCCTCAATTTCTTCATTGTCAGCATAATAGGCATATTCTATTACGCATAGTTTTTCTATAGGCTTCATAAGGGGGGATCTCTCAAAGGTAACTATTGGTGAATATGGACATGCTTCTTGTCTATTAGGTTCATATATCCACCATCCTCTATAGATATCAGCTCTTAGATGGAATTCAAAGTAGTTGGAGTCTACTCTTACAGCATTATAACTCCATTTTACAGGACTCATCTGAGCTGTGGTGATGAGAGGAGCTATTAGCATTAAAGCTGTCATTAGTTTGTTCCCAAATGACCTACCCCTAAATTTATTCTCCCTTGGGGGTTTCTGGAACTCATCTTCTGGACAGAACCATTCCATGAGTTCATCTTTAGTGCAACAAACAACTATGTTTCTGCTGTAGAAACTAAAAACTTTCCATCTGTCATTGTATTGCTGGACATATACTTTGTCCCCTTTGGCAGTAAGGGTTTCTTTTCCTTCATGCTCAAGAATTGTATCATTTTTTGCTCTGTATCTCATATTAGGTGATTGATGATGAAATGAAAAGAGGGGTAGAAACCCCTCCTACTGGTCTGAATTATAAAAAAACGGCCTGAGTTGCATTTTATATTTGTTAAGTTTCCTGTTGTAATCTTTGTTTCACTCCTCTGAACCTTTTATCATCTGACTGCCTTTTGTTATATATTTCATTTCTCACTTTCTCTCTCATCTTCTCAGTTATCTCTTCACCTTTATATGATTTCCTATTCCTTATTATGGAATCTATATACCACTTAGAGAGTTTCATTCTCCCCCTCCTGCTTTTTTTCGTCTTATACTTTACTTCCCCCGGGTTTTTTATCCTTTCCCTTTTCTCTTCTAAGTCCATTCTTTTTCTTGCTCTCATTTCAGGAGTTATTTGATCCTTCTTTATTCCGGAGCATACTAAAAGTCTATCTATATACCAGTCAGCAAGGAACTTTACTGCTTCTTTCTGTCTTTCCTTCATGTTATGGTCAGTAGACCTCCTTTTAGTAGATATCTTTCGTCGTTTTGCACTTTTACACTTTATACATTGCTTATCTACGTAGGCCCTGCCTTTTCTTACTAAAACACCAAATCTATTTATGGGAAGAACTCCATGTGTAGGACATGTACTTTCCTTTAATCCCGTTAATTGAAACTTCCTTTCGAAGGATGCTTTCTCTCTTTCTTTTTCCCTCTTTTTTATCAGCCTGCTTTGAGGGTTTTTGTAGTATTTCTCTGGAATGACTGTATCATCCTGCCATATAGGCTGGTGATTCAACTGCAGGCTCCCTTCAGGGGTATATACCTTAGTCATAATTTTTGGTTTTTTTGGTTAAAAATGCCCTCCTGTAGACACAAGAGGGCTCTAACGATTATATGCTCTAAAAAAAAAACTAAGTTTGTTAATAAAAAAGAGCCCCAAGTAGAAACTCAGGGCGCGTTTAATAGTACTGATTATTGCTAAATTCTTGCAATACTAATCAAACACCATTAGCCATAAAACCTGTGGGCATGAAGGGATTCGAACCCTTAACTTTCTGATCCGAAGTCAGACACTCTATCCATTGAGCTACACACCCAAAAAAGAGTGAGAGGAGTAGAAACTCCTCTCGAATGGTTCCCTGTCCTGTAAGGACATTTTTAACAATAGTGATTGACTTCTGTGCCCCAACCAAAGGTCACTTCGTGAAGTCGCTATTATGTAAGGATTCGAACCTTACTATCCCTTAAGGAATACACTAGCCAGTGTAATAAGAAGAGGCCCACTGTAGAAACAGGGGCCGTCGCAAAATATACTCTTTGATAACCTTTTAAAACAGATCCGCCGTTTCTGAGAGGGTCGAACTCTCACCCTTACTTCTCACTCCAATTTACTACTCTTATAGAAAAACGGCCCAGAGAAGTAATACACTACCCTTGTGCTAAGAAACGAAAAAAGGAGGGATTGTTAGTCCCTCCCCACCCATTAAAAACATAACACTAAAAGAAAGGAGTAGAAACTCCTTTCCGCTTTTGAGATATACTAATAATTGACATCTCTATACCTGTTCCTGTCTTAATGGAGCATTAGTGCTCTGTAGGACAGGATTTGGGGCTCTGTGGATTGTACGCACCTGAGTTGCTCTCAGGTTTTGTGCTGCCTGAGTTATCAACTCCTGAGGTACAATATCCACATTGGCTACTGCTATCCTGTAATCTGCATCATCTTTAGGCGTTGCCTCGATGCTTGTCTTAAAGTATGTAATCTTCCCATCTACTACCCTTGGGATTTTATCCTGCTGGTTTGCCATCTGAGGTGTGGAATACATCTCACGATTGATATAACCAGGCATTTCAAATCCTACAGGGAAGAGACCTTTATCTATTGCCTCTTTCTTAACAGGCTGAGTATGAGTCCTTGTGTTCTTTAGACCCACATCTTCACCCATCATTTGGCTTAGATAATCTGAAGTGTCTGACAATGTGCGATTTACACCTTGTCTTCCCTCTTCAACGAAGACTACATTCACCATTTCCTGCCACTCCCCAGTTGCTGGGTTCATTGTGGCAAATGTGTCACCATGTCGGTGAACTTTCACTATTCCTGCCATATAAGCCGCTACAAGAGAACCAGGTTTAGCATGTTAACAAATAAAAACACGCTACATTTCATTGTTAACCAAATAGTTCGAACTATAATCTCCCTTCAAGGAATAGTGTACATCTATTCCCTTAGGGGATGAGAGAAAGCTTAATTGAGAAAGAACATATCTTCTGGCTCTTCCAATACCTCTAGGTCGATTCTCTCAACCTTCCATGGTGATAACCAGAGATAAACCCCTTCTGTCAACTGAATCATACATACCTCCTTTTTTAATTTAAGTTCCCCCTGAGAACAAGGGGAACTGTTCTCAATTAAACCGTAGTTGGTACTACGATTCTTCTTGAGATGAGAAAATTGTACTGTTACATTACAGATTTAGTGCTTACGGATCTTAATAACAAATACATTGTTTCTACCGATCAGTAGCTTGGAAGTATAGACTTTTGCAGTTTTCCAGTCAACGAACCCTCTTTCCTGACACTCTACGTAGTAAGCATCATCTTTGGACAGGGTTTCATTTGGGTGATGAGGTGACCACATTTTCATAAGTTCAAGCAATTCTACCCTTTTCACGAACAGCTTAGGGGCTTGGGCAACGTGGTAGCAATCCACTTTTAGTTGCGGTTGGTAGCTGTAAGCATTGTGCCTCATATATCTAGGTATTAGTAACTCGAAATAAAAATGCACAGCCTCCATACAGATCAAGCTTCTGTACTTCAGCTGTGCGGTACATCCTATGAAAAAACAACTTGACAGACATAACAAAACAAGATACATCCGTTCTCAGGGTGTACCTTGCTGACCAATACAACAGCTGTATCAATGTTCTAAATGTGGCGTATTTCTTATCCACTACCAGCACTTATGCAGTCTCTGTTTCAGACTATTGCACACTGTCTATTTAGTGATCTCTCCATGTAGATCACCTATAGAGCATTGATACTTAAAGCTGTACAGCTGTCCCTACCTGAATCGAACAGGTACTTTCTGATTCACTGAAAAAGGGTTAAAAGTTAATAATTACCCTTGCAGCTATCGGAATACTCTACCGTTGAGTTAAGGGACATAATGGAAAGAGAGGAGAGATTTATTCTCCTCCCTAGTTCATGGTAGCCGTTTGAGGGGTTCTACCATAAAAATCGTCCGAAAATTGCCAGAAAGAACATCACAAATATTATGAGTCCTGTTATTAGGCCCTGAGTATGTGCTCTTTTCTGGTATCTTCTACTATAGTTCATATTTAGGGATTTTCAATAATATAAAAAGGGGCAGGACAGTATTCATTCCTCCCCCTTGAGCTTAATTGTTGTTCGAGAAATTTTTACATGAGATCACTGATTATCCTATTATAGTGAATACTGTTTTTCAGTGAAAGAAGTTGGAAACATGGGCAGAAAACTACCCATGTTCAATTTTAGTGATAACCGACATACTTCTGAGTGGCATAACAGCCCCTACGAGAAGATGAACAAGAGATCACCATCATACCAAGCACCAGAATTAGGATTGCTACCATCGTTTTTCTGACCTTCATAAAGTTTGTTTTTTTCGTTTCGTTAATTTTAGTAGTTTCTGTTTGCGCATATATGAAGTCTCCTCCAGATATATACTAAACTCACGAACAGTCCATGGGCCTACTTCGTGCTCAAATAGAGTTAAAGTTCGCAGATTTCCTGTATTGTGAGCCCTGATTACATGTGGTGGTAACCAGACATATATCTTCTCCTTCCATGGTTCGGTATAATAGTAATAGTCTCCATCTTCATTCACCTTCACTAGGCCATAGTATATCTCACTGGCAGTTAGTTCTAGTTTGTCAAATGCTACTATTTCCATATTATTAAAATAAGAAGGGAGAGGAACTCTCCTCCCCCCTGTGGGTTTCAGGGGTACAGCTTGAAATCTCTGTCTCTTATAAAGATGACAGGATATCAGCAAATCGGCCTTAGGGGCTTTGCTTTCATAGGAAATCAGATTGTGCCTTTTCCTATTTGGCTTTATTCATAGTGATAATATCTTAAAAGCTCCCAAGATATAGATATATCGGGAGGTACTCTTTTCAATTATGAAAAAGCGCCTACTTAATCTTTTTGCATACCAGCATACCCTCAACTTGTATTGTTTCCACTATTGTCCCTAAGGGAACAGTAGTATCAAGGGCATTGAAGAAAAGTGCTATCCTGCCCTCATTTATCATACCAGCAAACTTAGTTCCAGCCCTTTCATGCTGATGCTGAGCTAAAAAGGCTAACTCTACGAGATCTTCATCTTTAGCATCTATTGCTCCATTAGCAATTCCTATGTCTATAAGTGATATGACCTCATTGATAGACATTTTTGTAATCTTCTTCTTGAGATTCCTTTTAGTAAGTGAACTCATGGAGTTTAAATTGTTAATGTTTAAAAATACCAGTCATCCAGGATAAATAGTACCCCTTTCATCTGTGCCTCCTAACCCTTTAATTTCAAGTGACTCAGAATGCTGATGACTGGTAAAGCGTTCATTGCCAGCCCCTCAGGGGTTGAGTGTAATCCCACAAAGTGAGCAAAATCAGCCTCTGACTAAGCTCTACTTCCCCCTAAGGCTAAAAAGGGACTGGCGTTTCTCAGAGGATCACTCTGAAATAATTTAGAACCAGGTGTAGAAACACCTGGACAGTAGATGATCCAAACCCTAAACTAATCTCTCGTCACATGAGAGACATTTGTAGACTCTTACGGGCCTTTCAGGCTTATATGCTGCAATAAGTTTTAATACCTCTTCAACTTGCTCAGGGTCTAATAGTATTATACCTTCAATTTCTTCTTCTTCAAGGGCATATTCTGCTATTTCCCATTCTGCAATTATGCTGTCAAGCTCATGGCTAAGCATCCCAGAGGTCAGAAATTCTCCATCCCCCGGGGATAAGATAAGCTCTCCACATATCCATTTTAACAGGTCATGTTTAGTTATTGCAAGATCCAACTGGTGTGTTCTACCTGTGACTTGGTTAGTTCTTGTTATTCTCATTTTATATAATTTTCCTCAGAAAAAGGGTAGCCCTCTTCAACTAGAGGGAGGTCGGCAGACTTACCTAAGACAAATCAGGCTACCCAGGTTTTTAACGAGTGGTCTCTGATACCCTTAAAATATTTTACCATTTGGAGATCTTATCAAGCCATTTCTTGAATAGTACAAGTCCAACGAGAATAGATAAGAACAAAATTAATCCCATAATATGTGGTTTAAAATCTCTCGTCGTAAAAATCACCATGTATTCCTTTCTGGTCAGCAGTAAAGGATTTTGCATACCATATCCCTTTGTCCATCATTAGCACTATTAGCCAATACTGCAGGGATGCTGATAACTCAATGGTGAAGATCTCTTCTTTGCTAATAAAATGTGTCTGCTTCATATTGTTGTGATTTGATAGCAGAGAAAAAGTGACCCTACCCCCTTGAGCAATAGTAGGGCCACTAGAGGAATGGAAAAAATAAACACTCAGAAATCCCTCTGTACCCTTCAAGTAATTGTCTGTGCGAAGATTGTAGTCTTCCAATTACTTTAGCCCACCCTTGGGAAGCTAAATGATCCTTTCATTTAGGAGGTTTGGTTATACCTCTGGGAATGGTACATTAATTTCTTTTGTAATACGTCCTAACAAACTACCACTCAAGACACTTGGAATTATAACATTTTGCCAATCTGTTATCCTGCTTTTTGAGCGAGGTTTACATTGGGCCCATGTTAAGAATTCTCGTCTGCATTTGCGATTCAATTAGTCGCTACAGGTCTATTTTGCGGTAGTCTGCTTCGGACATAGCTGTTTGGTTGCTCGTTTAAGCTTTTTGCCATTTTGTAGCAGGTGTAGCTTCGATACTCAATACTCCGTTGGATTTAAGTAGTACATTTTTAAGCCTATATGTGCCATCTTGTTTAGGTGCCAAAAGACCTCCTTTTACCACAGGCTCGTGTGAAACTATTTCTTTTCCATCTCCCTGTTCCACTATCTCCTTTACTTTTATACTTAATACAGGACAGAAGGTAATTTCACCCACTACAGCTGATAAACTGGTTATTCTCACGCAGTCTATATCAGCAAGAACCTTTTCATCATGCTTAACTTCTTCAGTTCTCATTCTGGCTGCCAGTACATATCCTTGTGACCGGTGTGTTGTCATTACTTGTCTGGTTGCAGGTACATGCCCTGTAAGCCTGTCAAATAGTTTTCTGAACATTGTTGAGGGTTTTTATGTTTATTTATTCTAATTATCTGATTTTCTACTATGATCCATTCCAGCCCTCTTTCTCCAATAGCCACTTTGAATACACTATTGTCTGTGAAATATATTGTGAGGACTTTTGAATTATCAACATAGATAAGTCTTACTGTCTTATTATTAAAATTCAGTAAGCTCGTTCCCTCACTGAGATGGAATTGTGATTCCTTTTGCTTGCCCTCTATGGACTTTTTGGCGAAATAAGCAGCTACTATTGTCATAATTAATAATATGAATATGGCAGCTGCCAGTATTTTAGTCTGCTTTGTCATATGTCATTAAAGAGTTTTGTTGGTTTAGGTTTGGTTTTCTCTATATGCTCAGTTACTATCAGAGCTTCAGTTGTATGCCCTTGGGGATCTGTAAACATTGGTACTATTGTGACTATCCTTTTACCATCATTTGTAAAATCTCCAATTCTTTCTTTTAGCCCTCTGGCTCCTTTTCTTGTCCAGTGGTGTGATTCTGTAATAATGTGCTTTTCATCCTTTAATCTGTCAATACCTCTGGCAAACAGATTGCAGGTTTCGGTTAAATCCATGTTCTTTTCTAAAAGCTCTCTTATTTGGCCTCTTAATCCATCTATTTCCTTATCGTGCCACTTCTCAGCTTTCTTCATTAGCCTGAGAAGCCTTTTGTTTTCTCTCCTCAGTTCTGCCTCTGATTGGAGAAATTCTTCTGGTAGTTCTTCGAAATCATCGTAAGTCATTGCTCTAGGGGATTTAATGAGTTAACAATGTGTTTTACTTTTTCACAAGGTACAAGCCTTTCAAAGGATCAGTTTAGGCAATAATATAGCAATAGCTTAGCTCTGGCAGCATTTTCTTTGCTTTTTCTAGGGTATTCCCTCAGGGCTGCTATTAGTGTTGATCTGTAAATAGCTAATACCGTATTGCATTGAATAGATAGTCTTGGATATCCTCCGGGGAGCGTGAGGAATCTCATCTTAATCAAATCTTGTTCGCTTAGCATATTATGTAGTATTTAGTTGCACTCCTTAATTAACCATGCAAGGATAAATAGTGCCCATAGTATCCTAAAGATAAGTCCTATGAGCACTGTGAGAGGATCATTACTTATATCTTTCTGATCTGACATTATTTTCTCCTTTCCATTTTATCGCATAACCAGTATACTATGGAAAACACTATTACAAAGCCTAATTCCATAAGGTTACGCTTCATATTACGTAGTTTTATCATCAATCTTTACTGGAATATAACCCTTTGACTCCCAATGATCTATGAGATCATAATAAGGCTTTAGAAAGACCTGTATTCTCTCTATATGAGTTTGCATGTTCTCATTGTCGTACAAATGCTCATAGAGGCTTTTGGCTTGTATTGTCCATAATGTACATCTGACATCATTCCAACCTTTAATATAGTTCTCAGGATAGCGTATTGCCCAGCCAATAGTATCAAACCAGCTATTAGTGTAGTGTGATAGCATATCAGGATGAGCATAATACCTTGCATCTTCCTTTACATTCCAGAACTCACAGACTTCCCTTTCCAGCTCAATTATAGGTATTGCCCTTCCCTTAAGGTCATGTATCTGAAATGACATATGTTTGTGCTTGGGTTAAATGGTTAATAAAAGAACGTTTTGTGCTTTGGGGCTAAATGGATGTAAAAAGAACGGTTTAAGTTGATGAAATCTGCTGAATATCAAACAGTTATGTGGTACTGCTGGAAAAAAGAGCATTACTGCTCTTTAGCTTCTATAAACTCTACCTCATTACCTTTTCTTAAAGCCTCAATCATATACATTATAGATTCAGCTGTTGTGACAATAGAGTAGTTGTAGCTACCATTATAGTTGACTCCATAATGATACTCAAATGCTCCTATTGTTGATCCACAAGGCTTCTTGCTATACTGTTTTATGACTATTTTCTTCATTACTCTTGATTTTCAGTTAATTAAAAAGATCGGAGAGCCTTAGCTCCCCGACCAGTTAGAATCATCAGTTTATCCCTTGTGTTCTTCCATGTAAATTAGATTGCTCCCATTAGCTCCTGCATCTCATCTTCAGTGAGCACTACTTTGAAATCAGCTGCTTTGATTGCCTCCAGCTTCTTCTCCATCTTAAGCTCCTGTACCTGTGCTTTCAGGCCCAGTTCTTTAGCAGCTAATTTAGCCTTTTGTGCCTTCTGTTTCTTGGCTAAATCGCTGTAACTCAGGCTGTAACCATACCCAACCTGCTCCATTTTCTTGCCAGCATTGTTAGGATCAGCTTTAGTTACTGTAAATACTGTTGGTGATGCTGTAATGCTCAACAGATTACCACTGTCGTAAGCCTCTTTAAACTCAGGAGATACAGTGCAAATTGCTCCTCTGAATTTAAATCTCCAGTATTCACCCTGTACTGGTGAATCTTCTCTGTACTCACCGGGTTGTGTGCCAAATAGCTCAAGCTCATCATAAGCTGCTTCAGCATCCAAAGTAATAACTTGTCTTGTGTCAGCCATTTTAGCTCTTTCTAAAGCTGATGGCTCCTGTTGCATTGGCTGTGCAACTTGTTCAGTTGTTTGTGTGTTTGTGTCTGCCATTGTCTTGATGTTTTATTGTTGAAGAAATTTAATTCGAAAATAGGTCAACTAACTACTGTTTTCTGTAGTATTCACAGTATTTTAGCCCTGCTTGAAGACCATTTTAATATTGAGCTCTAAAAGGTTATCTATATCCTCCCTAAGGGAATATAGTAGATAACATATATGTAGTGGTGTAATAAATGCCATAATGTATACTATTCCTCATCAGGTTAACTAAGTAATAGAAAATGAGAGAGTTATGAGTTGTAAAGTGTACTCAAACTCTCTCTGACCGTCCCAATTCATTGTGTATCAATCACTTAGCTCTGTTCATCTTGTGGTTCCAAATGAATGCAGAGACTATTAAAGCTGTTGTTATGACTGCTGTTAGTACCATGTTGATGGGGTTTTAGGGTTATACCATTATATATATGTATAAGGAGCTTTCCTCACGCTGTATTGGTACTACTGGTTCCCAACCTCTGGCTTTGGTTCGACTCCTTAAAACATAAATCCTTGATTTTCAAGGCGATGTGACATAATCTGAATCGCACTTTCCCCAAGGGGTCATGGGGGGATACCCCCAGCACGACGATTTTGCCAAGGGGTCAAGGGATGGTGTCACCATCATACTCATAGATATACATAAGTTTTAAAACATGGTTAACCGAAGATATTGGGATTAAGTAATTATATATCAATAGGTTATATAAAAAGCCTATGAGACAAAACCCCGAGTTTTTCTGATACCTACCGTTAGTAGGGGGCTCAAATCTATTAACTTCCAAGTACTCCCAGGGGCAAGTACTATAAGTACTGACAGGTCTCTCTCACTTATTCACCATTTGGAAATTCCACTATAACGTATTACCTTTGAATAAAATATAAAGTATGGGTAAATTCACTGAAGAGTTCTTTAGCTTTCCTATGAAGATATATGATGGATTCTCTGTTAAGAAGGCTATGGAACAGGAAGATAAAGATACTACTGAGGAGCCTGTGCCAATAGATTGGATTACTGGTTGGGTTAGGATACCTGCCAGAGATCTTCATAAGCTTATGTGGCATGATGGATTTTCCAGAGAGAGGAAGGTAGAGGAGGTAGCTGAAGGAGGATTTGATCTGACTATTGTGGTCAGTGATATGTATGGAGAGTTTGTGTGTACCTGGCCAAGGAAGAAGTTTGAAGCTAAGCTGGATGAGTTTATGGAGAAGAGGCAGAGTTCAGGGAAGATAGGTCAGCCAGTCCTGGGTATAATTTGTGACTCTAATCAGCTATCTTCCCCAGGGGAGCTAGGAGAAAAAAAGTAGTGGAATTATTTGGCCATGTCAAAAAGTGGTATTATATTTGCTAAAATCTTAAAAAAGCAAACAATGTTTTACTCAATAGTGGATAATGGGATTGTAAGAGGTGCAGAGAAATCTGCTCCAGGGATTCCACTGTCTGCTAATTAACAGGTTTATAAACAGCAAACAAGAGTCCCTGGAGCCCATAAGCTCTGGGGATTTTTGTTTACAATTACCCTCAAAGCTTTATGGTGAAGTAACTGGCTTTTAACCAGTGGAACCAAGTTCGATCCTTGGTGGGGGTACAGAGATAAAATTCCTCTGTAGCTTAATGGTAGAGCTACTCCCTCTTAAGGAGAAGGTTGAAGGTTCGAGCCCTTCCAGGGGAACAAGATTGTCCTATAGCACAGTGGTTGAGTGCTCTAGTCTTACAAACTAGCGACCTTAGTTCGATTCTAAGTGGGACAACATGGACTTATAGCTCAATGCATAGAGCTCTTGCCTTCTAAGCAAGCTATCAAGGTTGGATTCCTTGTAAGTCCTCAGGTCAGTTTACCAGTATCTGCGTGGAGTACAAAACTGGAAATGGACAGTTAGCTCAGTGGCAGTAGCAAAGAGCTGTTAACTCTTAGGTCTTAGGTTCGATCCCTAAACTGTCCTCATGAAAGAGCACTTGTTAGAACTAGGTTTCGAGCAGAGGTTGCCATGGCAGTTTCATGATGATTCTTATCAGATAACTATATTAAAAAATGACTCTCATGATTTTAGTATAGTGTCTATCAGAAATAAGAGGTTTGATGAAATAGTCTTTAGAGGAAGAATTAGATTTGCTGAGGAACTTAACTTAATTTTGACTTTGGTAAAAGAGGATTATGATTTGACAGAGGAGGAAAAGAAACAATTAAAGATTGCGGGGTAGACTGGAGATGGTGCCAGCTCAGTCTCATAAGCTGAACTACGAGGGTTCGATTCCCTCTCCCGCAACCAGGGTCTGGGGGAGTCCCTTAAAGGATTAAATAACCTGTCCCCCTCTATGCACCAGAAGCATTTCGGTAATGCACTAGCCTTCCAAGCCTGAGAGCAGGGTTCGACTCCCTGTTGGTGCTCATGGAACTAAATGAAATTAAAAAGGAGTTGTATAAGAAAAATCCAAAGGCTGAGCTTTTGTATGTGGATAAAGAAAGGATGCTGTACATGACTAACCTTTGGACAGGTTCTATTGATGGAATCATTAATTTCTCCATTCCCCTGGGGGACATACAGGATGCGAAATTTCTTCCAGTAATGGAGGCTAAACTATTGATAAGATGGCTAATGTAATAAAGGAGGGTGAGGAGCTATGCTCCCATCGTCTAAATGGTAAGGACATTACCCTTTCAAGGTAAAAATGTAGGGTTCAATTCCCACTGGGAGTACAAATAATTAAAGCTACATGCGGACAAAAAAGATGGAAACCAGCTGGTTTCTAACAGCAGTCAAGTAATTGTCCGGCATGTGGCTAATCCGAGGGTGTGGTGTAATGGCTGCAGTATCACCCTGTCAAGGTGAAGGTTGGGGTTCGAATCCCCCACTCTCGGCTCAAATCGTCCCTTAGCTCAGGTGGTCAGAGCAGCTCACTCATAATGAGAAGATCAAGGGTTCAACTCCCTTAGGGACAACTAGAAGATATAGTGGGGGAGGGTGAAAACCTGGAAGAAGCACACTTCTGAAGGTGGGCTGTGTAAGAACCACCTCTTCCCCTATATCAAATTGCCTGGTAGCTCAATGGTCTGAGCAACTTCCTGATACGAAGAAGGCTGGTGGTTCGATCCCACCTCAGGCAACTGGTTTGAAAGAACCTCTGGAGCATGTACAATCTACTGGTATACAATTTCATAACTGTAATAAAGCTGTTTACAGAGAAGGTAGAAAGGTTATGCTTCAGATTTAGGGGTTACATGTTCCAAGGCTGGCGAAGCTCCCTTGCAAGGAGCCTGAGAAGAGTTCGATTCTCTTTAGCTCCACTAGAATTATTTGGAAAATTCAAAAAGAGTTATTACATTTGCATCATGTTCAATCTTCTATCATACTATTCCAGTTCACTCCTGTTACACAGACAGGCTGGGTATAGTATGTAAAGTTCATTAGACTTTATTTTTTAGCCCAGTCTGTTTCTACAGCTGGGTTTTTTGTTTTACATACCTTGGTAGCCCAACGGGAGAGGCAACAGTCTTAGGAACTGAAAAGTGTGGGTTCGAATCCCATCCTCGGTACACTTATCCCTGTGATGTAATAGGTAACCATATCAGACTTAAAATCTGAGTTCTGTAGGTTCAAGTCCTACCAGGGATACTATAAGGAAGGTTATGCAGCTGCACAGGAGCGGCGACTAGTCTTGAAAACTAGGGCTCGGCGATGAGCAGGAGTGGGGTTCGAGTCCTCAGCCTTCCTCTTATAAGGAGAGTAAACCTACACGATGTAGGAGCAGCCTGCTAAGCTGACTGTTCCCTCGGGGATGTGGATCAGGGCCACTGCTCTCCTCTTACATTGCACTGCGACAGGAGTGGGAGATCCTTCTGAGTCTGTAAAACTCGGGGCTTTAGCCTTTGTCAGTTCGAATCTGACCTGTGCAACTTTTTTTTGGTGGATTAAAATATTCACCATATATTTGCATTATGAATAAAGTATTTCGTCATACGTGGTTTACCTTCTGCCCTCAACCAGGGAAGGGAGTTGTCATGTATGTATAGGATATAAAGCTCTTGCATGTCAACCCCCTTTCTACCAAGACTGGGGGTTTTTCTTTTATATTGGGTGGTACGGAAGCCAGGTTTTTCCGGCAGCCTTTGGGAGGCTGAAAGCGTAGGTTCGAATCCTATTCACCCAACATAAGCCTGAGAAGCACTGATGGTGGTGCAGTTGCCTTGTAAGCATCAGAACAGGATTCGAGTTCCTGCTCAGGCTCATATGGTGCAGTAGCTCCAATGTAGAGCGCCAGCCTGAAGAGCTGGGCGTTGGTGGTTCAAGTCCACTCTGTACCACATTTTTTTAATGCCCCTTAGCACAATGGAAGGGCGTGAGCTTTTGGATCTCATGATGGTAGGTTCGATTCCTCCAGGGGCATCTGTGGAGATACCAATTCGGTGAATGGACTTGGCTGTGAACCAGGTAAGGCAGTTCGACTCTGCACTCCACCCCACTACCCTTCGTTCAGTGGAAGGACTCAACACTACGGATGTTAGAACGCAAGTTCGAATCTTGCAGGGTAGTCTACACACGTGTCAGGCCATGGTGGCCAAGCAGTCTCCAAAACTGTAGGAGGACTGGGTTCGATTCCCCCGATACGTGCATAAGGCAGATTAGCCAAGTGGAAAGGTCGGGTTCTGCAAAAGCCCTATACATCTGTTCGATTCAGATATCTGCCTCAAGATCCTCTCATATTGGGAGGATTTTTGCTTTTTATAGCATTACATCCCAAAGAGTTATATATTACTTCCAAAAAAGCCCATAACTTTGTAAAAGAAAACCAAGCTACATGAAGGTAATTGTGCAGAAAATACGAAGAGAGGTAGCTACTGAGGTGGAAAAGGCAATAAAGTATTATTCTGTACTGCTTGCTCTGAATGAAGTAAGACTTCCACAAAAGCAGCTATACCTCCTGGCATTCACAGCTGCCCGAGGGAGCATAACATCCCCTGCGGCTAGAAAGGAGTTTGTTGAGATGTTTAATAGCTCACTTGCATCTCTGGAGAATATGAAGCAGGAACTTGTGAAGGCTGGCTTTCTTGTACAGATAGATATGAAATATAGAGTGAATCCAAAGATTGCTCTTGACTTTTCAAAAGATATTCAGTTACAAATAAACCTGGCAGGAAGTGCAAAAGAATCAGAGTAGTATAGATGCTGACAAGTTGAAAGGTGTTCTTATAACAAGGACTGCTATAAAGACCTTAGTTCCTGAAGACATAGTAGAGAAAGTTATTATGTTTCAGTTTAAAGATGCAAGAGATGCAATGGTAGATCATGAACAGGTAGAGATCTCAGGATTTGGAAAGTTCATGACCTCTCCTAATAAGATTAGAAGGAAGATACAGAAGTTGGAAATACTTATCTTCAATATGGAAGCTAAGCTTAAAGATAGACCTGAGGAAATCAGGAATATGGAGACTTGGAATAACATGATGGAAAAGCTCAAGGCCACAGTTGCCTATATGAAAACCAAAAAGGGAGGATATGAAAATAAGTCTTAAAGGAATATTAGAAGGAACCTGGAACTCCATTTTCGTTAAGAAGGAGATAGAAGATGTGGCTAATCAGAGAGAGGATATATGCAGAAATCATTGCCTTCTAAACTCTGAGGCTCAGAAAGAGATCAATAATTATAAGACCTTCAGACCAGATTTTCACTGCACAGTATGTGGTTGTGACCTACATCTTAAGACCAGAGCCCTATCTCAGGAATGCCCCTTGGGGAAATGGAAAGCTCACATGACTCAGGAAGAAGAGTTAGAAATAATCAAAAAACTGGAAGATGAAAGTAGCCAGGCTAAGTAATGTTAAGATAAGAGATCTAATGGTAGTACTTACCAGATTGTCAATGCAGTATGATGTTGTAGATATTATAGTAGATACTGACAACAAGACAATTATCTTAGACCCTGTAGAAAGGCCGCAGGATGACTCAGAGCTTACAGATGAGAACATATATACATTAATCTAAACAAAACCAAACAACTAAATATGGGAGCACCAATTAATTCATTCGAGATAGTCGAGTCAATCAGATTCTTTGCACAACTAGTTGCAACTGAAGGAATTGATGGAGAAATTAAGTACAAAGTAAACAGATATATTGACAGGCTGGTAGATGCACTTGAGCCAAGTGTAAATGAATCTACAGCTAAAGCATCGGGACTGACAATAGTATAAAACAAAGAGTATGGCGAAGAAAGCATTACCATATAATCAGGCCATCCATATCCTGGAGAGCCTGAAGAAAGAGTACCCTAATAATACTCTGGGCCAGCATATCGCAACTGCCCTGGGGGACTATGGGGATATATGGGGTCTGACAGATAAAGAGTTTCTGTTTGCTTTGGAGAAATACAGAGCTGAAATGGAAATGAATATTGTCTCAGATACTGAGGTAGATAGGGTACTTAAAGAGGGACAAAACCTGGATAAGCTATTTCAGGAAGAGGAGGAAGAAGATGGCTACTAAGAAGACGAGTAATAACTATATAGGGATGGAGCTTGAGTGGCTGGAGAAGAAAGCCAAAGAGATTCGCGAATATTGTAATCAGCCTATACACAAGCTCAAAGATCGTATGCTGGGAGATAAAGTAGTATCCAAGATCGAAGAGCAGGTAAAGTCAATAAGAGAGACTCTGAAAGACTATATATTAATTGTAGAAGCAATAGATAAACTCAGAGATAAAGAAGAAGCTAAGTCTCCTTCAGTTAGAGGAGATCAGGAGCTCTCTCCAATTGAGAAAGGTGAAATATAATGATAGACCAGAAGTATACCCAGAAAACTAAAAACATTTGGTTCCCCGACCAGGTAGAACCTATTTACGATCCTACAGATGAAGCAGCTATGGAAACCTTTAGGGAGTACTGGACTGAAGAAAAGCGTAGGATGAAGGAAGGCTTTTATCTGGCAGATGGGAAAGTATACATTTCTGGATGGCTCTATTGGCACACAGTGTACTGGAAAATCGCCATGTACATTGAAAATGAAAGACTTAATAAGAAGATCAGAATTATTGATACTCCCTATCTCAGGGACATTGAGTGGATAATAGCTGATGACTTTACTCAATGTGAACAGAAAGGTAAGTTCTATGCCCTGGTTGGATCTCGTGACTTCGGGAAATCTATCATGGCTGGCTCAAGAGCTGGTTATCAGTACACTCTCTTTGACAAATCAGAAGCTATCATCAGTGCAGGTAATGGTACATATATCAAGCTTGCTACTGATAAGGTAGAAGATGGTCTGATCAATCTACATCCAATCCTGCAGAAGCAAAGGATTGTTAATGACTGGAAAAAAGAAATAAAGGCTGGTTGGAAAGATAAGAAGACAGGGATAACATCTCCTTTATCTTCTCAATCATCTATACAGATAAGAAACTTTGAAGAAGGATCAAAGAGCGATGCAGCAGTAGGAGCTAGACCTGGTTTCCATCTTATAGATGAAATTGGTACCATTAGAAACTTCATTGCCTGTTTCAAAGACTCTGAAGGTGCCTGGTGGTCTGGTACATCCAAAGAAGATAAACCTTCCTGTCTTGCTATGATAGCAGGCACTGGGGGTGATATGGAAAAAGGTAAAGAGGCATCTGAAGTGTTCCTTCACCCTGAAGCCTATAACATACTCCCCTTTGATAATCCTGAAATACCAGGAACAAAGATGGGTAGATTCATTGATGCCTTAATGGCTAAGATCAAGTACAAGGATCCAATGAAGCTATCTGATTATTTGGGAATACAACACCCTGACTTAGAAAGAATTACCATTCTGGTAACCAACTATGAGAAGGCTAGGGAGTGGTGGGAAAAAGAATATGCAAGAGCTATAAAATCTGGTAATCAGAAGACTGTATTGAAGTTCAAAGCCTTCTGGCCTCTGGTTCCATCTGATAGCTTCCTGGTTCTTACAAAGAATGACTTTAATATCGAAGCTGCTAAAGCTCAAAAGAATAGACTTACTGCCCTTGGGAAGACTGGTACTCCGGTAGACTTATATCATGATGGAGAAAAGATTTGCCATAAGTTCAGTGATAAACTACCAATCAGCAAGTTTCCTGCAGATAGCACAACTTCACTTGATGCTCCTCCAGTCATTTGGGAGTTCCCAATAGATGATGAACCACCATTCGGACTCTATACAGCTGGAGTTGACCCTTATAGACAGAGTAGATCTGAATATTCAGACTCCCTTGGGGCAGTGTATATCTTTAAAAGGGTACATGACATTGCCTCGGATAGATATCAAAACCTATTTGTAGCTTCTTATGTAGCCAGGCCAGATAGTAAAGACAAGTGGAATGAGACTGCCAGACTCCTCATTAAGTACTATAATGCCTATACCCTTTGTGAAAATGATGAGTATAGCTTTATAGATTATATGCTCAAGAAAGGAGAAGCTGCAAGATACCTGGCCCCTCAACCGAGCTGGCTTAGAGAAATAGTTCCAAATACCTCAGTTAGAAGGGATTATGGTATTCATAGATCGAGTGATAGGATCAGGAACCACCTGGATGGTCTACTTAAATCTTATCTGGATGATGTCATCTTCAGAGAAGAGGAGAAGAATATAGAGACCCTGGGAGTAACCAGAGTATTTGATCCTATGCTCTTGGAAGAAATTATTAACTTCAACTCAGAGGAAGGGAACTATGACCGTATAGTAGCTGCGGAGCTGGCCATTGCCCTGGCGGATCATCTTAATCCACAGTTCGTAGTATCCACAGAAAAGAAAGATCCCAGATTTGAAGCTTACTTCAAGGGACAAAAAAGCACAAACAAAGTAATCGACTTCTCAAACTCTTCTCCAATCAGATATAATAATGGTAGAAGAAGATCAAAATTATTTATATAACAGATGCCTATAATCATTCACTCAAAGGATCAGAACCTTGACTGGGCAAGGTGGAACATTTATCCTGATCAGTTCGTACCAGAAGCAGAGAAAGGAACAGATGACTGGATAAAGTCCAATATGGACTACTTTGCCAATGTGGCCTACTCTCAATTTATTAAAGGTAAAGATACCTTTGTAAATAACTATAACCTGGTAAAGGGGATTCTCAGACCACAGGATTTCTATATTAATGATACAGATGATCCTGAACTTAGATCCTTTGCAGATACAGTAGTAAGAGATGTAGAACTCCCTAACTATGTGAAGCACTATCCTATCTTAAACCCTCCTATGAATACCATGTTAGGAGAGCTTACAAGAAGACCAGATGTAGCTAGGGTTAAGGCTTTTGATGATGATTCAAAAAATGAGGAGCTTCAATTCAAGACTGAGATATTACAGCAATTCATAATGGAACAAGCTAAGTCTAAGATTGCTGTTCAGTCAGGAGTACAAGGACAAGGCAGTCCTTCTAATGATCAGGATCTGGAACAACTTACAATGGAGAAGGTATCAGAGTATCTGACTGACTATACTTCTACTGCAGAGAAATGGGGAAATCATGTTTTGGAAGCCATGAAGATGCAGATGAACATGAAGGAGATCTCAGAAGATTGCTTTAGAGATCTTTTAATCTGCTCAAGAGAGTTCTATCACATATATGAGACTAACTCAAAGCTGGGGGTAGGAGTAGAAAATCTAAACCCAAAGAATGTATGGTTCTTGACTCTTCCTGATAAGAAGTATCTTAAAGATGCCTTTGCTGCAGGGACAGTGCATGTAATGGAGCTTAGTGAGATTATTGAGAGATTTGATCTGGATAAGAAAGAGATTGATCACTTAAGAAAAGGTGTAAGAGAACTCTCTCTATTCTCCCCAAGGGAATCGAACTTTGAGAATCCTAACGTAAGTGGATGGGAATCAATCAAATATGATACTTATTCCCCATTTATAGTACAACAAAGACTTCTGGTTGAGTCAATGCTCAAAGAGAACGTGGATCCTCTTAATGACTTTCTTGGCTTATCATCCAATGTAAATACTTTTGGTAATAAGTATGTAGTAGTTCAAGCCTATTGGTGCTCAAAAAAGAAAGTGGGGAGACTGATATTTAAGGACGAAGAGGGAGTAGAACAGACCACTTTAGTAGATGAGTCTTATAAGAGAGTACCAAACCAGGTATCAATCGAGTGGAACTATATAAACCAATGGTATAAAGGCTACAAGATTGGATCTGATGTATATAATGTGGAGCCCTTTGAACTTCTGAACTACTGCCCTATTATTGGAGTAGTTCATGAGATCAAGAACATAAATGAAGCTAAGAGCTTAATTGACCTACTAAAACCTTATCAGATTCTGTACAATGTATGTATGAACCAGCTCTATAAGCTGCTGGAGAAGGAAATTGGTAATGTGTACCTTATGTCTATGAGGCACATTCCTATCCCTAAGGATGGGGATGCTCAGGATGCACTGGATATCTGGGAGCAGGAGGCCAGAAAAAGAGGGGTTGTTATAGTAGATGACTCTCCTGAAAACCTGAAGAGTCCATCTAACTTCAACATGTTTAAGAATATAGACTGGACAAGGACTGCTGAAATCCAAAGCAGATACACTCTGGCTATGCAGCTTAAACAGGAAGCATGGGAACTGGTAGGTATTACCAGAGAAAGAACAGGTGGAGTAGCTGCAACTCAAACTGCTACAGGTACAAATACTGCCTTATCTCAATCCTATGCTCAGACAGAACCATACTTTGCACAACATGAGTATGTATTAAATGATGTATATCAAGCTATTCTGGATGCAGTTCAGCATATAGAAGTAAAGAAACCAGAGTCAACCATTTCCTATATCAATACAGAAGGAGAACAAGCCTTCATTAGAGTTAACTCTGAAGACATCACCCTTAGGGATCTACAGGTATTTGTTACTACCAGAGCCCAGGATCAAAAAGCCTTTGAAGATCTCAGACAGCTTGCTCAACCAATGCTACAGAATGGAGCTACTCCATATGAAATATCTGTACTATATACTACCAACTCTATCAGGACAATGAAGCAAGTATTCAAGTCCTTAAAGGAGAAAATGGAAGCAATGCAGCAACAAGAACAACAGCTTAAGCAACAGGATCAACAGCAGCAGCAAGCTATGTTCCAGCATGAGCAGGAACAGGCAGCCATCCAGGATCAATTAGATAAAGAATTTGAAGCCGGGCAAAATGAGCTGGATAGACTTAATAAGAAGGAGATTGCTCTAATAGCAGCAGCAGCCAAAGAAAGAAGTGCAATGAACCCAATTGAAAATGCAGGAGATGAAGATATCGCAGAAGCTAATAGACTTACACAAGAAAGCATTGGTAAGGATAGGGAATACCAACTTAAACTATCTCAAATCCAGCAGAAGGCCAAAGAGTCGAATGATTATATTGCGATGGAGCTCAGAAAGATCGCGCTAGATAAGGAGAAAATCCAAGCTCAGCTCCAGATGAAGAGAATGGATATCAAGGCTAAGAAGGCCCAGGCAAAGAAATCAAAATCTAAATAATGAGTCTATTAAAACTGAAAGCCAAGGTAAAGCTTGTCTCGGAGGAAGACATGGAGCTGGAGGAAATGGATATGGGCATCATTGCTAAGTCCAAACAATGGGTATGGAGAGCAATGGCCCTTCCGGTAGGGGAAATATATAAGGTAATTGGATATACTTCTACTAAGAGCATAGTCCAGATGTATGATGGAGAGAAGATCCTGGTAGCTGAATCCTTTGAAGAACTCTGTGAAAGATGGGAGAAAGCAGTTGTTGAAATGAGACTATGTGAGGGAGACTGGCCTGTCTATAATGAAACAGGTGAATCTTTCGAATCGGATGATGAATCCTAATGCTATATTAAGCAATATTAATCAGCCTTTTAGGAGCAAAGTCTTTGCTGGTAATATAAATACACATAATTTTACATCCTGTTGAAAACCAATAAAATCAACTAAATATGGCGGACAGAGAACAATTTTCTTTCTCTGCAGGTGACTTTGGAATCATGTCTACAGAAGAGATCCAAGCTGGGGAAGCATTCCTTAGCTCTGATCCTGAAGATATAAAGGTAATACCTTCCAAAACAGAAACTGAAGAAGAGGTATCTGTTAAGAAGGCAGTTAAGAAGCAACCACCTGTAAAGAAGAAAGAAGAGGTTATAGAAGAAGAAGAAGAAACTGAGGAAGAAACTCCTGAGATAAAAGACAAGGATATCTATGATGTTCTTGAAGAAAGATCAGAAGAAACCGAAGAGGAAGGAACTAAACCTCCAGCCAAATCTCCCAAAGATTCCCCTAAGGAAACAGAGGAAGAAGCTACTACTGAAGAGGGTGAGGAGAACATGTTCAACACAATAGCTCAAGAGCTTGTGAATCATGGTATCTTTAATCTCGATGAAGATGAGGAGGGTATAGAAGTAGGTACTCCGGAAGAACTGCTCGATAGATTCCAGTACGAATCAAGAAAGCAAGCTTCCCAAGTAATAGATAAGTTCCTTGCAAGGTTTGGCGATAATTATAAGGACATGTTTGAAAATGTCTTTGTAAAAGGTATTAACCCAGTTGACTATCTGAGCCGCTATACTAAAGTAGAAGGTATCAAAGAAATTGACCTTACCGATGAAGGTAATCAGGAAAGAATTGTGAGAGAGTTGTACAGATCAGAAGGTAGATCTTCTGAATATATCGAGAAAAGAGTTACTCAGCTAAAGAATTATAATGACTTACTCGATGAAGCTACAGAAGCTCAAAAGATCCTGGTAGCCAAAGAGGAAAAGGAAATCACAGAGGCCGCAGCCAGAAAGCAAGAAGAAATTACCAGAAAGCAGCAGATCAAAACTGAGTATGTCAACAATGTTGGCAGAATCCTTTCTGATAAGATGAAAAATAAAGATTTTGATGGAATCCCTGTAGATAAGAAGTTCGCTGAGAATACATATGCCTATCTCACCCAGGACAGATTCCAAACCCCCGATGGGGAACTACTTACAACTTTTGACAAGGATATAATGGATCTGAAGAGACCTGAAAATCACGAACTTAGAGTTAAAGTAGCTATGCTTATGCAACTTTTGAAAGAAGATCCTCAACTTACGAAATTAGCCAAAAAGGCAGTATCTAAAGAAAGTAATGAACTCTTCAAAGGTCTTAAGAAGACTGCCATGAAAACTGGTGGTAATAAGAAGACAGAGGAAGAAGCTCAACCCAAATCTTGGTTTTCCCAATAATCCTATAACAAAATAATAGCGTAAAGATGGCTTTACAAACAATACCTGGTTTTACTGGTTTTGCCTATGCCAGGGTAGCTTCAATGGACAAACGTGCTATTGGTAAGCTCACAGACACAAATCACCTGGAGTCTTTCCATACCACAGATCCTGCGGACTATGATAAGAAGATTATCTCCATTTATACACAGAGCTCATTGTATGCCAATGACTTCCTGGACATGATCAACAAGTCTACTCCGTTCTACATTGATACCAACTCTGATGCATGGCAATGGGAAGTAGAAGTACCATACAAATTCCCTAAGATCATCGAGGTTCCTACGAGCACACTGAATCTTACCACTCCAGGTATTGATGGTCAGGAGTTCCAGTTCGTGATGGATTCAGCTGAGTTCACTCAGAATATGATCATCACTCCACACAAGATCTATGGTCAGCAATTTGCTATCATAAGAGATCCGCAGCCTTACAACATGGGATTCCTTTACACTGCCACGCTTGTATCGAGCAATCCTAAAGTTGAGTTCGTTGATCCTACATTCCTTGAACCTGGTATTGAGTTTACTCTTGTAAATCAATCAATTGGTGAGTTCGATGAAGATCTTCCTGGTCTTCCTCGTATGGCTGAAAAGATCACAATGTATGAATCTTTAGGTTCAGCTGTAGGTTACAAACATACTATCACTGGTTGGGCAGATGATCGTATGCTCAAGAACAAAGATGGTATGCCTCTTGACCTGATGGTGTACATCAATGGTAAGAGAAACGAGAAACCAGTTACTCGTCATGATATCAGATGGGAACCTTTCATTGAGTTCTGGATGAGAAAAGCAATGCTTGATCTGAAAGTACAAAAGATGATCTGGGGTAAACCAGGTATCGTGAAGACAAGAGGTTCTAAGCAAGAGGTTAAGAAAGTATCTTCTGGAGTTTACTACAGAATGAGAAACAATGGTAACCTTGTTCAGTATAACAGAGGTGAGTTCTCAACTAATATCTTCCGTGCTGTGTTTGGAGATCTGTTCTACAGACGTGTAGATGTAGCACAAAGAAGAGTTAAGATATACACTAATGAAGCAGGGTTCGATGTATTCGACCAAGCTCTGAAAGATGATGCTCTCAATAGTGGTCTTACTATCATTGCTGATACAAGATTCATTCAGGGTGCTGAACAGAAACTAACACTAAACTATGCCTTCTCAAGCATGGTAACTCGTGAAACAGGTAGAATTGAGCTGGTTCACTTAAAAGAACTGGATTTACCTCAATCTAACCTTGAGTTCGGTCAGAATAAGAAATCAACTCCATTATTCCTTGTCTTTGACATTTCCCCTGAGGGAGATGGATCTCTGAGAAACAATATCAGAGAAGTAAGAATGAAGGGAAGACCCTCAATGACATGGGGATATATTGATGGGCGTAGACATCACCTTGGAGCTATGAGATCACAAGGTCACTCAGCTGCCAACATGTTTGATGGTTATACTATCTTCATGGATGATAGATACGATGTCTTTATAGAAGATTTATCACGTTGCGTCGTTATAGAAGAAGTTCCTCAGTTCTAATGAGGAAACCTTCCGAGAAGAGAGCCCTGAAACTTCCCGCCTCCAGGGCCCTCTTTTCAAAATACCCCTTCCTAAGAAGCATGTGGATCATGACCACCAGGGGTACAGTAAACCAAATAATCAACTACTTATGGGTAAGATCGGTAAGATTAGTGTAATACCGAAGGACTTTGATGGTGCATTCCCTACTATGGAGAAATCTCTAAGACAGAGAGGGATGAGTAGAGCTCCTGGTACAACCAAGATGATGCTTCCATTTAAGGAACTTAGTGGGAAGTACAGAAATGGCCTAGATGAGCATGCTAAATACATTCTCAAGATAGAAGACCCTCAGCTTAGAAAGCTTGAGCAGGAGAAGGTAAAAGCATTGAGAAAAAAGCTTGAAGAAGCTACGGGAATTGACCTGTCACCAACTTCTGAGTATTACAACTATACATCTAAAAAAGGAACAGCGCATGTGGAACCAGTAAAGCTGGCAGATGGAGATAACATCTTCAATCTGGAAGATCCCTGGCAGCACATCACTTATTTGTGGTTAGCTGCAGATCCACGCATTGCCTCTTCACTTGCTGCTTATGAGAGAGGAGAATATTCTCATGATACACAATACTATGTGAATGATGAGGATGTTGAAAGTGCTCTTCAGTACAGAAAAAAGAAGACTGCTAATGATGCTATCATTAAGTTTGATAGCTGGTCTCTTGAAAAGCGTAAGAAGGTCGCAAGACTACTTGATCTGCCCGTAGGTGATAGTGCAAAAGAAGAAACTGTGTACAATCTTGTAGATAACTTCCTGAAAAAGAACCAGGTAGACAATGGAGTACACAAAGGTAAAGATCCAGTTAAAGTGTTCAGCTTATATGCAGACCTGAAAGATGACTCCTTATATGTGAGAGACTTAGTAGAGCAAGCTTTCAAACACCAGATCTACAAAGAGAAGAAAGGTGGACGTGTATATGAAGGAGAACTGGAAGTGTTTAGAGATAAACAAGAATTAATTGATCACCTCATGGATGAAATAAACCAGGAAGATTTACTCGAACTGGAGAAAAAGTTAAAAGTAAAAAAACTTGCTGAAGTATGATCCCAGTAGAGAGCCTGTTATATAAGATAGACCTTAAGTTAAATAAGGTAGCAGCTCTCGAACATCAGATTATACCTTTAGAAAACAAGATCCTCGCTCTGAATGAAGCCCAGCTCAAGCTGGTTAAACTAAAAATGGACTCGAATAATCCTTCGGGTCTCGGGTTAGATAGCTTCAAGAAGAGATATGAGGATCTTGAAGTTTTAATAGAGCCCATGAGAAGTCATCCTCTGAGCCTTACTCTAACTGATCCAGATCTGAATAAGTGGACAGCTGATCTTACACTACTTACTCCCCAGTACATGTTCTATATAGACTCGTACTTTATAGCTTCCAAGGGGACGTGTAAAGATAAGGTCATATACGTAAATAAGGATCTTGTAAAGCATTCTGATGTTATTAGTCTGCTTATCAACACGAACTATAGGCCCTCTTTTGAATACGAAGAGAGCTTTTCTTCAATAGCCCAGTTCAATTTAAGTGTCTACACAGATGGAACCTTCACTCCGAAGACTATTTATGTAAGCTACATAAGATATCCCCAAAAGGTAGACTTCCCAGGATATATAAAATTTGATGGTACTACTTCTACTCATGTAGACTGTGAGCTGCCAGAATATCTTGAGGATGAACTACTTAACCTTACAGTACAGGAGTTAGCAATGGATACTGAAAATAATCCTGCAGTCCAGTACACCCAAGAAAGAATAAGAACATCTGAATAATCACGTAAAATCTATATCTAAATGGATTTCTCATTAACAACGCTGTTTGTTGCCACATCAGGAACTCTGGCTTCCACAGGATCTACCCAAGACCTTACACCAGGTCAAATTGGGCTTTTTCGTCCTGACTATTCAATTGCCACCTCTGGTAATATAGCAGCAGCAAAGTACTTCTACATTGCTCAAGGTAGAATCGAAGTATTACCTTCAAATAATGCAGTAGGATTTGGTACAGTAGGTAACCAACTTGGAAGTAAAAGATCTGATAAGATCACTTCTACCAAGGTTATTGAGTGGTACAAAATAACTGCTGTATCAAACGTGCCAACACAGGTACAATCCGTTAGCTCATGGGCTCTTGAATGCAGTGAGCAGATCACCTTTGCCTTCGTACTTCACTCAAGTTATATTGATACTGGATTCTTCAATGGTCTTACAAGATCATTCGTGGTAGATACTCCATGTTGCTCATGTGGTGCTAACCCTTGTAGTAGTGTTACAGGAACTGCTCTGCAGAATTTTGTGGATGCAGCTGTTGCAAAAGGAAATGCAGACCCTGCACTTTCTACCTTCCTGACCTTCTCAAGATTTGGAACAGGATCAAGCTCTCAGCTGTATATAACTGAAAAGCCTCTGACAGTCTATGGAAACCCTTGTGACTTCGAAGCTTATCCTTATGAATACGACAGACTCTGGTTCAGAGCTTTCGTGATCAAAGGGCCTGTCACAACTCAGGATTTCATTGTAAGCAATGCCTGTGATATAGTAGCTACATCTACAGTAGTTCAAAGATCAGATTATCCTTCCGGATCTTCTGCAGAAATCAAGCAGCTTGAAAAGAACTTATGGAGCTACCAAGTTAATCAGTTCAAACATCAATACAAGTATGCATCTTGGGATCAGCTGTTTACCAGCTATGTAACTGATGGTACGTTCTATGATACTTACTACATCAAGTACTATCCTTATGATGAATACCTGAATACATGGAACCCTGGAGTTCCTCAGGATTCTACAGTAATTGTAGCCTTCCCAACAGGAACTGGTGGAACATTCGAAACTGCCCTTACTGCAGCACTTGGAGCACCAACTGATGTGAGTGGAACTAATCCAACTACTACTACTACAACTTCAACCACTTCAACTTCAACCACTTCTACTACAACCCTAATACCATAATAATCTGAACCTGGCAGTTAAGGAGAGCAGAGCAATTCAAGGCTCTCTCTCCTTTTTTATTTTAAAAAATAACCAATGAGACATACTAAGTCAGAAGCTAGGATAGCCCTACTCCATCCAAAGGTGAGAGATGAGGTAAAAGCACTAATCGAAAAAGCAGAAGCACCACTCCCTAAGACCGTTGCTATAGCAGTCCCTCAGGGACTAAGGACAATAGATGAGCAGAACGCCCTATATGCTCAAGGGAGAACTACACCAGGACAGATTGTTACAAATGCCCGTGGGGGGAGCAGCTATCATAATTATGGACTTGCTATTGACTTTTGCTTAGTTTATGATACTAATGGAGATGGAGTATATGATGAGACCTCCTGGGATATGAAAAAGGATAATGATAGAGATGGTGTAGCTGACTGGCTGGAAGTAGTGAAAGTATTTGAACAAGCTGGTTGGGAGTGGGGAGGAAAGTGGTCTTCCATTAAAGATTATCCTCACCTACAGAAAACATTCGGAAATACCTGGCAGCAGCTCTTCCAAAAGTATAACAGTGGAGACTTCATTCCAGGAACAAAATATGTTAATGTCTAATGCCTATTCCACAAACTTCACCAATACTGGATTTCACAACAGTAGATACCCACAACACTTTGACAATGGCTGTTGCGGATGTCTCCTTTTATCCAAGTAATTTCGTTGTGACTAATCCCACATATGAGATTACTCCTCCTTCCTTTCCTAAGGCAACAGTATCTTTTGTCAAGAGTGAAGTTCTTTTCCTTAATGGAAATAACCTCAACTTGACTTGTGTCACTGACCCAAGCATGCTTACTGATCTCCCTGACGGAATATGGACAATCAAACAATCTATAAGCCCTGCTATAGACTTCAATATTGAGAAAAGTTTTCTCAGAACTACTCGCATAGAGCAAAAGTTCGGGAAAGCCTTTTTAAAGACTGATCTGATAGAATGCAATAGAGATGTAAAGATTGAGCAGATGAAAGTTCTTGATGAAATCTGGTTCTATATTCAAGCTGCTATTTCAGCTTCAAATCAATGTAATAATATCCTGGCCATGAAGCTGTACCAGGATGCAAATACAATGTTGGATAACTTTATTAGAGGAAGATGTAGAGGAACTACAAATACCCTCTGGTGCTAAAACCAAAGATTATGGGATGCCAATCAACTAAATGCAAAAACCCAGACTGCAATACTTATGCCGCTGCTTGCCAGCTCATAAATGGTTACTGTAGAGAATGTTGGGATAAATTGCAACAAAAAAGTGCTTACAAACTATTGCTTAAATGTTTAGTTATCTTCTAAAGACCTGTACAGATTGTGATAATCTCGAAGATGCTATATGCTCAATTGATGCAGTTCTTGCTCAGTACGGAAAAAATGCTTGGCAAAATACTGCCTTTATGACCATAAAGCCCCTCCCTTATATAAGGGTAAGGCAGCTATTGTATTATAAGGAGATTCTAAATAATCTTAGATGGAACCAGGATTTCTATTGCCCCTATGGTTTTCCTGCAATAGTATCCAGGGTGAAAGCATTAACTGGTGGAGAGTTTAAGATAGCAAGAAGAATGAAAGTAGGGCCATTTACAACCACTACTTCTACAAGTACTACAAGTACAACAAGTACAACTAGCACCACAACTTCTACTACAACCTCTACAACCACAAGTACAAGTACTTCCACAACTACTTCAACGAGTACTTCTACAAGTACTAGTACTACAACAAGTACGAGTACTTCATCTACAACATCTACTACAACTACAACAACTACTACTGCTTCTCCACAGGTTACTGTAACTAATAATGCATCTACAGGTGGAGCTGCTATTCTGGCAGTACAATACGATAATTATCCACCGAATAATAATCAGTATGTATCAGGAGCTTATCCAGTAATCCCAGGGGGAAGCAAGACTGCTAACATTGCAGCTAGTTTCATACCAGGTAGCTTCATAATCTCAGTAGATGGAAATGCATTTGGAAGTATAAAGATTATAGGAAGTAATAGTGTAGCACAGTGTCAAGATTATACAGGTGCAAGTAGCTATACATTTACTGGTGTAACTGTAAATAATTCACAAGCTGTTACTATCACTATGAGAGATATTGGAACATTCTGTACCACTACTACTACCTCAACTACCACTACAACAACTACCACATAATGAGTTGCAAAGATTGTCTAATTAATTGCCCTGACATAATATCTGATCAGTGTGTTCAATACACTGGCCCTGCAATCCCATTACTGGGGATCTGCACAGGAGACACCCTATCTGCATTCGAAGCATCTATTGCTGCTGAAGTAGTAGGTATCCTGGATGGCACAGGAATTGTACCTGCTAATCTGACTATCAGCTGCCCCTTTCTGCAAGATATAATTGGAGTAGCTTCACCTACTCTAAGTAATGTTCTACAGATGCTTATCACTGCATCTTGTACACTGAAGCAACTGATTGACACTATTAATACTCAGATAGAGAATAACCCTGTTTTCAATACTGCTTGCCTTACAGGATTACCTACTAATCCTACAAGAGATGATATTTTACAAGCTGCTATTGCTTTACTTTGTTCTGTTAAGACTACCGTAGATGCTATACCTTCAACATATGTTAAAAACTCTGATTTAACAACTCTTGTTACTCAGATAGTTACTAACATAAATGGAGGGGGAGGAACTATAGTTCAGAACAATACAAAGATGATACCTTTCACTGTAATGGCTTACTTTGGGCCTTTATCTAATTTTGATGCTAGTGGAATAGGTATATCATCACTTGGATTTGCAAAGGTTTATCTATGTAATGGTAATAACGGTACTCCTGACCTAAGAGGTAGAACCATAGTAGGGGCTATTGCAAGTGTTCCCGGAGGGCCTCTGGATGCAGCGGTAGACCCAGCAGCAAATCCAAATAACCCTGCCTGGTCAGTGTTCATGAAGCAAGGTGAGACTTTCCATACTCTTACTATTGCAGAGATGCCTACTCATACTCACACATTGAATGATCCAGGGCATAATCACTCCCTCACTTACAGTAATGGTGTTCATGTTAAAGATCAAAGCTCCACTCAAGTTCCATCGCTTGGAAATAACCCCATATCTCCAATCACAATACCTGATAAAACAGGAAATTCTACAACTGGTATTACTATGAACTCTCAAGGTGGAGGGCAGCCCCATAATAATATCCAACCTTCCATGGCTGCTTATTACATAATGTATATCCCTTAATATAATATAAATGGCTTGCAATAACTGTACACAAACAACCGCATCTATAACTGGATTTGTTCCAGCTAACTGTCAGGAAACCAGTCCATGTTTTCTTGACTCTGGTTGTGTAGTATATACTGGCCCTGCCCTAAGTTGTTCTGGTATTACTCCTAATACTAATCTGGAGACTATTCTGCAGATTATAGATCCCTTATTGTGTGCTTCTACCGGAGACTACTCTACATACAATACTTACTGCCTTGCTCCAATTACTACCCAGAAGCAGTTTGTGGAGACCATCTCAAACTATGTATGTAACCTTAATACCACAGTCACTACTTTCATTGGAACTACCTATGTAAATGATCAGAATACATTAAAGGGTAGAGTAAGTGCTTTGGAAATACCAGGAATTACCTGCTCTTCTGCAGGAGTTGTAAATACAGATACTCTTATCACAGTTCTAAATAAGTATTGTACTAAGTTTGGCCAGATTGATTCTACTCTTAACCCCTCAGGGGCTAACTGGGGTCAGTGCTATACTGTAAGTCCTGCTCCTACAACAATAGTTGGAGGATTTAATACTCTTATATCTCAGATCTGTATTCTGAAAGGGTTAGTAGAAAGTGGAACTGCTTCATTACCAACATTTAATAATGTTGGAAGTTGCCTTCCTGCTCCTCTTACTACATCAGATACCCTTGTTGATACAATCAATAAGATCAAGACAAGGTTATGTCAAACAGGTACTATTGATACGACTGCCCTCACTTTTGGATGTGTAAGTAACTCAGTAGCAAATGGAACTGATCTTCAAGGAACTCTTCAAAACATTCTCTCAAAGGTTACTGCTATAGCTCAGGCATTACCAACCCAATGGTCTGGTAGCTTTGCTATTACGAATGTAGATAATAGTAATCTATGTCTTGGTAAGCATGTTGCTTTCACAGGAACTCTTAGCACAGATAGATTTGTAGCAGCAACTGCTTCTGATACGAGCCCTGGTGTACTTCAGGATAAGCTTATCCCAGGTACTAATATCTCCCTTGACTACATCACCTCCCCTGGGTTTGTGATAATTAACACTACTGGAGGATCTGGAGCTGGAGATCATAAGGTTGCAGCTGATTCAGGAGATACTAATCCTGACTATCTATCTCAGAAACTACTGACAGGTACTGGAAATAATGGAGTTACTGTTACACCAGTGCTAGATACTACAAATCATGTTGTAAGACTCAATGTATCAGTAGATCCAGGTGTTCTATTCGGAGCAATATTAGATGAACTGGCTGACAACCCTGCACTATTTACAAGATTGTGTACTGCAATTGCATCTTGTCCTTCTCCATGTGCAGCTCCATCTAATGTAACAGTAGTATATCAACAAGGCACTACTTCTACAACAACAACCACAACAACAACTTAATGTCTACTACAGCTATCATATCATGGGGGTTTGTTCCAGGATCTCTGAGTACTTTAGTAGAATATAGAGTAGCAGGAACTACTACTTGGATAGTCCCAAATATCCCAACGAATCCTACTACTTCCAATAGCTACCCCCTTATAATAAATAACGATGTTATTTATGATGTAAGACTGACTACTAATGGAGCTACTTGTGGCCCAAAATCTACAACATTCCAGATTGTGAGCTCTACAGGATGCTGCCCTAGTGGATTTATTATATCTGCAGATGGAAGCTATTGTTCCAAAATAGAGACAACTGCAGCCACACCCCCCTCAGGGTCAGTAAATTCTGTAGCTGTCCATGAAGATTCTTATACGATATGTGGATCCTGGATATATAGTAGCTATGCTATTAATGGTACAGGAACAGCAAGTCAGATATCTGTCAGCAATCCATTTTGGGTAAATGGGCCAGGAACATGCTTTGTTGCTGGTAATTTTACTGATGGCCCATTAAACCGTACTGCCTTATGGGCTCCTAGTCCACAACCTAGCCAACAGATTGGATTTAGCTATTGTGTGAATATCCCTTCAAGTAAGACTTATTATATTGGTATAGGGGCTGATAACAGAGGTATTATAAAAATAGATGGAGTTACTATTCTTGATCAGGATGGAGCAGCAATGGATGCCCAATATGGAACTCCGGGAAGCTCTGCTCCTTTTAGAGTATGGGCTATATATCCTGTGACTATTTTATCAGGTTTCCATGTAATAGAGATATTGGGAGAAAATGGGCCTGAACCTCTACCAAACCCTGCAGCTATAGGGGCAGAGATATATGATAATAGTGCAGCAGAAATAGCTGCAGCCACATCATATGCACAGCTAAATCTCCTATTCTCAACTAAAGATCATATAGGAGAGGCTATCCAAGTTGGATCAGGAGGAGTTGGATATACATGCCCAAGTGGATACTCGCTGGTTCTTTGTGATGGGCCTCCCTATTGCAGAAAGGTAACAACTGCTTCTCCAATACCATGTAATACCACCACCACTACTACTACTAGTACTACAACCACAACAACTACGACCTAATGGCTTCAATAACAATAAATTATAGTATTCCATTTGGATCAAGTTTAAGGATCGGCTATAGGATTCAGAACTCCTCAAATCCTTTTACTTATATCACAAATTATCCAAATTATAATCAGTCTCCATATACTATCTCAAGTTTACCTGTAGGGAACTATGAGGTGGAACTGACTACTATTTGTCCGAATTGTACAGGGGGTATATTTGGAGAACCTGTAATATACCCAGCAACGAGTCAGTAAACCCCTGTTTTTTGGTTTTTCAGGGGTAGCCCGGTAGTGTCTACTACTGGGCAATTCTTTTTAATGGGGGTAGTGTAACTATAACGTAGTAGGTTTGGAAATCTGAGGAATATTCTATAACTTTACACTCTGTATAGTATCCATAATGAATAAATTGCGCAAATGACTGAAAACCAAGCTCTTATTGAGCAGCTACAAAAGCTAATGTCTCAGAAGAAATCAAAAAGATTCTATGCTGAGAAACTTGGAGTTGATATTAATCAGATCCAAAAATTACTTGAGGAAATGAAAAGGGAACACAAACCTGAACCTTCCCCTACTCCAATTCTCGCTACTACAACTGCAAGCACTGATTTCATAATGACTTTTGATGAGAATCTAAAGGATAATCAGGCAGAAATCACAGCCAAAGTAAAGGAGCAAATCAGAACCCTGGATGAACTTGTAGCCAAATGTAATATTGATACAAAGACCTGGAATGTTGATAGGTATGTTCAGAATGTATGGGGTGATCCAAATGATCCCCACTGGCAGGTAAAGGCTTGGCTCTCTAAAAAGACTCAAGGAGATAATTTCCAGAAGAATTTCATAGAATTTCTCAAGACCTACAATCCTACTGTATATCAACAGATCTCCCCAGCAGTTAACCACTCACTTCCCCGAGGGTGCTTAGTAATTAATAAGCAAGACCAGCACTTGAACAAGTATGATATAATGGGTAGCAACTCAATGGGTAAAAGGTTCAATGCTATCTACGAAAGAACCAAGAGAATCCTTAACCAGTCAATTAACTCTAATAAGCTTGATAAGGTATACTATGTAATAGGAAGTGACCAATTCAATGCTGAGTGGATGGGAACTACAACAAAAGGAACTAAGCAGGAGAATCTAGGTACATATCATCAAAGCTTTGAGAGTATATGTAATCATGAACTCAACATGATCAACATGCTCCTAGCCTATTCAGATGATGTAGAAATCCTGTATGTATCAGGAAACCATGATGAGTTTGCAGGATGGCACCTGATAACCTGGCTAAAAGCTTATTATCATGGAACACCTAATGTCAGATTTGATACATCACCCCGTTATAGGAAGTATGCAAGATATGGTAAGAATGCCCTTATGTTTAACCATGGGGATGCTATTAAACCTCCAAAACTTGCAAATATGTTCCCTATTGAGTTTAAAAACGAGTGGTCTAATTGTGATAACTACTACATATTTACGGGCGATAAGCACCATGAAATAACCATGGACTTCCATGGGATAATGTTTTTCCAACTACCTGCACTATCTAAAGCAAAATCCTCCTGGGATGATAAACAAGGTCATACTTGCTCAAAGTCTGAACTTGTAGCCTTCCTGATAGATGAAAATGATGGTGTGACAGGCATATTGAAACAGAAAGTATGAGCACACTAAGACAGATGATATCAAGAGTCAGATCACTAGATAAGATGTTAAATTCTGACAATAGTGTAACTGATAGAGTCATAGCTTCAGAATTGAGGAGCAAGGCTACCTTTTATATCAGAAGAGAAACTGATAAGAGGAAGCTTTGGAATACCTCTACGATCTTTACTAATATCCCTTGTGTGGAGATGATACAAGTTCCAACCTCTGATTGCTGTGATTATGTCTCTGATCAGCTTGTTGCCAGAAGCAAGTTTAGGCTTCCTAAGATAGCTGATGGGATATATGGACTCTTGATACATGGTGTCTTCTCTGTAGACAACTCAAAGAGGCTAAAGGAAATCACTCTAAGTAGATATATAAACCTTTTAAAGCTCGGACTACCCACAAATGATATATATTACTGGTTCTATGATAGGTACCTATATATATCTTCCCCTAGGGTTGAGGTAGCCAGCATATGGGCATACTTTGAGGAGGATGTGTCTGCAGACCTTTTATATCCAAGTTGTCCATGTCCTTCACAGAATATACCTAATCCTTGCATAAACCCTCTCGACCTGGAGTTTAAATGCCCTGGTTACCTCGAAGATGTTGTTGTTAAAGACACTCTTCAGATCCTCCTTCAGACTTACTACAGAGTTCCTGTGGATCATACTTCAGATGATAAAGATGACCAAGTAAATAAAACATAATGGATACATTAGATAGTTTAATGAGAAGAGGGTACAGGATCTACAAGATTGATATGAAACTGACCCAGACAATTAGAGAGTACTTTAAATTCAAAGCAGGACTTCTAGTAGATTATCATGAGGTTCTAAAAGTAATTACAGTAAGAGATGCCAAGAGTGAAAGTGGAATATAGGACGGCTTCCAGGAAGGTGTATAATAAGTTTTGTGCAGCCCATCCTAATATAAGTATCTCCTTTGAAAAGTGGGAAGAAATAATCTATGCTTTCAATTATAACTTTAGAGACCATATTCTTGAGACGGGGGATAAGTGCAAGCTCCCTTGGGGAATGGGGGCATTCACAGTAAGTAAGAAGAAATCCAAGAGGTCTATTGTCATAGATGGAAAAGAACACATAATCCTTGCTGTAGATTGGGAAAAGACCCATAGATTAGGCAAAAGAGTATACCTTCTCAATAATCACACTGATGGGTATAGATTCAAATGGTACTGGTTCCCATATGATTCGAGATTTTCTAATGTAGAAATGTGGGTTTGGAAGCCATCCAGATTTACCTCCAGAAAGCTCGCAGAATATCTAAAGCGCCCTAATTCTCCCTATCCTGAGCTCTACAAAGAATGGGAGAGAAAACGAAAATAGCATGTCATATTACTACAAGTATAAATTTGTATCACCAGATCCTCTCTATGCAAGAGTGAAGGAAGAAATGAAGAGTTACTTCGATGCTAATGCAGTAGATGATCTTATGTTCCCTGTATGGACAAGTAAATGTCTTCAGAAGCTTGGAAGGTCTTCCTATAAGATCGTTTCTGTGCTTTTATTCATAGATAACTTTGAGGCTAAACTCCCACCTGATTATATTGCCCCAAGGGAAGTATGGTTAACAGCACAGATGCTATCCCCCACTTTTAGAAAACCAGGTGCATTCTTCGAACAAATTACTACGGTCTTAAATAAGCCTTATGACCCCTGCAACCCGGCTCTTGATTGTGACCCTTGCAATCCTGACATTATACAGGTAGTTACAAAGACTCAAACGGAAGTAACTCAGCCTATAAGACTGAAATACCTACTAACTCCAGGAAATATTCATGCAAAAAATGAATGTGACCATAACCTGGGTTGTATGAATGTTAATGCCAGAACCTTTGGATTATGTAACAATGAACTGACGTATGATGTAAGAGACGGAAAATTAGTCACAAATTTCAGACAAGGTGACGTATTTTTAATCTATTACTCTGATCAAAGAGATGATTCTGGCCAACAGCTTATTCCTGATAACTATAGGATTCAGGAGTTCATTGAGGCTTTCCTTAAGCAAAAGATATTCGAGCAGCTCTATAATCAGATAGTAGATGAGACATTCAATCAAATTGAGAAGAAGTACTTGTTCTACAAGCAATTAGCAGATGAAGCTTACATCCTCGCAGATATTGAAATCAAGAAGAAGACTATATTTGAAAAAGCCAGAGAGATTAAGCAAGATAGGCACAGATTTGACCCCTATACAGCTCAGATGTATGGAAATTCCTGGAGATGGAGAGGTGGTTCATGGCCTGCAAGTTCATGGGGATTAAATAACTAACATGGGAGAGATAAGACCGAATAATGCATATCTGGGGATGAACCTGGATTCTATTATAAGCCAGGTAAAGCCTGGTCAGTTAACCTTTGCCCAAAATGCACAAATAGCTGGTTTTGAGGGTAATGTAATCACCTATCAAAATGAGCAAGCAAATGAACTTTGTTATACTATTCCTTCAGGGTACATAGTGATAGGAGAGCATAACATAGTAGAAAAGGGTATAATAATTCTGTTCCTTGTAAACCCTACTACAGGAGGATCTGAGATAGGTAAGGTGATAGGATGTACCTATAGTACTGTAATAAATGCTCCTTGCCTAAACTTTAATATCAACTTTCCTATACATAAGATAGTTGACAAGATAACTAATTGTAGCATAGAGGTTTATTGGGGAGATGGCCTGAACCCCATGAGGTTTATAGATCTCAATAATCTTCCATTTAAAGAGGTCGTGCAAGGAGATGGAACTAATCCTTGTGATGTTACATTATCCACAGAGATCGACTGTAATAAGCTGAGTGTTAGACCTAACTTCTCCATTCCCCAGGCCACCTATAGAAGTGTTGAATCTGAAGGTACAACTACTGCAGGAACCTATCAGTTTGCAATCCAGTATTCTAATGTACTTGGGGATGCTTATACTTCTTACTATTCTATAACCAATCCTATTCCTATCTACGATCCTTTCGTAGTGACACCTAATTTTAACTATCAGGTTGGTAAGTCCATTATAGTTGATATTACAGACATAGACACAACTGGAGTATTTGACTTTATAAATGTAGCTGTCATAAAGACTATAAATGATATCTCTTCTGTAGACATTGTAGGTACTTACCAGATACAGGGGTCTACACTTACTATCACTTATACTGGTCAGTCTAAAGCAGGTATTACAGGAACAATAGATGAGATATTTGAGAAGTTCCCAGTATATGATACTGCTACTCAGGTTACTACTATTGATGATATTCTGGTATGGTCAAACCTACAATCCACTGCTCGACTTAATTACCAGAAAATAGCAAATCAGATTGAGCTCCAATGGGTCAGTTGGAAGATGCCTCCTGCAAAAAAACAATATGCAGATGAGGTTAATGCCGCCACCCTTAGGGGCTATATGAGAGATGAAGTATATGCATTTGATATAGTTTTCATCCTGAAAAATGGCTACCAGACTGATAGATTTCATATTCCTGGAAGATCTCCAGTGGCTACAGACTTAGTGATTGTGAATAATAATGATGCTGATTTTGAGAAAACTGTCTGTGAGCAGCCTGAAAAGAAGCCAAGGTGGCAGGTATATAACACTGCCAAAGTGCTTGGAACTGATCCAGCATTTGATCCTAATGACTCTTGTTACCAGGGGCCATATCAGTTTGGATCATTCTCTTACTGGGAATCTACTGAGACTTACCCCTGTAATGAAGCAGTTTGGGGAGACTTGCAGGGTACTCCTATAAGACACCACAAGTTTCCTGACAGCTCTGTTACTCATCACCATGATGGAGCAGGTAATATATACCCCCTAGGGATAAGGATTGATGAAGCTTCATTAATTGATATAATAAAGAGATCAGACCTAACGCAGGCACAAAAGGATAATATTGCAGCCATTAAGATCGTAAGGTCTAACAGAGCTGCTAATAAATCAGTCATTGCTAAGGGTCTTCTCTATAATGTAGGAAGATATGCTAAGCAGAATACTGTTTATTACTATCCTAACTACCCATTTAATGATCTTAGACCTGATCCTTTCATATCTAATGCTCAGAGTGGAGATATAGGAACCCAGATTTTCTCCTCTTTCACACAACAACAGAGTGTAAGGGGTCAAAATACTGACTTCTATGATGCCCCTATCCCCTCAGGGACATGGAAATCGTCGGGGGATGTAGTTACTGTATTGCTGAGGGGTACATTTGCAGGGCTTCTGGGTGCCAGAAAGCAGCTATCTCTAAGATTTGATGGAGGACAAGTATATCAAAGTGATCTTCTTACTGTAGATGATACTAATTCCTATACTCTAACAGTCCAATTTACAAGAAATGGAACTAATAGATTAGACCTAAAGAACACTTTACAGATATTTGGACAGACTCCAAGGACAATAAACACCAGTGGATTCATAAATGGAGTTGATTTTAGTGTACTTCATACTATATCTGCCTTTGGAAGTTCTACTGATCTATTCCCTCCTGATGAGACAGCGGATGGAGATGTACAAGCTACCAGCATAGAAGTAGGCTATGCAGCAGCTCCTTTACCAGGAATTAATAGTGATTTGCTAAATGGCTTTAGTAGTACTGAAAGCCAAATGAGATATACCTTCCATTCTCCTGATACAAGTTTCTATCAGCCCTTTCTGGGAACACAGTTAAAGCTTGAGAGTGTAGAATACGGAACTACAAGATCTCACTTTGTTCAGGTAGATAAACATGCCAGGTACAGATTTCCTTCTCTACAATCCTATCTCGTTGCCCTTGGGGTAGGGATAGGAATAGGATTTGCATCGGGAACATATGGAGTATCAACAAATCCATTTAGTGGTACTGCTGCATTCACAGCTTTCCAAACCTTTAATGATATAGTATTCAGACTTCTTCCAAGGAAGAATATGGCCTATTCATTCAACTCATTAGGGAATTACACTACCCCTAAGGTGATCCCAAATGACACAGGTAATAAAGTAAGAATGCTTGATATAGCAGCTTACATCATCAGTGGAATGCAAGGCGTGGGAGATTTCCATGTTGTAAATAACTTCCAAAGAGAATCTTCTGTTTACTTAAGGACTACAAATACTTTACCATATCCTAATACCATAACGGGAGTACCTGAAGATAATTCCAGGTTCACCCTAGGAGACGTAGGGTGTAATGATACCTTCTATTCGAGAAACATATCATCTTACTACGGATCAATAAAAAATATAATTCCAGACCAATATGGGCAAATCTACTCATACCAAGCGATTGATACAGGTTTTCAGCTGGAAATTGACCTCACTGCTCAACTCACTGGAAACACTATTAGAGATATATTTGGAGGTGATACCTTCATTAACAAGTTTGCTCTAAAGAGAAAACTACCTTTCTTCATAGATAATAGAGTTAACTTCCCTGATGATTCAGATGTATTCTATGATGAGCTTGGAAATATAGGATATCCAAGGTTCTGGTTCTCAACAGATATAAGAAGGGGAGATGGTGGAGCTTTCAATATCGGGGCTCTGTTTGGGGTAAAAGTTAATAACTTTGACTGTGAAGGTAATGCCTTCTTCTACAATGCAGGTAAGATATACCTGTTTGCATATGGAATTGTGAATTTCTTTGTTGAAAGTCAAGTAAATGTAGATTTAAGACAGGCTTACAATAATAAAGAAGGTGACTATTTCCCCCATGTTGGAGGAGATGTTCCTGATCCATGGCTTCAGGAAGCATATGTACCTATTGCTTTTGACAACACTTATACTTACAACAAGACTTTCTCAAAGCAAAATATTGAAAATGTCTTTACCACATTACCTGTGGACTTTGATCCAACTCAAACATGTGTATTTAAGTTCCCCAATAGGGCGATTTATTCTGAGAGACAACAAGATGTTATAAACTATAAGAAGAATAACTGGAGGATCTATAGACCTGCTGCCCTTTATGACTTTCCTCTAAACTTTGGTAAGCTAAGTGCTATTGATGGTATAGAGACGAGACAGCTTCTGGCAAGGTTTGAGAGCAGATCCCAGGTTTATAATGCTCTTCTGACAGCAAATTCATCAATAGGAGAGGTTTATCTTGGTCAACAGATATTCAATCCCAATGTTCCTCCAGTAGACTTTGTGAGTGTAGAGTTAGGATATGGAGGTAGCCAACATGATTTCCTGGTAAATACAGAGTATGGACATGTTTGGGTAGATGCCCTTAGGGGAGATGTATTTCTGGTTCAAGGAGGACAGCTGCAAAATATTGCAAATGATGGAGTTAAGATGTTCTTAACTGACAACCTACCTTTTCAGATGCTTGAAGCTTTCCCAGACTATGATGTTGATAATAACTTTAAAGGTGTAGGTCTACATGGAGTATATGATAACAAGTATGATAGAGTAATTATTACCAAGCTTGATTATAAGCCTCTTGATAGTAATATCAAATATAATAGTACTACAGATACCTTCTCCTTAAATGGGCAGACAATTAAGCTTGGAGATCCTGCATACTTCTGTAATGTTTCCTTTACTATCTCATATTCTTTCCTATCAAAGTCATGGGTTTCATTCCATAGCTACCTACCTAATTATTATGTTGGAGCAATTAGTAAATTCTATACAGGAAGAAATGATCTCTCAACAGGATGGGTTCATAATACTCTACTGAACACATATAATCAGTTCTATGGAGATGTAGAGCCATATGTGATAGAAGTTCCATTTGCCTACAAGTATCAGGATGAGATCCTGCAGTCTGTAAAAGACTACAGTAAGGTGAATCTGATGACTAATGCTTCTACCTTTGTACAAACTGATAACATTTTCTTTAACAAGGCTATTGTATATAATGATCAACAGTGTTCTGGGATTCTTAACCTTGTTCCTAAACCTGTGAATAACCTTGCTACTTATCTCCAGTATCCTAAATATAATATAGATAGTAGAGACATCTTATTTAAGAAGTCAGATAACTTCTATAATTACAATGGATTCTGGGATATAGTAAAAGACTACTCTCAACCTATCTGGCTCCCAGATTGCTCTTCAGGTAGTGAGAATAAAGTACTGAATACCAATAACTTGAACTACACAAGCAGATCATTCAAGAAGTATCAAATGCGAGCTAAAGATTGCAGAATAAGACAAATACTTGACAATAGAAGTGATGTAAGGATAACCTCACAGTTCATTGCCACAGAAACTCAAATCTCTTACAAATAATGAAAGTTAAGCCAAAATATCTATCCTACGAAAATCTACCATGCAAAGGATGTAAGAAGAAATTGATGGCAGATTATGGTATGAACATGGGGCCTGGGCCTACGATGCCTAATTTATATCAGAGTATTCAGGATTACTATGAAGGGGATTCACCAGTTCAAATGAACCCTTCCATGCCAAGGATATCCACTGATCCCAGAGGGGCAGTATCGACATCTCAGCTACCTGCTATTGACACTGGTAAAGTTAAACCTGGAAAGTTCCTTGGCCCAAAGGATCTACAGCCACCTAATAGTAAACAAGCTGGGATGAATTGGGGTAATGCTGCTCTGATAGGCATGACAGCTTTTGATGCAGGATTACCTAATCCTTATAAAAGACACTATCCTGTACAGCCTCAGATGGTATATAATCCTACCCCATATGGTACTGGATCTCAGGCCATTATGGAATATGGAGGGTACATGGAAGATGGAGGAACTGATCCTATGCCACTCTATAAGCCAAAAGATACAAGTCTTCCTAACGCTAGTATAAGACTGGGGGATAGAAATGTTGATAGATCCACTATTGAAAAGATAATAAGTTCTTCAAGGAGAAACAAAATTGATCCTTACGAAGCTTTGGCCATAGCTTACCAGGAATCAGGAATAGATAAAACCTCTCCATATCACTTGAATCCAGATTATTTCGGAACAAATCTAGCTGGCCCAGAAGCAGGTGTTGAGAATATAGCTGCACAAATGAAGTATGCCAAATCTATGCAGGATAAGGGAATAGTTCCTAATACTGATGTATATAGATTGCAAGGTTATAATGGATATGGAAAGATAGGAAGAGGTCATGCTGACTTAGAAGGAGCAAATAAGATATATGGTCAAGAAATCCCTAAGGGTGGAATAGATTTTAAAAAGAATCCACTTTACGGACAAAGGATTATGGATATAATGACAAATACTCTAAAGCCTAATTCTGAAATAAGGGCTCTTATGGACAAAGGGAATTATGGTTATTATATAGGAGAAGATGAAAATAATTCACCCTCAGCAAAAAATGGTATGGTTATAAAATCAACACTTGCAGATAAGCTCATAGAAGCTAAAGATGGTCACTGGATTCAGAAGGCTGTAAATCCTAAACATAAAGGATATTGCACTCCTATGACTAAATCCACATGTACTCCAAGGAGAAAAGCTCTTGCTAAAACCTTTAAGAAACATCATGGGTTTCATAAAAATGGTGGAAAGCTTGCACCTGGTGACTGGAGTGAAACTGAGCGCAATGATGCTATGAGCATGATAACTGCTGATATGGATATGGGTGGATTCATTCAACCTGGATATGATAAGTATAAGAAGGGTGGAATAATCCCTGACAATATGAGTGTATTCAGTCCTCATCAATATGCTAATGGAGGTTCTGCAAGAGGAGGATCAGATACAACTGATCTGCTTGAACAGTGGGTGGCATGGAGAACAGGTACTTATAAGAATGGTGGTACTGCCAGAGGTGGTAGTGATACTACTGATCTACTGGAGCAATGGATCCCCTGGATGACAGGAGAATACAAAAATGGTGGATTGGCGAGAGGAGGATCTGACACTACAGATCTTATCGAACAATGGATTCCATGGATGACTGGTGAGTATGCCCAAGGGGGAACCCTAAGCTCAGATAAGGCTAAAGAGATGCTGAAAGATGGTACAGCTCATGGAAAGAAGCTTACCAAGAAACAGAAGCAATACTTTGGTATGGTAGCAGCTGGTAAAGCTGCATTTGGTGATCTTCTATCAGGAGACCCTACGAAACCTTCGCTTGTGAAGCCTCAACCTTATGATCCAAGGCATGGTAGTATAGCCGGAACTAATGCTTTTGGAGCACTTGCTGCTATGGACAGACCTCAAATGGAAACAGCCAAAGGAATAGATCTTGTAAATGAATCCATTAGATCAGGAGTCTTGCCTCACATGATGGATAAGAACAGGGCAAAGAGCTATAGAGATCTACTTGACCCGAAGATGTATAATTATTTATATGAGTTTAATAATAGATCTGATCTGAAAGGGATGACTCCAGATCAGAGGATGCAAACATTTTATAATATACAGTCTAATGACCCAGCTATACAGTCCATGAAAGACAACATAAAGAGGTATGGATATGGTACTAGTGAGTTCCAGAGAAATGCTCCTGTTGCTATGCCCACTCCTGGTACAATAGCAGGTATGGCTAACGGAGGAGTTATGTATGACGATGGTGGACAAATAAATACTATGTGGGGAGGAAATGCAAACCTGGAGAGTTATAATCCTTATGATGGAGGAACTGTAGAGTTCAATGGTGACTCACATGCCCAAGGGGGTATAGGGATGCAATACAATGGAAACCCTGTTGAAGTAGAGGGGGGTGAATATGCAGCAAGAGATAACAGTGGAAATCTTACTATTTATGGTAATATGTATGTTCCTGGAACAAAAACAAAGTTTAAACAAGCAGCAAAAGCTATAGCTGATAAAGAGAAGAGGTATGATATGCTGAATACTAAAGGTGCAGATCTTGTCAATGATGCCAACCCAGCAAGTAAGTTCGAGCAACTGAAATTCAATGCAGGAAGGGTAATGATGCAGGGAGGAAAGATGGGTATGGAAGATCTAGCTTCTAAAAAAGAGAGACTGGCTTCTCTTCAGAAGTCTATGCTTGATATGGCTGAAGCTCATGGTCTTGACCCTCATGCAATGTCACAGGGTAAAATGAAGAAGGCCAAGGGAGGTGCCTCAATCCCTTTTTACGAGGATGGGGGAACAGACCCAGGAAATGATCCCACTCGTGCAGATAGGAACAATAATCCTGGAAACATAAAATATGGAAAATTAGCACAGAAATATGGTGCTAAGACAGATAAGGATGGATTTGCTGTGTTTCCTGATAGGAAAACTGGTGAGAAAGCAATGAGAGACCTTCTCACTAGTAAGGGATATAGAGATATGTCAGCAAAAGATGCTATAAACAAATGGACAGGTGGACATCCTTACAGATATGATCTTGGCCCACTTACTGATAAAAAAATCAGTGAAATGGATCCTGATGAATTGAGTATCGTGATGGGTACTATGACTAAAGGAGAAGGGACAAGATATGGGGTAAGGCCAAGCACACCAAGACCTACTCCTAATACTCCTAAGCCTGAGGTGCCTAATCCTGGCCCATTCACTCCATACACTTTACCTGATATACCACTTACATCGGAAACCCCAGGGACTAAGCCTGGAAAGGTAAAAACTCCTTATGATGAGCTGCAGATCCCTGAAAGAGGAAAGCTTCCAAGTAATGTAGAACCTTTACATCTCAATCAGATTCTGCCTGAGTTATATGGAATAGCTACTAATAAAGTCGAGCCAGTACCTTCACAAAGGTTTGAGCCTCAATTATATAGCCCTTATCAAGTTAGCTTCCAGGATAGACTGAATCAGAACCAGGCGACTCTGAATGCTGGTATGAGAGCTGTTGGAACTGGAGCTAATAATCCAGCAGCAATAGGAACTCTCGCAGCACAGAAATATCAGGCAGATCAGGCAACTTTGGGAGATGAATTCAGAACAAATCAGGCTATTAGAGATGATATCACTAATAAGAATGTTGCATTAGTAAATGATGCCAATATGAAGAATCTTGGAATAGCTGATACCCAAATGGTTAGACAATCTGAAGCAAGATCTAAGACAAGACAATTTAATCAAATGATTCTCAATAGCTTATCTGACAAATATGCTAAGAATGAGTTTGAGAACAAGAGACTTGCAGCTTATGAGAATCTGTATGACTACAGATTTGTTCCTCAAACAGATGGTGGTATGTCTGCTACTTACTTTGGGCCTAATGCAATGTTCAACTATAGTGGAGCAAGCCACAATGACTTTGCAAGCCCTTCGAGGACTATAACAAGGTATGATGCAGCAGGTAACCTGACAGGATCATCTCAATACGATGATTCAGAACTGAGAGATTACCAGAAGATGCTCCAGGTAATGAAGCTTCAGAGATCTTTACCTCTAATGCCTCTTCAACCACTTAAATAAACCCATCTGGTTTAACTATACACGTAAACCGTTGGAACATAATTAGAAAGAACATAACTTTGTAGATTAATGGCAAGTTTTACCGACCAGCTCGTAGCCTTTAACCCTTATGTGTCCCAGATCCCTGTGGACGACTATGTGAGAGTGGGGATGATCAAGCAACAGCAGTATGATCAGGGAGTACAAAAGGTACAAGGATATATAGATTCAGTAGCCGGACTTGAGGTAGTTAAGCCGGAGCAGAAGGACTATCTTCATCAAAGAGTAAGCAACATACAGCAAGAGGTTGGGAAAGTAGTACAGAAAGACTTTTCCAACCAACAGCTGGTTAATTCTGTTGGAGCTCTTACTAATAAGATAGCTAGTGATCCTATTATACAGAACTCTGTAGCTTCTACTCAGACATATAAGACAGGACTTGCTGCTATTAGAGAAGCAAGAGAGAAAGGGAAGTCTTCAATCTCAAATGAGTGGGATTTCCATGACCAATTCCAGAAATGGTATAGTGACGGTGATGTATCATCAAGATTCTCAGGAAGTTATACACCTTATACAGACGTCACAGGTAAGGTTAGTAAGATAATTAAAGACCTAGATCCAAATTCTCAGATAGAAGATAATCCTTTCAAAAGAGGCCCCAATGGGCAGATACAGTTGGACAAAGATGGGCTCCCTGAGATTGATCTTGCTATGATAAGAAAGGGTTCTAAGACTCTAACTCCTGAGAGGATAAGAGAGGCTATTCAGGCTAATATGACTGCAGATGATGTAAATCAGTTGAGAATAGATGGAAGGTATAGTTACAGAGGGCAAGATGCTGCTGGAATGAAAGCTATTACTGACCAGAGCTATAAATACAAGCTGGGTCAAATGAATGATGTCATTCAAGGTCTTATAGTAGAAAGAGCCGCATCTAATAATGATCCTGCTCGTGCTGCCCAAATAGATCAACAGATCCAAGCTTATAAAGATAGAGTAGAATCTTACCAAAATTCATATAGACAGGACATAGGGGCTATAAATACTAATCTGGAAGGTTATAAGGCTAATATGTATACCCAGAACTGGTTAAGCAGATTTGGTGATGGTTATGCCTATGCTCAAAATTCTCTCACTTATGAGCAGAATCCATATTTTATGGCTGCTGAAACGAAGAGGCAAAATGATATTAAGTTCCAGGAGTTCATGGTAAATAAATATTACCAGGCAGCTAATCTTGGTATAGAACAAGCCAAACTTGGAGTTGAGAGAGAAAAGTTAGAGGTATACAAGTTATCTCTTTCTGCCAAAGCAGCCAAGACTGCAAAGGGAGCTCTTTCAGACATACCTCTTTCTGATGCCGTGCTTGAACCTATACCCCAGGGAGGATTAGAAGATGTGAACGTATCTAGTTTCTTTAAGGAAACAGGTGATATTAGTAATGAAATAGACCAGGAGAAAATGGCCTTATTAGGGAACACAGGACTAGTCACAGTTAAAAGAGATCCTACTGGTAAGAATCCAAGATACGAGTATAATGTAGCAGGAAAAGACCCCTCTACTGTAATAAATGCAGCTAATGCTGCTGTAGCTAAACTGAAAGATGCTTATGATAAAGACCCTGAGAGTGTAGATGATGGCACAAGGGCATACTTTGATAAACTGGCAAATACAGACAAAGTAATTGGTGATAGGAAATTTGCTATTGCTAAGGTTGGTGAGATGGCTGATCGTGATGGATGGGGCACTGAACAAATCACTCGCAAGATACCACCGTTAAAAGTAACTGCCCCTGAGGGGACAAGTACATTAACAGGTCAGCAGCAGTATGATCTGCAGATGAAAATGGCACAAATAATTAGAAATGAGCCATATGTGAGAGGGACTGTATTCGATGATCAGCTTGCAGGTAAATTACTAAATACACCAGCAGAGAGGCAGATATACCAAGTTTTAAAGAAGAATAACCAAGGAGTACCATTAAGTCCTGAGGAAAAGGATATTGTAAGTAAAATGGCTAATGTAATGCGCACGGCTGTTATTCCTTCTATTCATGTAGCCAAAGGAAGAGATAACTATATGGACAATGCTGTTAAGGAAGTTGTCGGTGTTCCTCAACCTGTCTCATTCACCCTTCAAGCATTTGAGGCACCTGATAGAAAAAGAGCTCAAGCTGTGGCAAGTAGACTGGTAAATACTATCATAGCTGAAGACAAGGAAAGCCCTAATCCGAGATATAATAAGAGTGATATAGAAAGTATGTTAGGTAAGAAATCTGAAAACACTACCTATTCACTTGTGTCAAAAGGTAGAGGAAAATATGCCCTAGCTTTAAGTAACACTGAAGTAACAGGACAACCTGTGGAAATGGATATATCAAGACAACAGGCAGAGGAGCTATTTGGGCAGGGTAAATTCCTTGATGATTTCTACAATATCAGGGAAAGTATGCAGCTCACAAAAGGTACAGCTAAATGGACAACAGATGTACAGGGATTAGGTAAAGATGGAGCATTTAACCTTAAAAGCGGACTTCTTAATAAATATAGTGTAAAATATCATGTGGAAGATCCTCTTAAAAATGGTGGATTGCAGGTAAGGATGTATATTTATGATAAAAATGCCAAGACCTGGCTACCTGACATGACAGCAAACTTTGGACAAACTTTAAATGAAGCTCAGGTTACAAAGTTCTTATCACAAGTTGGAGATCAATATATAGACGCAGCTTTAGAAGCTAAAAAGAATAAAACAGAATAAATAATGCCACTACCAGAACAAGATGTACTACAACAAGGTGATGTACTGGCCGCACAGAGAAATCCAGGATTTGAAACAGAAGGACTTCCTTCACCTGCAGGATTTGATGCTCCTGCTGTGGCCCCTATTCCAATTCCAGGAACAGGGCTTACAGAGGGTCAGGATAGTAGTCAATCTTATCTGAATAAATTTAATCAATCTATCCTTGGGACTAAGGATAAAGTAACCCCTGGAAAACTGCCCGAGTATTCAGTATCAGATGTTTATAATCCAAGATACCGCTCTATTCTCCCTGGGGAAGATAGTGAAGAAGCTTTTGGAAAGGCTCAGCCATGGTACAAACAATGGGGAAATGCCCTTGTAAAGACAGTAGCAACTGCAGGTGGTACATTTGTTAATGGGCTGGCAGCTATTCCTTCTACCATAGCAGGAAATCCATATGATAATTCTATGGGTAATTCCATAGATACATGGTTGAAGAATATGGAAGATAGTTTCCCGAACTACTATACAAAGTGGCAAAGGGATCACCCTTTCATGTCAGCAGTCCCTTTCTCTGGAGGATTCTCTAACTTCTGGGGAGATAAGTTCATTAAGAACCTTGGATTCACAGTTGGTGCTATTGGATCAGCAGTAGCACAAGATGCTATTATAGGAGCAGCTACAGAAGGTATTGGGGAAATTCCTGGTGTTGCCTCTCAGATTGGAAAAGCATCTTTGTGGCTTAATAAAGTATTTACTGGAACAAATAGAGCTGATGAGCTTCTACAATTAGGTAGAGCTGCAGGTAGAACTGAAGAGCAACTTGTTAATCTTAAAAATCTTGCACAGGCTGCTGCTGCTACCAAGGTATCTAATGGAGCAAGGTATGCTATGAACCTTTATGGTGCATCTGCCTCTGAGGCAGGAATGGAAGCCAGAGATGGATATAATACTGTAAGAGAAGATCTACTGAAAAGCTATCAAAGAGAGAAAGGATACTCTGCGACAGGAGAGGATCTTGATCAAATAGAGAAATATGCAAGAGCTGCTGGTAACCTAAGATTTGGTATAAACATGGCTCTGCTAAGTGTTTCTAATGCAATCCAGTTTGATTCCATCTTAAAGCCATTTAGTGCAGCAAAGGCAGGGTTCAGATCTAGTGTCGAGAAAGAATTGACTGAAGGTGCAGCTATTGGTATGAAGAAAGGCACCATGGATACTTTTGAGAGAGTAGTCCCTAAGGGAATATGGGGGAAGATTAAACCTACGATACCTGCTATTTTATCTGAGGGGGTATTTGAAGAGGGTGGTCAGTATGCCACTCAAATAGGAGTAGAAAACTTCTATGAGAGAAAGTATTTATATGATAAAGGGCTTGCTAAGTCAAATTACTCTAAAGATGAAACTCCATGGGATTCGAGGGATCAGATAAAGAATATTGTACACTCTGTTGTTAAAGGCTTAAATGATGAGTTCTCTACTGATGAAGGTCTGGAAAATGTGGTTCTTGGAGCTCTCACAGGAGTTGTGTTTGGGGGAGTAAAGCAGTTCCTCGATAGAGAAAAGAATACTCAGCTTGTTTCTGCAACTTTAAATCTTCTAAACTCCCAAGGGGTAACAGGGGTTCTGCAAAACCATTATGACACAGCTGCTACGGCTCAGAGAATCTCTGAGGACATGAAAGAGGCTGTTAGAACTAATGATATATTCAAATTTAAGAACTTTCAACATGAGCAGTTTGTAAACTTCATCTTATCTGGAGCCAAAGCTGGCAGATTTGATGTAAGAATGGAGCAGTTGAAGATGCTCAAGGAGATGGATAATGATGAGTTCAAGAAGGCATTTGGTCTAGACAAAACTACTGAGAATGTGAAAACTGCCTCAGAGTATGTAGATGCATTGATGGATAAGGCTCAACAGATTAAGAAATCTTATGATCTGATCAATGATACCTTCAACAATCCTTTCCAGAAAGCTGGCAAGAATGCTACCCCTGAGGCTGCACTGGAGGATCAAAAACATAAGACATTTGAAGATTGGAAAGATAGTCTGACATTCCTTGCATCTATTACAACAGATGTAGATTCAAGAATCAAGTCTATTAGTAGCAACTTAAGAACTATAAATCCAAATCTGGATCAATATCATGTAGCTAATTTCACTGATAAGAAGTATCTACAGAACTATGCTAAGAATCTTGAGCAAGAAGCCAAAGGGTTACAAGGTCTTGTGGATATGAAAGTCTCTGGAGATCCAGAAACTGACAGAAATAGAATTAAGTCTCTGCAAACTAAAGTGCAACTGATAAATAATTATCTATCAGATCCTAATTTCTCCGATAAGAGATTTGAGGGTACTTTCAAAAATCTTCTGACCTTCCATTTAAATGGACAACAAGATACTGGTAATGTGAATATTCCTCAGGAAGCTTTGCCAAAGCTAATCCAATATGGTAGAGATATACACAGATTAAGAAAGTACAGAGATGATGCCTATAAAGCATTTGATAAGCTTTCTACCGAAGAAGGTTTCAATAAGTACTTTAGGGAAGCTAATATTGCTCAAGATAGATACTCAGATAAGACTCCTCCTACACCTACGCCAGAATCTAACATTCCTCCAGAGGAGACTACTGTGGTAACTCCTCCTAAATCTGTTGTAGTTAAAGATAAAGCAGGAGCAGTTAAGGAGTTCGATCCTAACAAAGAATACTATGTAAATGTAGAGGTAGGAAAAGATCCTATTAAAGGTTTTGTAATTGAACAAAAGCCTGATGGTAAAGTAGTTGTGCAAACTGCTGATGGTACTTCTGTTGAGGTTCCTCAGGAAACTTTCTTTGCTAAGGACAAGAATGCAGAGGAGGTTAAAGAGGAAGTAGATAAGAATACTTCTACAGAAGATGTTCCACCTCCTCCTCCCGTAGAAGGAGGAGAGAGGAGTGAAGAAGGGGCAATGAAAAAAGATTTGAAAACTGCCCTATTCTCAACTACTGATCCTCTTTATTCAAGACAAGATTCTCCTTTCAATAACTTTCATAGAAGACATCAGAACTTCCTATTTGATATGGGATCTTCTGATCCAGATGTATTTAACCAGGATAATAAACCTAAGCTGAGAATTATTCCAGTCACAGCCAACACATATAAGGCTTTAGGTTTCCCTGAGGGCTTCATAGAAGATGATGGTAAAAATCCAGATGAGTCTACAATTAGGGCAGTTTATGTAGTGGATGATACAGTAGATCCTGTCAAGAGAAAAAGACAGAGAACTGCTATTTTAAGTGCTATCACTAAAAGTAAAACACTACCTGATCATATTAAAGAAGTGGCTAAAACTATGCCTGATCAGGCAATTCAAGATCTTTATGAACAAGCCAAGAGTGCTGCTGGAGCTGATGATCAGATAGGAGAAAAGCTGGTAGATAAACTTATTGAATATGGTGATCAGGGTATCTTCTTTGTAAGTCCAAAAGGGGATAAAATGGGAAGGGTTGGATCTAGAGTAGATCCAAATGAGGCTATTTTCACCACACTTGCTACTACAGAGCTTACTCGTCAAAACTCTTCTGGTGAAACAGAAAATAGATATACAAATAAAGATAGAATTGATGAAGAAGCTGCTAAAAACTGGTGGAGAGGAACCAGAGAGAACATTCTATCTATTAATACCCCTGAGGGGGCTATGCAGAGAACTTACCAGTTCGCAGTTAGCAGAGGGATTCCTCATATTATAAATAAGGGTTCAAGAAATAATGTTATTACAACTGGTCTCATAAGAGAAAGAGATCTGGATAAGCCTGTTATCACTCTGCCAACCTTGGGGGATGTAGCGGTTATGGGGGCTTTCAATGAGGAAGGTCAGGGTATTGCTTCGAGCAAACAGGGTGTAGCAATGCCACTGGGAACTCCACTACTAAACTATGGAGGTAATTTAACCTATCTGAATGCCAGAAAGTTCACAAAAGATGAAGCTAAGAACATCTTTGAGATGTTAAAGATTATCTCAGATAGAAACAGAACTGTTGAATCTGGGCCACTCTTTAAATACCTACATAAGGTAATCTATATGGCTAACCCGGAGAAAAATATTGCTCCTACAGCCAGTTCTATTACTATTGACAATTTTGGTAACCTATATCTTGGTACAAATAAAGAAGCTATTCAGCTAATTCCTCAAGCCCTGGAGGACAACAAGGATAGAATTATGACCTTCCTTGAAGGGGCATACCATAATATTAAGAATAGTGAACTGCTAAGAATTGCCAGAGATCCCAAGGCAAATGACCTTGAATTTCAAGAACTTAAAGCAGATGATGGTAAAGTGGAAGTTGTTAATAGATGGAAGAATTATAACTATTACCTCTTATCAAATAGAACTCCTGATGGTAAGGCTAGGGCTAATGAACCACTAGTTACTAATATAGCAGTCCCTCAGGGGAATGAAAGACCTATTATTCAGAAGTATTCTGAAATCCTAAGCTTTGATTTTGACCCTTCAAAATTCACGAAACCAAAGACTGCAGAGGAAAAAAGAGTAGAAGAGAATCCTGCCATTACAGCTACTGATGCTAAAGCTGCCTTAGCCAAAGTTATTGCTGATGGAAAGAAAGTTGGCATGTCCATAGATAATTTGCTTTCCCTGAGGGAAGCTTATCTAAGTGATACTAATTTATCTGATGCTCAGAAATCTCAACTTGCAGGAGCAGTAGATGCTCTCATAGAGCATATAGAGAAAAAAAATAAGGAACAAGGTGTTCAGGAGCAGGAAGTTAAACCGATGGCTCCTCCAGAAGTAGTAGCTGAACAGGAAGCAAAAGCAGAGGCTGAGGCTGCTCCTCAAGAAGAACCACTTCAGTATATCGAGCATAACTTTGGTGGTGATATGGGTATTAAGAAATTGGGATTCAAGGTATTAACAAGAGATGCTCAAGGTAATATCACTGACATTGAGCCTATAGGAACTGTAAATGATGATAATAGTATAACTCCTTATAAAAGCCCAGAAGTTGCTAAGAGGATTTTGATGAATAAATTCGCTCAAAATCAGATCAAGCAGGATGATACGAATTCTAATAAGACCCAGGACGTAAAGGACAAGTTCAAAGGTAGAGATTTCAAACGTGGAACAGATAGATATAGAAGAGCTGAATCTCTAAGGAAGGGTTATGTTAAGGCCGATCTGAATGCTGAATTTGCTGAGGTGAGATCAATTCTGCCTGACTTCTTCAAGTTTAAAATACTTGATGGTATGTTGAAAACTACTGAAGGAGGTCTTGCATGGGGAGCTCTTAGAGATAATATGATCTATATCTATAAGAATGCTGAAATTGGTACAACTTACCACGAGGCATTTGAAGCTGTGTGGTATCATTTTCTTACAGGTAAGGAGCAGCAGGACTTATACGATGAGTTTACAGGAAGAAAGGGCGATTTCACTACATATAATAGAGAGAAGAAAGCTTATTCTGATGCAACTGTAAAAGAAGCAAAAGAACAACTGGCTGAAGAGTTCAGAAACTATAAGATGAATGAAGAGCTACCTGAGCAACCTAAACAAAGAAGCTTCTTTAAGAGGCTATTAGACTTTATTAAATGGGTTCTCGGAATAGATCCATCTAAGAGAAATGAGCTCTTCAAAAAGATGAATAATGGGTATTACAGAAAATATTCATCTTCCCTGAGGGGGCCTATGGAAAGACCAGAGTTTAGTTATTATCGCGAACCAGGACTTGAGAACTTCTCAGAAAGAATAGTTCAGGACATGCTTCAAGGTATGACTGCTGAACTATTGGGAGAAATCTTCGGTGAGAATGCAGCTATTATAGATCAGCTGGAGGATGACTTTGAGACAACAGCAAAGAGTATATACGACAGGCTAAAGGATAAATTCACTGATTACTTTGAAGATGAAGCAAAGGATGAAGGGACTCTATTTGCTGAGATAGGGAGAGATTATATGGAGGCTACTAGTGATGCTGAGAGAGAAGCTATAGCTGGAGAGCTGGAACCAATCAGAGAGATCTGGGGAAGAATAAAAGATAACTGGGGATCTTTTGTAAAAGAGCATGAAAGGTATCTGAAGATATTCAACGTGGAGTTTGTAACAGATGATGAAGGTAACACAGAGATAGCAGATGAGGATGATTTTGATGATGATAATAAGAATCAAAGTGAGTATGATAGGGATATCTTCACATATGATGCAAAGAACAATGCATCAAATAGATGGAAGCTGCTGATAGCTAGTATAGCTGATTCTGAATGGGTTAAAGAGGCTACAAGAGCAGGAATGACTGCTGCTGACTCTGTAAGATCCAAGAGAGAATCTTCTTCTATGAGGCTCCCTAAGCTGGTTCAATATGCTAAGCTATTTAACTATCTGTTACACAACGTATCAGGTATTAATGGTATTTATGATATATGGGCTAAGCTGACTAACATGACTGAGGATCCACTTACCAGAAAGCTCATTGATGCTAATGTAAGAAAGCTGATGAGCAGGTTGAAGTTTGATAGTGGATTTGAAGGGAAAACTCAGGCTGATGTTAGGCTAGTCCTTTCAGGGGAGAATGCTTTAACAAAGCAAAAACCATCATTTTTCAGACAATTCACTGACTATCAAAGGAATACATACTTTGATACTACAGTGTTAAACTCAAAGGTCGATCAGGTTATTACAACTTGGGTAGCTGGAGTGAAGGGTTCTTCTGCAGTAAGACCATCTGCAGAGAATAGATTCTTGTTCTCAAAATCAATAGTAAATGTTAAGGATAATATAGACTTTCTTAACAGACTTGGTATTGATATAACTCGTGATGATTATAGGAAGCTCACAGGATCTAAACTAACGAACTTTAATGATGAAGTAAATAGCATACGAGCACTAGTTAATAGATCCGCTAATAACAACATTTCTGTTCCTATAATATCTTCTAAGCAGCTGGACTTTAGCACAAGACTTAAGAAGTTAGCTAATATGTATATCCATGATATGGTAGGAGAAGATACTCAATCTCAACACCCTAACCTGGATAATCAGCCAACAACTAACTTCGTGCTGAACAATTTTGTGTCAACAATGGTTAATGATGCAAACAATGCTGATGACAGAGATGACTTCATCAGTAGACAAGATAATGGCTACTTTGATGATATCTTCCATAAAGATTCCTTACTACTTACCAAGATTATCTTTGACCCCCAAGGGAATAGGAATAAAGAGGTACAGGTAGGTGTGGTTGAAGGTAGGGAAACTTGGGATGGAAATAACACCTCAACCTCAAAACTGACTCAAGCAGAAAGACTGCTATATGAGATAAACAATAACTTGAATGGAGTATTTTATACCTTACTTCCTGCTGATGCTAAGACTGAATGGGCTCTCCGCCTCGGCACTTATCTTTCTGCTGATGGTTTCTTTGGAGATGACTCTACAAGATCTAATGAAGTTACTGCATTTGGGTCACAAATGTATAAATGGCTTCAAACAGAAGTAGATCTGGCTAGAGACTATGAAAATAGAAAGTTCATAGATGCTCTTAATAGAAAACCCAAAGGAGAAGATAGAGTGGTAGGTAAGTCTCTAAGATTTTTCAAAGATATCTTCCAAAGCATTGGTAGACAAGATATTGTAGATGATATCAATAGAAGAGTGATTGATGGAAATGAACCTCTGGGTAATGTTGTAAGTTCAGATCAGATGAGAGCTTACATGAGAGAATATGCTGAAATGAAAGTTCAGGATACTATCAATGAACTTATCGACTGGAGAGTTATACACCCAACTGCAGAGAACAGATTTATTCTATTTGGATTTGATAAGACAGTAGTAAACAATACTTTAGGTAAGAGCTATGACTATTCAAGAACTGAGCTGGAGAGATTACTTCTTTTCAGAGAGATGAACTATGTGATGAACAATATTGAAATGCATAAATTCTTCTTTGGAGACCCTGCTCAGTACAAAGATGAATTAAAGCGTATCAAATCCTTCCTATCAGGAAGGGAATATACCCATGTGGACACTTTAGGAACCTCAGAAGGGTTCAATCAGTGGGCTAATAGTGAGCTTAATAAAGCTGGTAATATTCAACTTTCCCTTGGGGATCCTGGATATCAGTCTCATAAGAATCATTTCAATACAATAACTGCATATGATGTAATTTATGAGAGTAATGAAATAGATGCTCTTAGAGAAGTACTAGGAGATAGAGCTACTCCATACACCGAAGGTAATGAGGATGATGCTGGTGCCTATATGAGCATCCAGGCATATAGAGAAATGATGTGGAAATCTGGAGGTAGATGGACAAAGGCTCAGGAAAAGCAGTTCCAGTGGGAAATGGCATGGGAAAGAAATGATAAAGCCAGAGAAGGTAAGTATACTTACAGTTCAGAAGAGTTAAGAAGACATGACGAGGCTTTATTAAAGGAAGAGCCAAATACTGATGTAGCTTTCCCTATTCTGAAGCTAATGCACTCAGGTATTCAGACTAAGGATGATGTAGCTATTGTATCTCTGGATAAAGCCTCGTGGGCACCTTTATTCTATCGCTGGTATAAGGGATCGAACCTTGGAAAGCTCTATGATGCAATGCAGAAAAGAGGTATTGACTACGTGAGAATGGAATCTGCTCATAAAGTAGGTATACAGAAAGCTTCTTCATTTAGTCTTTATGCAGAAAATGGTGATCTGAATAGTACTGCTTTTGATACTATGGAACCTGAAATGATCCCCCTTAAGCAGATCGGAGTTCAGGTAGAGCAATCAAAGAAGGATAAAGGTCAGACTGAAGGGTCTCAGCTGAGAAAAATAGCTATTGGTGACCTTATGGAAAATGGGGTTCCTATAGACTTTGGAAAAGCTTATGGATCAGCAGAAGATGCTTTTGCGGCATGGAACAGTCTGGATAAAGAGCAAAAGATGGCTGCTTCTCCTATCTATAGCAAGGTACAGAGACATAATGATGCTCTGGTAAATCTTACAACTGTGAGAACTACTATGGCAATGAGAAGATTGGGTATGGAATCTGGAGATGAAGGTGTTACAATACCTGACAAGAAGATGATTTCTGACTTCATTCTTTCTGAACTTGAAAGAAGAGAGCTGCCAAGAAATATAGCTAGTGCTATTCAGATCTCTCCAGAAACCAGAGACTTCTCAAATCCTATCGAAGCTAACCCTCAGTATACTAAGATCCGTGCTATTATCTACTCTATTCTAGAGAAGACAATTACCAGACCTAAAGTAAATGGAGGTCAAAAGACGATGCTTTCAGTAACAGGGATGGAAACTGCCCCAAGGGTGGTAAAAAGAACTGTTAATGGAAAACCTGTGTATACTTCAGATCGTCTGAAATTCTATACTCATGGGGAAAATGGGACTCAGGCTTGTGAGATAATGCTTCCTTACTGGTTTGGTAAGAAGATTATGGAAGCTGGATCTGGTAAAACTAAAGAAGAAGTAATTAAGTACCTGAACTCTACTGAAGAAGGAAAGAAACTCCTTTCTGGTATAGGTTTCCGTATTCCTACACAAGGTCTGAACTCAGTAGATTTCTTTGTTGTGAAAGATTTTCTTCCTGAGCAAATGGGAGACGTGGTAGTTCTACCATCAGAAATTACTGCAAAAGCAGGTTCTGACTTTGACATTGACAAATTAAACGTTTATCTACGTAACTATTATATTGATGGCAAGACTGGACTTCCAAAAATACTAAACTATCAGGGTTCTGAGCAGGCTACTAAAGAATATCTGACAGGGCTTATCCAGGAAAGAAGCATTCCAGCCACTTCTATAAGAAAGGATCTGGAAAGGTATATATCAGAGGAATCAGAGAATCTTGAGGAGGGTGGATTATTTGACAGTGTTCCAGGAGTAGGAGAAGAGTTTGAAAATGAGAGACTTATACAAGACTTCCTGGCTAACAGGCAGGATAATGTACTTGATATGTATTACCAGAAAACTCTGGAAAATGAGTATTTTGACTCTATCCAGGACTTACTGGCTCTTCCCGAAAACTATTCAAGACTAATAGCACCTAATGATGCCTCTGAGCTAAAAGGTTACAGAAATGAAATGTTGAAGCTGAAAGGTACATCTACATCACCCCTAGGGGATTACGGAAAGCTGCTAAGCTCTACATTCATGATGAAGGAAAGACAAGCCTACATGGCCTCAAAACAGGTTGTAGGTATCTCTGCAGTATCTCAGACTGCTCATGCTATAGGCCAGAACCTTGAGGGGGGTTTGGTTGTTGAAGATCCAGATATAGTAGCACGTTTTCCTCATAATACCATAGATGGTAAGATTTCCTTAAGTGGAATGAGCACAAATAAAGAGAATGGAGGATTAATTTCCAACATCAACTCTCAGACAACTGATGGAGGGGTGGACGTGGCTAAGGATAAATTCCTTGCAGAAATGGGTATTAATAAGGACACTCTTTCTACCTTCTTGACACTGGTAAGAATGGGTGCTGATCCATGGTGGGCAATTCTTTACCTGAACCAACCATCTATTCAAGAGTTCTTGAAGACAAAGGCCATCTCTAGTTCAGTATCTCAAATTAATCCTAAAGTGAGAAATGAGTCTGATTCCAAGCTTCTTAACAAAACACATAAGCTATTTGGAGGAATAGGTAAGAATGGTAGAAACATTGCAAATAAGCCTAGATATTATACAAAAGCTGCAATGGAAGAAATGATTAGGAAATATGCACAGGATCCTACCTCCTTAAATGCAGATGAGAAGAAGTTGCAGATGATGATCCTGGATGACTTCTCACGCTATGATAGAACTAAAGGGAAGTATACTGGATACAGTGGACTTGCCTGGGACTTATTCCACTTCTACCAGGGGTATAACTGGGACACAGCCAGAATGAATGATCCTAATTTAGTGAGACTCAAGAACTTAAAGTTCGAGAAAGCAAATGATTTGAGTATTACCCCAGTGAGTAAGGTGATGAGAGATACCTTTATAGGAGTAATGAGAGACAAGATTCTGGATCTTGATGAAGGTTTGAGGTCTATTATCAACGTACAAACAGGGGCTGCTGGGCAAGTTCTGAATGCTATTACAAGAGACGTATTTAAAATGAGAGGAGGGGAAGCAGTTAAGCAGCAAGTAATGCTTACAGCTGAGCTTTCTCTGGTAGACTATGCCGTGCAGACTAATGCTCTGGTAGAAGGAAGACCACTAAATACATACATTCAACCTCTTCTGTTATCTAATAAAGCAACAGCTTTCTATCTTGATGCTTTAAAAAGACATGTAGCAGTAGTGGGAGATAAAGTTTTATCTGAAAATCCTTTGGTAAAAGCATTATTGCCAACTTTAGATAGAAGACAGGGATTTCCTTCTACTATCCAAATGCTTGAGAGAGACTATGATACTTATACCTCAAACGTTCTTACAGACTCTTTCAGGGAGTTGAGGGATGATGCTGGAGTAATAGTGTCTATAAATGACAGGGCTGAGGATAATAGATCTGTGGCACAAATCTATAGAAGATTGGTTCTTACTGCATTAATTCAGGGAGGAGCTAGATCAGGAAGAGGTTCATTTAGCCATCTTATTCCTAGTGAAACATATTCTGAGATTGTGAGAGATGCTCTCAGAAGTATGAGATTAGATAATTTCTATGATAATCTGGCTCTATATAGAGGAAACTGGAGCAATTCAACCTTGGTTCCTGCAGCAGTTATGGTGCAGCCTGAACTTGGAGAGAGTATGCAAATAGAAGATCTGAATGCTGAACCATACTACCCATGGTTCTATAATGAAGCAGTATCAGGACATCTGGCCAAAGCAATGAGTGTTGAGACAGGAAGAGCCCCAGCGCTACTTGAACAACCTGCTGCTCAATATAGAAGAGCAAAAGTGATTAAGGTAATACAAGTAGACAGAGATAAGGCTACCAGCAATATTCTTAGCAGAAGTGTGAGACTTTTCAGAAGAGTAGATGTATATGGTGTAAATGGTTTAGTACCTTTACAGTATAGAAGAGATATGGTGCTATTTACTGAAATTAACCCCTGGGGAGATAGTGGAATCAGAGAGTTCTATAGTGATCAAAGTCAATCAGTTCTGCCAGATAATGGTAAGGTAATTGAGGCTACAGATGATCAGATACTCTATGCATTAGTAAAAGATGATATAAGAACTAATGCTGCAGAGCAAGTAGTGGCTGATGTAGTAAATAGATTTGATGGTGAACCAGGGCAATCTGACATAGATGAAGATGATGATGGTAACCCACCAGATCTTCCTCAAGCACCTTTCTTGCAGATAGATAGCTTTGAGGAGTTTAAAAATAGTTTACAAAAGAAAAACTGCGACTAATGGCATGTCAATACCTATATAAAGGTAAATGGTACACAGAAGATGAGCTTAGAGAACTGTTTTCTCAGAGAGGAAAGACCTCAAGAACTATGGCTTTTCTAAGACACGGAATTACTCAAGAGGATAATGAAGGCAAAAATAGTGGTCAGAATGGTGAAACCATTACCCCCGAGGGGTATAGAGAAACCAAAGAAGCTCTGGAAAGAGATTTAAGACCTGAAGGTGTGGAAGTGGTATACACCTCTCCCACTAAAAGGGCTTTACAGACATCTCAGATCATTAGTAAAGATCTCAAAAT